CTTTGGTAGTAGGGGTTTACATCGTCGCCGTAAGTCGTATAATAGTATAGGGTTACGACGATTCCCCAGGAAGAGGCGGCTAGTTACATTGAGGTGCTAAAGACCCCAGTGTGAGTACTACCTATGGTGGCTGAGATATGCCAATTGGGGGAGAGATATGTCCTCTCTAATATAGAGCGATGCGACTGCGAATGGAAGTAGTCAGCGAGTTTCGCCAGCCGGTGAGCTGCCGGATGTGATTTCAACAGTATGGGGAGTGGTGTGTCTCGTCTGAGCTAGAGCGATGCGTTTAGGAGTGTTTGTAGTCAGCGAGTATTGCCTGCCAGTGAGCCTGGAGATGATTTCCACAGCATGTGGGAGAGGTGCGTCTTGCCTAAGCTAGAGCGATGCGACTACGAATAGATGTAGTCAGTGAGTTCCTGGAGCCGTGTTAGATTGGGCCTAGAGTGGAACCTAATACATCATCAGGTCTTGCAGGGAGAAAAGGGTTAGCCTCAGGTGTGGGCAACTCATCCTGCATGGGAATGATAAAGACTGGCTTATCAATGGTGATTGTCTTAGTTGTGGGCGCGACAGAGCGAGTACTGTTGTACCTATCCAGGGCGAACATGCCTAGGGAGGTGCCAAGTAGAAAGGCTGTTAGTAGCCCTAAGGTAGAATGCTTCATAATATCTCCTTGTTAGATTGAGTAGCTCAGGAGGGAGTCGAACCCACTCGTTTAGGTTTAGAAGACCTAACGCCTATCCTCAGGCTGAGCCATACAGGTGCTTGAACCTAGCCACTGGGGGTGTTATTCCAGGTTCCAATCAGGATGAGACTCCACGCCGCGTGGGAATGATTACCCACCGCAAACGCTTCAGCGCCACAAATCAACTTACATTGAGAGGATAGGGTTTTTCGGAGCCTACCCTCAAAGCACCATGTTTCATGGCGTAGTAACCTCCTGTTGCTCAGGTGCGACCTGAACAGAGCAGACCAAGGTACGATGGAATCGAACCACCTTTACGCCGTGTTTCAAAAGGGGTATTGTTGCAGAGGATAGAAATCACTCGAAAGCCCTACAACACGACCGGGGAATTGTGGATAACATCTTTTAGCGTCAACTCTCTAGGAGTGTATAGCCTACTTTGTCTATTAAATTCAACCCTGCGTCGTCAGAAGGCGAGGAAAGTTCCCACTGACCCGCCCTCAAATACCCTTTGTGTCTTGTACTCCTATTATACACCTAAAAGTCGCCCTGTCAAGGTGCGAGATTCATAATATCTTGCTTTTTGGTCCCAGTCTCATTTTGAGACGATTCTGTAGTCTGGACATATCTCCGAACTACCAGCTCTCTGAAAATTTCAAAACTTAGAACAGTAAAAGCCACTAGGCGAGCTAATCAAAACCCTCTCTTTTGGCTTCCCCTCTTATGTGTCCATTATAAATGATATGAAAATTTTGTCAAGGGGTTGACTTTCCACTTTTATCCTCTAAAATAGAACATGTGAAGTAAAGGGATGGGAGTTAAACTTAGTTAGTGTTTACTAATTTGATTCGTCCCATCAAACATTGCTCTCTTCCTCTGCAAGACATTATAGACTCAAACGGGTGTCTTGTCAAGGTGCTAGGGGCGGTATTTTCGGGTTTCTGAGAAAAACTTTCTGGGAAAAGTTGTCGTCTGAGCCTTGACTTCTCCTCTGGATGCCCTATAATGGGAGTATAAGAGACAAGGAAACGGAAACTTGAAATTAGCAAAGGAAAATCATGTCAAAAATTGAAAAAATCGTCGTTGAGCCGATGTACGCTATCACCGTTACTAAGCAACAGGCCGAGATTATCCGCCTGTTTACGGGTAATGTTATGTGTTCCGACCGAGATAATGCGGAACAGTGTGCAGCTTATGATGCTTGTGCCGAGTTGTATAACTCGCTTGGCGAGGCCCAAGTCAACATGCCGCCTAACCTAGATTTATTGAAAAACATCCAACTACAGAACAATACATGGTAGTAATACTCATAGCTTGTAGCTTAATGTTCATTGTATTCTCTTTTTTACTCGAATAGAGGCCCCTTTCTTCCTGCATGAATCACTTTTAGCCTGAATCTAAGCGGTTTTAAGCCCGTGTGTAGCGGAATTGCGCTTGCCCGTCATGCGTATGGTCAACCTACCACTTTACAGTTGCCACTAACTAACTCTATAGCCTCTATAGTTATCTTCTATGTTGCTATGGTCTAATTATGAAGGAAAATAGGGATGGATATTTACGACCCAGAACGTCATAGACTCGAAAAAACAAGGCTTAAAGCCGAAACTAAGCTCTACAATGAGCTATCCTCATTAGGGACAGCAATGTATATGTGTGCATGGATGTTATTCATCCTTTTGAGTGGCTGTGTAGCCCTAATCTGGGACCAAGTGAACCAACTCTACAATTAGGCCCAATACCCACCATTTAGACCAATTAGGTATCACATTGGGTAATTAACCCACAATGGAGAGATATATGAGGTTAAATAGGACTGCCTACTTAAAGAACCCACAAGAATACCCAAAAACAGCGTGCGACTTTCCCTGTATCCTAATCACTATTGATGATGGTGAGCTTGTATCACAAGACATTACCATCTTCGATGAGGAGGATATAAAGATTTGCCAGTATATGACTTTGGATAGGCACTTTGCTCAGGTCAAACACCTGTTGTATTACGATATGCAGGGGCGTGTTGAGTTGGACGGTGCAATCCTTATTAAGCCTAGAGAGGTAATCAAATGAAAACACCAGAAAGACTTCGTAAAATAGCCATGTGGTTAGAAGTAAGCCAAAGTAGAGGTGTTATTAAACACGTTAGCTCGGATATTGAGACTCTAATTGACGCAGCAAAAGAGATTGAATTGCAGAATGAGCTTACACAATTATTGTTCGCTGAACTTGAAAAGAAAAGCAATAAGATTGAAGCACTTCATCGTGAACTAAATCCTGATATGTATGACTATGCGAAAGGGTGCTAAAATGAAAAAGCTACCTGAGATGCTAAGACGCTGGAATACGTTCGAGACTGTCTACAATGAGTTCTGTAGGGGCCTGTGGCAACATAGTAGTCAGGAACATGCCCTTTACGTGGATTCGCTGGTGGCGGCTTGTACTGGCCGTGGGAATAACCAGAGACAGCTTGACCTTCATGGTCTGTCTCCTGAGTGGGTGAATAGGTATATCAATATGGCTTGGGATGACTTTGAGAAACAGTGGGCCTTGGATGAGGCGAAAGGATAGTTAAATGTCTACAAAAGTAAGCGTAGTAACGGCAGAACCCAGACCAGTTCACATGAGGCTCGTTGACGCTCCAACCTTGGAGTTGTTGCAGGAGGTTCATGGCTTTCAAAGGCTACTTATAACTTCTGGCAGAAAAGATAATCGTATGGTCATCTTTTTTAATAACGATGGTATGAGTTGGGGTAGTGCTAGTGCTGTGGGTAATCAAGATATAGCGGTTCGACGAGCACCATTAGGTTCACAAGTAACTCTCGAAGGGGGTAAGTAGTATGAGCTTTAATCAATTAGAGGAAAACGCTGAGCTTAACAAGAAGGTGATTCTATTGCAGGCCCGCATTAACATGCAGGATATTGCCATTCAGAAACTTTCAAGGGAGCTTAAAGAGAGTAAGGCGGCCCATCAGGAAACCCTAGAAGAGTATCTCTATTAAAGGATAGTTAATATGTTTAATAAGGTACAAGCCAACCTATGTGCAGCTACCATCATCGACGACCTATGTGGGCGTAACGGACTGATGGAGGAGTGGGATAACCTTGACGAGGATATTCAGACCGAGATTATTTTGGAGATTCGAGATAGAATCTTAGACCAAGACCCTGGCGAAGAAGAATATGAAACTTTGGGTATGGTTTATTAGGACTTTGAAAGGATAGTTAAAAATGCTAAAGGTAACAATTGAGGCGACGAGCATGGATGGGTTGGAGCAAGCTGAGATGCTACGTGACCATATCTGCTATCATATCGACAACGAACTTATGTGTGAGTTGGAGGGTAGTGAGTGGTCTGGTCATTCAGGTGGCGACGACGCTTATTTTGGGCTAGAGGATAGTATTATTCAGGTGAGGGTGGTTAAATGAGCGACACAGTAATTTCAGACCTAAGAGACATCGTGGACTTCCATGAGAATACCATTACCGTTCTACGCGAGCAAATCAAACGTCTCGAAATGGAGAGGGAAGAAGCGTTAAACGAGGCGTATGATTACAGACAGGAAATCATGGACCTTGAAGAACATGTTAGAAACCTAGAAAGGGCGCTATGATTCAAACAATTAGTCTATTTTGCGTAATCTGGTTTACACCAGTAATCTTAATCAGGGGCTTTCGAGGGCAGGAAATACCAGCATATATGTTTATGTGTATGGCTATGGCATGGGTCGCGTTCGTTCATTCTATGGGGTGGCTAGTCTAATGATAGTACTAACGAAGTCTCTCAAGGTGACAAAGATACTTAAAAAGACTCAGGCTGCCTTCTTCAATCAGCTAGTAGTTGATGACATTATCCACCTAGCCTTTGAACTAAAAGATAGTTACTACAAGGCATCTTTGAGTTGTACGTGCGACAGGCTCTTGCGAGAATACCATGTTACTGCGAACTCAGCAGCAGTGAGGCTTAAAGAGTACTTTGAGGTTGAGGAAGTGGATACTAATGATTCTTCTGAACTAAGCATGAAAGACCGAGAGATTGCCCACCTAAAAGAACGACTAGGGGCTATGTATGTTGAGAATACTGAGCTTCGCAATAAGAGAGGAAGGTTTTCATAATGTCTGGTAAATTTTTTGCTCATAACGTATTGAGCTTATTGACGTTGATTTGTGGCATTAGCTTCGCTCTTGTCGCTAATTTGTACTTCACATTTGAGAGATTGAGTATGGACAATGTCGTACAGATAGCATTAACAACTATTATCTTCTGTTGCCTGTGCTGGGGGCAGAAGCTAGTAGGGGAGGATAAAAACTTATGAAAATTTGGGAATTGCTTGAGATACTAAGAGAGTGTAACTGCAACGCAGAAGTCAAGATACAAGGCAATACTTGGGTGCTTGATGACGGTACGTGGATGTGCGACGACCCTGTGGGTATCATGGGCATCACTCCGGTCGAGACCACTGAGCGTAATCACTGTACTGAGGTAATCATTCAGAAGCTCTAGGAGGCCGTTCTGGGCGTTGCCCTGGAATACGATTGGGAACCCGAAAATTTTTTGGCAGAGCCTTAGCGGGTCGCCAGGACGCTCTATAATTTACCTGAGAGGCAAATAAGATGAAAAAGTATGTAATAACCGTAGGAACGTGGGACATGAACGATGGCGGCTTAATTGGGGACGTTAGTTTTCTCCTGCCAGACGAACAGTGTGCCTTACCTGCTTTTGAGAGGGATAAGTCTATCTTAGATGTTATCAGGAATAGTGAGACTATTCTTGACGCTATTAAAGAGGCTCAGGCTGACGACCTATTCTATCAGACTCTTGAGGACTATGGTTATGGTTCATGGTATGATGATGAACCTGCTCCAGAATGTAGTGAATTAAAAGTTAAGAGCGTTAGCTGGGTACACTACAACCTAAATATTTGTATCCAGTACGAAGACCAAACCGTTATCATTAACGGTGAGGAAGAGACTATGGAACTTATTCTTGAACTTCAATGTGAAACACGGGAGCTAACTAATGTCTAAGAAACATAAGCCTACTAAGAATCAAATGTCGGTCCTGCGAAGATTAGAGGCGGGAGATTTTCTATGCGCTCACTTTGGCTGTTCAATGAATGGGTATGTTGCCTTTGTTGACTCTAATCAGAGGCTTCCGGGCGGTAGAGACACAGTACTTCACAACATTACCTTTACATCCCTAAGAGAACATGGATACATTGAGGAAGATTCCACATATAATTCATGGGAGGGCGATGCTCCTAAAGATACCACTTATTTTTCCAATAGGGATTCAGGAGGGCAGCATGTTGAGACAGTCCTCTACTTTAGGCTTGCTCAGGCAGGAAAGAACAAAATCATAGAAGCTACAAGGTTAATTTAATGAAGGTACTAATTCGCTATATGGGTGATAAGGGTGCTATCGGCCAACAGGTTGCAGGTAGAACGATTGGGCGATTGCAGGGTGGATGTGCTGTAGACATTCATGGTGTTGTCTTTGCCAAGTTCGAGAGAATTAAGGTTGATGCAGGAAGAACGGGCAAATGGCAGGAGATTGAGTTTACTATTGAGGAGGAAGAAATCCATAAAAAACCATAAGAGGGGGTTGCCTTTGGTTGTTCTTCCCCTATAATAAGAGAACAAAGCAACGAAACACACATTTTGGAGGCTCAAATGAGCGAAAACGAACAAAATTTTGACTTTTCCCTTGTCACCTTTGGCGAGTTGGAGGAAATGGAACGATTCATGGCTGACGTTGATGGTAAAAGCATAACCTTTAAGAAGGTTAAAGGCTCTTTCAAAGGTATCGACTATGATGCTATTGATTCTAAGAACAGCGAATGTTGGGAGTTTGACTCTAGTGATGAGGTGATGCGAGTATGAGTAAGCAAACAATTAAAGTTGGTGTGTACTGTCAAGACAATGGCGACGGTAGTAATGGGACGACCTTGTATCCAACCCTTGCTGATGCTAAACAGGCTCAAGCAGAGCGTAATCAGTGGGAGACTCCTGAAGATATTCCAGATGACTATGACCTTTGCTACTATGAACATGGTAGCGTACAAGAGGATACACTTCAAGTAGAAGTTCATGCTGATGGTAGTGTTACTTTGGCATCATCCTACTATGTTGAAGGGGGTGCCTAAATGAAAATCAGTTACGTTATTGGGGACATAACAGAGACAGTTAAGAGAGATAAGCCTCGTTGTATTGGGCATTGCGTTAATAATCAAGGCGGTTGGGGTTCAGGTTTCGTCCTTAGCCTTGATAAGAAATGGCCTCATATCGGTGACTGGTATCGTTATTGGGCGTGGGGCAAAGACTTTAAGCCGTTCTTTAAGGAGGATGATACTGGCTACGGTATGAGAGAGGGAATGACTGGTAAGTTTGAGCTTGGTCAGGTACAATGGGTTAAAGCAGATGAAAACACTACTGTATTTAACATCGTTGGTCAACACCGTACTGGTATTCGAGAAATTGCTGGTATTCGTATTCCTCCCGTAGACTATCGCTCATTACGAGAGGGTTTTGCTCGAATCAAAGAGTTTTATCTAAAGAGCGTTAAGCAAGACAACGCTTTTGACCTAGACTTAGTAAGGCTAGGCTGTGGACTTGCAGGTGGTAAGTGGAGCGAGATTGAGAAGATTCTCAATGAGGTCTTTGGCGACACTCTTATGGACATTACAGTATATGACTTTGCTCCTGGCATCCCCATCCTTGAAGAAAAGCATTTTGAGATAAAGATTCATTTGAGAGCTATCTCAGTTAGCAATGAAGTGTCGGACCCCGAAATTTTTTGGGATGGTGCGGTATGGTCTCTTGATGAGTCTATTAATCATAGGCACGTTCAATATCATAATGTATACAGATTAAAAATAGATTTTACAGGAGATAGGTAATGGAAGCGACGAGAAAAACAGAGGTAGTAACGGTTGGTGTTACTTTGGAGCTAACTGCTTTTGAGGCATCAGTACTCAAGTTGGTTTGTGGGTCTGTGGGTGGACTAGGTAAGCATAAGGATGTTGCTACTAAGGTCTATGATGTTTTAACCCAGGTTGGGGTTGATACTGTTAAAGATGGATATACACTCAAAAGTGAGTACGGAGGTCTCTACCTTAACGAACAAGAAAAAGACGACATTCCCTTTTAGGAGATAGTTATGAATGAGTATGAGATGGTTATAGGATGGGGTGACGACAAGGAATACACCGTAACAGTACAGGCTACCAGTTACGCAGATGCAGAACGAGTCTGTCGCCTCACATGGCATAACCACAAAGAAATTCTATCAATTAAGATGCTCCATCGGGGCATCGTACCACATGACCTATCAAGTGGAACATCGGAGTCATAAAATGATTGTCGGTAAGAACCATCGTAAGAAAGTGGAGCAGAGAAAGAGGGATGTGCGAAAGAGTAGAGCGTGGCGCAAATGGGGTGCTGCCCGCGTTTTGGATGTAGCTATGCGTTACCTAAGAACTGAACATGGTTGTATCGTATCTCAAACTTTTGTCTATGGGCCTCTCTATGAGACTACAGGGGTAGAGAAGGTTAGGACTCACGTTACTATTCCAAGTGGTGGTAGGTATACTGTCACGATTGAGAAGGTTTTACCTGATGAAGAATACAGACAGAGAGGATTCTAAGATGGACATGGACCTATTAGCGGCACGCATATTAAACCAAAGAGACACTGTTCATATAGAGCAGAAGAACCTTGGCGACCTATTAAGGCGTTGTACTCACCGTATAGTTAATGATAGAGATTCTGCTCATTGTAATGTGTGCGGGATTAACTTCGGATGGTGGTGTCCTGATAGCGACAACCATCAGTGCGACTACTTCCATCAAGCCGAAGGTGAAGCAGAAGGAATAGGAACGTGGGACTATGATGAATGTATCCACTGTGGTGGACCGGAAGAGAGGAAATAGTATGATTTTTGGATGGCAGGGTAGGCCCAAGTATAGAATTATATGGTATTGGCGACCTCGCATTATTATTCAACGAGGTTGGGTCCATGTGTGTTGGCTAGGTCAATGCTGCGAGTGGATGACCGATAAATTTAATAGGGAAAGACAATGAAAGACTACCTACGCATCATCGGTGATGTTCATGGTCTAGTGTCGCTCAAGCGACCGAATGGGCGAAACAAGGGCAAGAACTATATGAATGTGGCTCAAGCCGCAGAGTATAGCATCCAGCTTGGTGATATGGCTTTCGACTATAGTGACCTGAATAAGCTAGACCCACTTAAACATACCTTCTTTGGTGGCAACCATGATAATTATGATGTTATTGCTTCTTCACCTCATAATCTTGGTGACTATGGAGAGACATCCGTAGGAGGTGTAGACTTCTTCTTCTGTCGGGGTGGATTCTCTATTGATAAGAAGTATAGAGTAACCAACGAGCAAATGAGTGGACATAAGACTTGGTGGCAAGAGGAACAGCTATCTTATGCAGATGGGATGATGGCTCTTAAACTATATGAAAAAACTAAGCCTAGCTTAATGATTACCCATACTTGTCCTACTGTAATAGCTGGACTCATTGGTAATCCTCAAGTGTTGGCAAACTTTGGGTATGACCCAGCTACGTTCAACACAATGACGCAGCGATTGCTACAAGCTATGTTTGAGGCACATCAACCCAAGGTCTGGGTATTCGGACACTTTCATCGTAACTGGGAACAAACAGTCAACGGCACAAAATTTATCTGTATTGATGAGCTTGCTCATCTTACTCTTAATGAAGATGGAGAGATAGTATGAGTGAAGAAGTAACAGAGACAGCTTTAACCCCTCAACAGCAAATCCAAGAGAAAATGGTGGAGTCACTGGAGGCTATGCAGGAGTATGCTAACGCAACAGGAGAGTTTGTTGCGGAACAGGCTCCTTTGGTTGTTCAAGAGATTCATACTTGGGGGATGATTGAGTCGATTGGCTGGGGTTTCTTCTGGCTAGTAGCTAGTTTGTTACTTATTCTTGGCGGTCGCAAGTTAAGAACCTTAATCGGGAAAAACTGGTATGAAGAAGAATTAAATGCTCTTTCTGACAAGAGACAAGCCTCTGGAAATAGATTAGACTATACAGATGAAAGTCGTATAAGGGTCTTAAATGAGAACAATACGTGTTCAAGTATATTTGCTCAGGTGGTGAGCATTGCTATGTTCGTATTCTCTTTCTTGTTCTTCGTATGGTTTGTCCTACCAAATTTTTTCACGGCAGCATACATTCACTTTGCCCCTCGTCTATACCTTATCGACCAACTGGTTGAAATGACCCAAAGGATTTTTTAATGAACATTAAGAAAATTTTCAGCGGCTACTACAACATGTTCCAAAAGGATAGGTATAGCTGGGCCTCTCGCGGAGATGTTCCTTGGTGTGAAGATGGAGGGATGCGTATAGATTGTGTATCTATTGTTGCCAAGCATGAGAAGGGCACTGTTGTAATCAAACAGGTGAGAGATGTTATCGACGACGAGATATGGGAGTTCCCTGCTGGTAAGGTCGATAGGGGTGAGTCGGCTATTCAGGCAGCAAAGAGGGAGCTATTAGAGGAAACAGGATTAACTTTGCTTCCTGGGGCACTTCAGCTTAACTGGGCGTTCCCTTCCGCTGGTATGATTGATGAGTGCCATACCATTGTTGTCGGTCATTGTACTGGTGAGATAACCAATGAGCATAATGAGGGCGACGAACAGATTGAGGTCTTCCTTATGAGCGATGAGGAGTTGATTAACCTCAAGAAAGGCTATGAAAATTGCTCTGATTGTATCAGTGCGGGGTTGCTCCACCATATTGTGGGCCTCCACTTTCAAAGATTACTAAATTCATTCAACTATGTTGATGGAGAATAAGATGCTTGATATGTTTCTGGTGTTATTTCTAACGCCGATGTATCTCATAGGCTATCTGGCTGGCTTCCTATGGAGGTCGATAGGCTCAGGGTTCTATGAGGGTTTTAATGCTGTTCAGCTTAGTGCGGAAAAGCGGTTGTTACAAGAGTTTAAAGAAGTTTGTGAGGCTCACGGCCTTGACCCATTAGATTTTAACGAAGAGGGAGAAGTATGATGAAGTACTATGTTTCACTAGGTAATCATAACCGTATGACCATTAGTATTGGCAATCCTATTGCAGCCTGCCTAAAGGCATTAGAAAGATTTGACCTTATTGACCCTCCTACCTCTTTCAAGGTATCCCAAATTGGATACGAAGTACATAATGATAGTACAGAGGAAACGTATTTCTTAAATGCTATCATGGAAATCAAACAACTCTCTCAGGAGCCTCTTGAGGGCATCGACGAGACTGAGGATTTTGGCCTAGATAATCCCGAAAATTTTTCGTCGGGGGCTTGACATTTGCCTAGCATCCACTAAAATAGGACTATAAGAGAGAACGAAACCCTTTGACCTTTGACTTTTGGAGACTCGAAAATGAGCAAATCAGGCGAACAGACAATCAACGTGGCTTTGACCGAAAACCAGTGGAGTGCGATTTTACGGACGATTGGGATGCGACAGCGAGAGTGTCAGAGCGTTACGTCTGAGTTTAAGCAACATGAGAAGTTTGCTAAGTTGGACGTTGAGTACGAGAAGTTGAAGATGAACATTGTAGCACAAATTAGCTAGTTTTGGACTTGTTTGGAGAGTAATTATGAAGATTGAGAATAGTGATATTGAACTACATAGTAGTCGTTTGGGTGAGTCCCATGTCTACAAAGTAGCACAAAACGCTCAGATTATGAAGATGCTTGCTGATAATGTGTATTCAGATAAGGTGCTTGCTCCGATTCGTGAGTTGAGTACCAATGCTCTGGATGGTCATACTAAGGGTGGAAACGTAGGTCAGCCGTTTGACGTATACCTACCAACTCGCCTAAGTCCCACTTTCCGTATTCGTGACTATGGTTGCGGTATGGACCGTGAGCAACTCACTAAGATGTATACCACCTATGGTGAGTCGGACAAGAACGACAGTAACGATTTCAATGGCTGTATGGGTATCGGGAGTAAGTCTCCCTTTGCTTATGCTCAGTCGTTCACCACTACCTCCTACCATAACGGTAAGAAGTATGTGTGTATCAACTCTAAGAACGAGGAAGATATTCCTGTTCTACAATTCGTTATTGATGGGGTTGATACTGATGAACCTAATGGAATCGACATTAGCTTCGCAGTCAAAGCCAACGATGTGTATAAGTTTGAGGAAGCGGCACAAAGGTTGTACCGTCACTTCCCTGTGATGCCTAACATCAAGACTGGTGTTTGTGTCATTCCTGAGAGAGAGTATCTCTATGAAGGTAAGAACTGGCGTATCCTGGCTCATAGTGGAGAAAGCGTTGCGGTCATGGGGTGGATTGAATACCCTGTTGCCACTAAGCACTTCTCCAAGCATAACGATGACAACTACTACTGGCGTAGACAAGACGATACTCCTGAGGCACAGTTGCTCTCAATGGGTATCGAGATGGACTTCGAGATTGGTGAAGTTGAAATGGATATGGCTCGTGAGTCACTCCAGTACAACAAGAAGTCTATCGACAACATTAAGGCTCGACTGAAGGAAATCTTAGCCTTCCTAAAGGCTGAAATGTCTAAGTCTTTCGACGACTGTGAATCCCTATGGGATGCTCGCGTTCGATACCAGGACTTGACTTCAGGTAAGATGCAGACCCTTCAGAAGTTGATGGGGTTGCAGAAGCCAGAGTACAATGGTGTAGACCTAAGTAAGTCTGTTGACCTTGGTGGTCTTACTGGTTGTCACTTTGTTAAGTTTCGTAACGATGGGCTGAAGAAGGCTCGTCGTACAGATAAGATTACTGACTATCATCCTTCTGGGACTGCAACTCTCAGTAAGTTTGACTTTTATGAAAACGATATGAAGCGTGGGGAGTATTCTGCCTGCGACCGTGTTGTTATGGATAGCGACACAGACTGTCATACTGTCTACCTGTGTAAGTTTGATGATGACACAGCTCGACAAAACTTCATTGATGAAATGGGGTGGTTGGATGACTCCTTCCTAAAGAAAACCAGTTCTGCCCCTCAGCCAAGTGCTAAGGCTAGAGCAGCGAAAGAGAACGTATTCAAGTACCGTCTGGATAAGGCGACCACTGGGTACACTTCTAGTCGCTATGCTAAGGATTGGTGGAAACCTGAGAAGGTTGAGTTTAGTGATGGTGGCGTGTTTGTAGAGATTAACGCTTTCCGTTGTCGCTCTGCGAGTGGTACGGATAGGTCTTCCAATGAGATTGGACAGATGATTAAGCTGTTAGAGGTTCTTGGTGTTACTCCTCCTAGTGAGGTAGTCGGCATCAAAACTGTTGCTGTCAAAAAGTATCGTAAGTCGAAAGACTGGGTTGACGTTCTTGATTGGGTTAAGGAAAAGTTTAACGCTTACCTGAAAGCCAATAAGGTTGGTGAGTTAATTGCTAACATTCAAGAGCTGGAAAGTTTTCAGGGCGACAAGTATCGCTCGATTATCAAGATTGCAAATGGCAGTTTTGACAAGAGAAGTCCTCTCCATTCCTTTTGGGCAAAGGTAGAGGAACTAGAGAAGGTGAAAGCGAGTAGCGGTACTAAGTGTTCTAGTGCCCAGAAGTTGGCTAACATCATGCGGCTAGACCTAGCTGGTGATGCAAAGTACAACCTCGAAAACGAAGAGGCTGCCATCCTTAATCGGTATGGTATGCTTGAAGTAATCGAATCGTGGGATGTAAGGAATCACGGTGCGAAGATTGTTAGTTATGTTAACCTTATTGACAAATGTGAGGGAATTTAAGATGAGTAAAATCGAAGGCGTAGAGTTCAGTTATGTTGGTGGCGAGTTGACCATTTTTACCCTGTCGGATGGGGCTTCCTATCCGCTGGGTAAAGACCACCCTTCTTATGGTCAGATTAAGAAGAATCTTCGTACACTAACCGAGGATGAGGCAAGGGAATTGCTGGATGCTAAAAAGGCAACTGAAGCGTTCTTGAACTCTGGCTCAGGTGATGGTACGAATAAGGCTACTGTGAAGGATGGCGTTGTATACTACAATGGCCTTCAGGTTCACAATGCTGTAGCTACACGTATCGTGGACCAGATGCAGGCAGGGTTGGATTCAACCAACTTGCTGCGATTCCTAGAGCGTGTTGACCTTAACCCGTCCTATCAGTCGGCCCAGGAGCTATTTGACTTCCTTGACCGTAAGGGACTACCCATTACCGAGGATGGATGTTTCCTCGCCTACAAAGCTGTCCGAGATGACTTCAAGGACATCTACAGTGGAACCATCGACAACTCACCTGGACAGGTGGTTAAGATGAAGCGTGGCAAGGTTGACGACAACCGTAACCACCACTGTTCGCAAGGATTGCATGTGGGTGCAATGGAGTACGTTCGCTGGTATGGTAGTCGGGATGGCCGAGTTGTATTAGTCAAGGTTGACCCAGAGCACTGTGTCTCTGTGCCTAACGATTGCGAGTACAAGAAGTTGCGTACTTGTCAGTACGAAGTACTTAGCGAGTTCACTGGTGAACTATTCGGTGCAGTCTACACCTCAAGAGGTGAGGAAGTTGTTAGTCCTCTGGACGACGAGGATTACGACTGGGGCTGGGCAGATAACGACTACGACGAAGATGACTACGACGACTACGATGAGGACGACTCCTTCAGTGAAGGTGATGTTGTCAGCGAGACTGTCGGAGAGTTGGAGGCTAAGGTTGAAGAGCTAACCAGACAGTTAGCAGATGTTAAAGCTAGCCCGTCTTATCGAACCCCTAACCGGGATAATTGGTAATCTAAAAGGCAGGGGTCTCACTGAGGCCCCTGTCTCTTTTTAATTTTGAGAGGAATGATAGTATGGCTACCTTTTGCCTAATGATTCTTGGTATTCTTTGTAATATTTGGCGTGCTTTTGTTTTAGCCTGTGCTGCCGTGTGGTTCTTGCCAGACTTAGGAGTAAGCGTTCCTGAAAACTCATGGTCTTTAAGTTATGTGGCTCTTGTATCGTATCAGCTAATAAGCTCTAGGGTTCCAATGACTGAAAAGGAAATTGAGATAGACGGAGAATATGTCTTTCTTTGGACTTTTACCCACTTCTTTGTTACTACGATAACTCTGATTACTCTTAGTGTCGCCAGATACCTGTTCTTTTAAGGGGCTGAGATGAAACTGACACCCTATGACCATGATACAGAGTTACGATACAAATGCCCGCACTGTGAGTTCGCTCATTATAAACCCCTAAAGGAAGTGCTAAGACCGAATCCGGTCATCGACTGCTACTGCGGTAAGACAGTTGAGCTTGAGCAGCTAACCAATGCTAAGTTCACGGCTACTCCTGTCAGTCAAGTGAAAGTGCCAGTGAGTTCTAGTGTTGATACCAAATCTGCCTATCGGCTGATTAGGGCACAGGGCTACACTATGGAAGTGTCAGACACCATAATGAAAAAAGGTTTGACAAAGAATCCTCAGAGTACTGGGGAATTGGTTAGATTTGCACTTGCGGAGTTAAACGATGGAACTGAGACCAACTAAATTTGATGATATTATCGGACAAGAACATATTAAAGAAGTCCTTGAGATACTCGTAGGAGCTTCCGAGAAACGTAAAGAGGCATTACCCCACGTTCTATTTGAGGGTCCACCGGGACTTGGTAAGACTACTCTAGCCCGCGCTCTAGCTAATGAGGCAGGCAGGAGAATTGTAATCGGCAATGGTGCAAACATTGGTAGTATGAAAAAGATGCTGCCCTATGTCATGGATATTCAAGAGGGTGACATTCTGTTTATCGACGAGATTCACAGACTGCCAATACCCATCCAAGAATTTTTGCTGACTGTCATTGAAGACTTCAGGGTAGACCTGTCTGACGGCGTTGATACGACCTCGATTGAACTGCCTAAGTTTAGCTTTGTCGGTGCTACGACAGAGGGTGGCACGCTGCTAGCCCCACTCAGAGATAGGTTCAAGCAGAAGCTACAGCTAGAGCTATACTCCAATGTCCACCTCTATGAGATTGGTAAGGGCAATGCTAAGAGGCTCAACCTGAACATGAGCGAGGAGGGTTTGCTCCACTTGGCTAGAGTGTCGAGAGGAACCCCGCGAGTCCTGAACTCAGGATTAGAGTGGATGAGAGACTATTGTACCTCAAAGAACATTAGTCAGGCAGGGAAAGAGACTGTGGTGAAAGCCCTCGCCATGACGGGTGTTGATGAGCATGGGCGAACTAAGCAGGACAGGTTGTACCTGAAGGCTCTGGCTGGTATCATTACTAAGACTAGGAACCCTGTTGGATTGGCTACTATTGTGGCTCAGACAGGATTGAAGGCTGAGGATATTACTCAGGTAATTGAACCTTTTCTCCTGCGAAACAAAATGGTGTTACGAACTCCTAGAGGAAGGGTAATTGGACAATGGAAGCCGACATAATCAACGTAGTCCTAGATTGCATGTTTCTTTCGTTCTACATTACCTGTATTGGCATTGCAGTACTTATGACTGTTTGTTTTATTCATATGGTTGTGAATAGTATAAATAAGATGATGTTAACAGGGAAGCCAGTCAAGAGATACAAGCAGGGAAAACCCCCTTATCCAGAGGACTTAAAATGATTCCTGACGAAGTACCAATCTTTACTAAGGATGACCTCCTGCCTATGGGTAGTGAGGTCTACGAGGTTGACGATAAGGCAACGACCGTGGGTTGGCTAAAACAGTTGTTTCTCTATGGGACCAGCGAGAAAATGTCAATCACTCCTGCTGACCAGAAGGACTACAAGATGGCAGTAGATGCCTTTAAGAAGGCTAATGGTATTGGCGGTAGAATACTACTAGATGACTGGGAAGAGACTACGACCGTCGCCAAACAGGTGAAGGCGTTAAATAAATGCATGAAGGAGTTAGACTATGCTCAGTAAAAATTGGTTTGGTATGGACCCTCATCCAACAGACAAATACATAAGTGGTCTCAATAGTTTTGAGAATGTCCAAAAAATAGCTGTCGAGTTTCGTCATAACTATCAAGCAATTTGTAATTGTATTGGCGAAAAAGCAGTGCAGGATTTGCTTCGAGCCTCATTTGCTGCTGGTGAAATAGAAGAAATGAGAAGTGCAAAAGCTTGGGACTCTAAGTATAGTTAGTTGTTTTTAGCTATAAGTTTACACCACTTAATAAAGTCTTCTTGTGGTGAATCCCACTTCATAGTATTGATTGCTTTATGTATCCATTGAACATTACCCTCAATATAACCCTGTGATGAATCAATGCGGTCAAGAGATGCTGTTGTGTCTTTGTTTCGAGATACTAATTTTATTGGAGACCCTGATATATTACACTTATGGTCCTGTTGGGTAAGTAGTTTATCTATATATTCCATAGTGATAGAGAACTCAAGGTTTCTACGTTCGGCCCCATGTTTAATGGAAAGAAAATAAGCATTAGGAATATGTCCTATTCCTTTCCAGTTTCCGTGATTTGCACCCTTTGTACTAATCCTACAACCGCAACTTCGGTATGATTTATTTAGTAACCTGCAAGTTGGAAGAACAATTTCTTTTCCACAATCACACAAACACTTACAACCACCATGAACATACTCAATAACTAAAAGACCTCCAAATCTTTGGTTTAAGAGTCCACTTTTACTAGAAATGGGAAGGCTGTTAGGTCTATTCTTTCTACTGTTTGAGCGTAGTATGACCCCAGCCTTATTTAATTTATTGAGAATGGTCGATTTGCTACACTGATATTTCTTCGCTATTTGTCTGGAAGACAATCCATTGTAGTAATCTTCTGTTATTTTATCTATATCTAACATGTAATTTTCTCCGTTAAGTTAATAAATGTCCACACTATTATAATGGATACACCAAATCATGCCAAAAGGCGTTAAACAATGTAATTCTTGCGGGGAACCTACTGGGCCTGCGGCTAAGTACTGTGCGTGCGGTGCTGAATTTATCTTTGCCCCAAAGCTAATCAAGCAGAACAAGGTACTCAAAGGTCCGTTCGACTGGCGAGAGTTGAAGAAGGGTGAGTTCATTAAGTCAGTGGGTGGTCATGGCCCCTTCTATCCGTACAAGGATGTTGACAGCGGAGAGACAGAAATTATACCTATGGGTCACTATGGGATATTTAGAGTGTCTTTTGTTGACGACAAAGGTATTGGTACACATCAAGTATTTACCAACCAGGATAATGGTGGGTTTTGCTATTTGTATATGGGTGAGCCAAGGTTAAGTAAAGAAACGGGCAATGTAATGAGGCCCCACAAAATTAAAAAGGTCATTAGAAGGAAGGGAAAATAATGTTCAGTCCAATACTAGCAGTTGTTATCCTCCTATGCGTCTTGTACGGCATCCACGACGGCAATGTGGCGATGCGAGAGACGAGAGAGGGCAAACGGCCAGCCGCTAAGAAAATAAGTAGCCGTTACAGCTACGCGATATTTTTTTGGCTTGACATGTAGAGATTTGGGTCTATAATAGAGACAAAGAAACAATTTGTGTTCGACCGGAACACCAGTAATGGGGTCGGAGACAGAGAGGGTGTTGCATAACTAATGTCGTTGTGTTACTGCCTGCCTAGATAAAATACCTACAAATTACTAATTTGGGGTCTGAAAACGTAACAGTTATGAGCTTCGAGCTTGTGACACGGTGGGTAGTAACATTAACGATTAAGGTTTATGATATGGTAGACAATGCTACTTCAAAATTTTTAGACGCATTAAAGACACTAAACTGGATAGAAGCAGAGAACTCTGGTTATTCAACCTTTACAACAATTCAGTTGCACGCAAGGTCTCCCTCTGGTAAAGAGGTTCGTCTTATGATGCATGTTTATGATGAGCGTAGAGATTTTAATCTTTGCGTAGGCCATAGGTTTATCTTAACCAATGAAACCAAAGAGAGGCTACATGAGGTTTGGGACGAGGTATATGAATCAGCCTACTCAAACAAAATCTCTAAACTTGCTAAAGAAGCAGAGGAAAAAGTAAAGAGATTTAAAGAAAGAGAACAAGAAGAAATCAACACATTATTGGAGGAGTTCTAATGCCATACATTAGTAAAGAAGATAGAAAGTTCATTGATGATGAACTTAATCATTGGGTAGACGAAAGACAAGATACCTTACGTGGGATTGGTCTGGATTTTCAAGACCTAGCACACATTCTACGGAATGTTCCCTCCGATAAGACTAAGGGGGCGTTCAATTACTTTGTGAGTCGATTGTGGTCGCAGGTGTTCAACGTCCGCGAACTGGGCTATACGGACCTCTCAGACGCTATTGCGGTCTTTGGAGACATGGAAGCAGAGACGAGACGACGACTGATGGATACTTATGAAGATTTCTGTATCACTGGGAATGGCGATTTACCTGAGTGGGAAAATATTAAATGACGAATAGACTAAGAGGGTCAATGGCCTACCTTGCTGGTCCTATGGACCTAGTTCCTGACCGAGGTGTTGAATGGCGCATCGAAATATCAGAGTTTTTGTGGAAGATGGGAATAGGGGTGTTGAATCCCTGTGACAACCCAGTAACAGACTCCCTTAAAGAGAATGATGGGTACTACGAACTAATCAAAGAGTTAAAGAAACAAGGCCGGTATGATGAGGTTGAGACGCTGGCTAAGAAGATAGTCAGGACAGACCTACACCTCATCGACCTATGTAACTTCTGCATTGTATATATTGATACGGACGTTCACTCGTCAGGTACTAATACGGAGTTGACTTACGCCTCGCTTGAGAAGAAGCCTGTAATTCTAATGTGTAAGCAGGGTAAGGCCGAGGTTCCCAACTTCTTATGGGGTATTGGGCTTGGACATAATAAATTCTTCAGTAATTGGAACGAAGTCAAAGAATACTTACTTCTTGTCGCCTATCAAAGACCTAATGCCGTTCCAGACTTTAGCGATTGGAGATTTATAGATTATAGTAAGGTATTTGGACCATGTTTAAATCAAGAGGAAAGCTACGCTACGGTAAGACCCGGTTTTGGGTTGTAGTAGATTGTGATATTGGTTTTTGCGATTACTATAAGAAATTGTATAGTCAGGCTACCCATAGGACTCGTCAGTTAATGGCTCCTATGTGGGGAGCGCATATTACAGTAGTAAGAAATGAAGTCCCGCCTAAACTAGTGCGATGGAACGCGCACGAGGGAGAAATAATAGAGTTCACATGGTATCCTGGTGTAGATAATAATGGGGTGCATTACTGGCTTGATGTTGAGTGTGAAAGATTGTATGAGATTAGGGTTGAGTTAGGACTAGGTAAAGAACCTATCTATCCTTTCCATATGACTATCGGAAATAGAAAGCATGGCATATGAGAAGGTTGGACAGAAAGAAATGAGCAACAAGCTAAATAAAAAAATTATGAAGTTTCATAATGCAGGCAAAGGATACGATGCTGTAATTTTAACCTGTGGGCCATCATTAAATAATTATACCGAAGAACAGATATTGTCTTATTGTTCTAACAAGGTTGTCTTATGTGTTAAGCAAACCATAGATATAGTACCTAATTTAAAGAGTTACTTTCATTTCTTTAATAAGTCTCACATGCCTAGTGATGGTAAGTACAAATATACACAAGACCCTCTATTGTCAATAGGCAGCGATAGTGTTACTTCTCAGGGGCTACCTAAGCATGATGTTTTCACTAAGATTGGAAAAATGAACAGTATGAAAAATTCTGTGTGTGGAGGTGTTAAGTTAGACCCATACAGATACTCTGTTCAAAAAGACAAACCTTGCGGTCCAGGAATAATGTTTGAAACAGTTTTCTTTTTCGCTCAACATTTAGGGGTTAGGTCTGTTACTATGATTGGGTGGGATGGATACTCAAAAGGATGCAAAAAACATAATCATTTTTATGAAACTAAACAGGCATCCCGCTGCACCTTTATAAAAGAACATAATGAAGCTGCCGTTCCTGGGAGCAGACACATCTACGAATGGCTAAAGACACACAACTGTAAACTACAGATAGTGGGAGAGAGCCACATGCATAAAGACATACCAAGGATTGAAATATGAAAACGTATATCATAGCTGAAATTGGAATCAACCATAATGGTTCCTTGATGGATGCACTAGAACTAATGTGTGTAGCACAACATGCTGGTTGTCATGCCGTAAAATTCCAAAAGCGTAATCCTGATGTTTGTGTACCAGAACACCAAAAGTGTATTGGTAAGGATACCCCCTGGGGGACCATGTCCTACCTTGAATACAAAAAGAAGATAGAGTTTGATAAGCGTCAATTTGACGCAATCGACACCTATTCTAAAGACATAGGTATTGAGTGGTCAGCGAGCCCGTGGGATATAGACTCATTAGATTTCCTAATGCAGTACGACCTACCCTGGATTAAACTACCATCGGCAATGATAACGAATACTGAGTTGGTATCACATTGTGCTGCTACTCACAAGAAGTTGATTATCTCAACAGGTATGTCAACAGAACAAGAGATTGATGATGTGGTCAAGCAGGTGAAGAGATACCATGACAATTTCGTACTTATGCACTGTAATTCGACCTATCCTGCTCCTGTAGAGGAAATTGACCTATCTTGTATCAAGAAACTACAAGCCAAATATTTGTGCCCAGTTGGATATTCAGGACATGAGCTTGGGACAACGGTGACTTCTGCTTCTATTTATATGGGGGCGACCTATATTGAGCGACACATCACCTTAGACAAGGATAATTGGGGAACTGACCAAGAGTGTTCCCTTGAGCCTTTAGAGCTACGGCTTCTAGTCGGGGAGATTCAGTTACTAGAACTAGCTAGGGGTAAGGGTATAATTGGTGTTACAGAGAGCGAAAAACCAGTGAGAAAGAAACTTAGAGGGTGAAAGATAAAAGTAAAATAGTCCTGATGACACAGGCTCGCCTGTCGTCGCAGAGAATACCGCAAAAGATGATACTTCCGTTTGGACCTGATGACAAGAGTTTATTCCGCATATGTCTTGAGAAACTAGAACTTATTAAGGATATGACGGGATATAACACATATGTTTCTATTCGTGAGGAAGAACTTCTTGAAGATACTAAGTTTGAGAAACAGGAAATACAAACCAAGATATTCAGAAGAAGTGAACAGTCTGCTGTCGCAGATACGGGTTTAACCTCAATATATGAGTGGTATCAGAGATTCTTAGACGAAGGGTATGAATATGTCATAATGGTTAATGCCTGTATGCCTTTCTTAAAGACCGACACGATAGTAAACTTTTTCGATGTGTTTGCTGAAAGTTCAGACGAGGGTATGTTCGGGGTAATCTCAAAAAAGGATTACTTCTGGGGTCCACACGGCCTCCTGAACGAGTGGCCCGTTGGTCAAGACCTAATGAATACCAAAGCTGTAGCACCGACCTGTCAGGCCGCTCACGCCCTCTACGCGAGCCGTATAGACGCGATTCCGCAGGGATACTGGATGGCGAGGATGCCAGAGGAAATGCCCAAACTCTTTCCTCTGCCTGAATATGAATGTTTAGATATTGATGAACAGTGGCAGTTTGATATGTGTAAGAGACTATACAACAAATGATAAAACTAAAGAACAGCGTGTTTCTCCATGTCCCTAAGACTGGTGGTAAGTGGGTTTCTTCAATATTAACAAGCCCTCCAATAAATGCCTCCGTGATGAAAGGAACTAAGAATGTTGTAGTGGTAGGTCACTCGATACACAATATAGAGTATGACTTAGATAAGCCCTGTTTTTGTTTCGTTAGACATCCTCTCAGTTGGTATCGGTCATATTGGAGCTTTCGATGGGCAACCAATACGTGGAACAGAACACACAATAACAATTTACTGCCTATGTTCGATATGTTTTGCAAAGACCATAATTTTGCGACATATGTAGACAAGGTGATTAGTTGGAATGAGCATAATGGCTCCGTTTTAAATTCGCTATATGGTTATTTCACTCCTCATTGTGATTTTATAGGTAGGCAAGAGACACTTCAGGAGGATTTGGAGAGGGTATTATCGTTGTACGAAGGGATAACCCTTAAAGACTTTCCAGACAAGAAAAACGAAAGTCCCTCACTTGTGAAATTCAATCCAGGCCAGCTAGATAAGCTGATGAAGTTAGACAGAAGCATAATAGACCAATTCAACTACGACTACATTCCAGATGAGTTTCAAACATGAAGTGCCATTGCTGTGAAGGTGAATATAAGCCACAAGATAAAGATTTCGTTTATAGAGAGTGTTCGGTCTGTAGGCATAGGTTTCGCCCCTATAAAGACAGTATAGGCTTTCATACTACAGAATATAGGACTAAAACGACCTCTCATCGTGTTAAAAATGAGTTTGATGCAGACAGGAAGGTGTTGCCAGCGTTTCACGAGTCCAGGCGATGGATTTCTAAGAGTAGGGTTGACAAAGTACGAGACTTCGTATACAATGAAGATAAGTTGCTCGACGTTGGCTCAGGAGGTGGGAGTTTTGCTAGTCATGTAGCTTTGTTGGTAGATACTGTCCATTGTTTGGACTTAGACCCTAGCTTAACTGATGAATCGACTAGATTGGGATTCACAACGTGGAATGCGGACTTTTTGGCTGCTGATGTTGATTCTCACTACGATGTGGTGACTAATTGGCATGTTCTTGAACATACAGATGACCCGATAGAGATTTTATGGAAGGTATACAGTTTAAACCCAAGAGTATTCTTCTGTGAGGTTCCTACAAACAGGCCACTACCAGCAGTATTTTGCGGCCATGTCCATATGTTTACTAGAATGTCTATGGAGGCTCTGTTCACTAGGGTGTTCAATGAAGTAACAGGATATTCATTCACAATAACTGAGGGTATTCAAAAACCCGCTATAACAGCTACAGTAAAGAGACTATGAGAAAAACATTCTTTATAGATATTGATGGAACCGTCCTTTATCAGGATACTCCAGAAGAACAAGAAAGATATGGTCCTGAACAAAGAATAACAGATGCCCTCCCAGGGGCCTTAGATAAACTTAAAGAGCTAGAGGCGCAAGGACATTGCATTGTCTTTGTCTCTGCAAGAAAAGAAAGCCTTAGAGACTTGACAGTTAAACAGTTGGGAAAATGGAATTTACCATACGACCACTTAATTATGGGAATTGGACAAGGAGAGCGAGTATTGATTAACAACAGAAAAACAGGAGACAAGGAAGATAGGGCGAGAGCCTTTAACGTAAACATGAATGAGGGTTTAACTGACCTTCTGGTGTAAAATACTTATATGGGGATGAACTGGTATCGACTGACAATGAGAACAGATTATTTGCACGTAGTGGGTGATTCGAAGGGCCACTTAAAAAATCAAATCAACAACATTAACTGCAAACTTAAATGTAAGCGTAATGACAGGTGCCCTAGCTGGCACAAGCCGTTCCTTGACCGGAACAAAAACCCGTTCTTTAACCGGAACTTTCGCCCTAGCTGCGTAAGCCAAAAGCTGGACAGAGTGATGATAGTTGTCAATAACTTAAATTGACTAAACGTGTAGACGGTAAACATAGTAATGTTGTGCAGCTACGAGGGTTCGACTCCCTCCATCTCCACTTATGTTTCCCTCATCTCCACTTTTGGAGAATTTGGGAATTTTTTCCACAACCCCTTGACAAAACCGATTTTAGGTGTATGATAGGGGAGCAAGGCCCATTAGTCTAGTGGTTAGGACGCTAGCTTCTCAAGCTAGAATCAGGAGTTCAATTCTCCTATGGGCTACTAAAACACTAAGTAAGAAAGCTAAAATGAAGTACTACGTATCAAACATTAAACATAGCATCGTCCTAGATGCTGAGAGCAAACAGCTCGCCGCAGATAAGTTTGCAGGTATCCTGCACGCTCGCGGTATTGATGCGTCTGGACTCGTTGATGTTAATGAGAAGGGGTTTCCGAATCCCTATGCTTTTAACTATGATACGATTAACCTCGTAGAGATTAGCGCAGCTTAGTTGGTGACGCTTGAAAAATTTTATACTTTCTACCGTCCTAGATTAAACGAGACAAATCCTGAGAAAATTTTTTGAACCCCTTGACAAATTGGAAATTTCATCTAAAATGAAGAAGTCAGAACGAAAGCGAGTTCGACAGGAACGAAACTTGCGTAAGAACAAGAGAAGTATGGGGGCATTTGATGTTGACCCTGATGGTCGTAACGACAAGGAAGTTCGTAATGCTGATATTGAATATGCAGACGCTTTAGTAAGGGAAATTGAAGATGACTATGCAGGCAAGGTATCTCGTTCGTCCAGACGATAGTATGATTTTTGAGTATGTTGAGGAATATGGTGTCTATCAGATAAGGAATGGTCCTACTGACCTAAAAGGTAATAGACCTAAGCCGTATGCTCACTTTACTTACGAAAACTTGACTGAGAACTATGATTTCTTTCCAATCTCAGTAGGTGAGTTCTCCTTTTGGGAGGAAAAGAATAAGAAGCATTATCAAGAAATGCAACAAGAGTTAAATAAGAAACACTATGGGTGAGGTAGCTCAGTCCGGTAGAGCAGGGTCGCGCGGCCCGTGTGCGTTGGTTCAAATCCAACCCTTCCCACTTTGATGGCCGAGGCATGGTTGTCATACTAAGAGTTTGAAGCTGCGCAGCACGAAGCACAACGGAGTTGCAACTCCTAGTAAGCTAAGTAAAGCACTTAGTAGAGGGTTCAAATCCCTTAGGCTTGTTTATAATATCCCGCTGGGGGATTACTGTTGAAAGACACCCCAAGAAATCCACGACGGGATTAAAAAATATCGTGGAAGATGGTGCGGTAGCTCAGTCTGGTAGAGCGATTGGTTGAAGCCCAGTGACAGCGGAGGTTCAAATCCTCCTCGTACCACTTTAACGCCTAGGGTCCAAATGGTAATGGAGTCGGATTGTCTATCCGAATGCTGCGGGTTCGATTCCCGTCTGGGTGGCTTACTAACGGTTTTTGCAGAAAGAGACATTATGAATACGACATTTGTATTATGGATGATTGCTGCTAATCAAGCAGGTTGGGCTTTGGGGTATACTCTATTAGCCAACGATATGATGCCTGAGATTCCTATTAAGAAGGTTGACTGGGCTGAGCGGGCTGCTAGACCACTATCTACCAATACGGGTGATAGCTGGACCAACCAAGCTAATGAGAAGTTAAATAAGATTGCGATGGTGAGAATCTATGATAACTAAAGATATTGAAGATGCAGCAAAAGAACACTTAAGAAAATATCCTAATTTTGATATTGAGTCTTTTCTTGAATGGGCTTTGAATAAAAAACGTAAGGGTTGGATGACACAGATGGTTAATAAGCATGGTGTTGACATCTCTTTCTTAAACAAGAAACGTAAAAGACAGAGAAGTTTCATTCGTTATGTTGAATCTTCTTGAGATACGCTCTAGGGTCCAAATGGTAATGGAGGCTGATTGTCTATCAGCACGTTGCGGGTTCGACTCCCGTTTGGAGCGCTAATGGTTCCGTAAGGAACCTCTTGGTTTGGGTGACGCTTCCAAGTAAAACAAAACGCGAAGCTAGGGAGGTATTCCACATGGGTGTCTGTAAAACACTTGGCCTTGTTGTATGTGGTGGTTGCCGGGGGGTTCAATTCCCTTACTTCCCACTTTAGTGACGTTGGGATAGTCTGGTAATCCACCTGTCTTGGAAACAGGAGCCTACAAGCCGAACTTGTGGGTCGTCGGTTCGAATCCGACCGTCGCTACTGCGGCTTTGCTGCCATTAGGATAATGGGTGAGGAGTATGAGGGAGAAGGTTTACCGCCGACTCCTGCAATCTACCCATGAATACGGTGGTGGGTGGTACAAAGTTGCTCGGTGGCTTTGCCGCATAAGTTAGTCTTAGTGACATAGGAAGGGTTGGATTTGCCGTCCAAGGTCAGTACTCTCACTAAGGGTTATTTCTTATGTGGGTGGCACATGGTCGCCACATGGTCTGTAGGTGTAATGGTTGCATTGCGAGCTTTTAACTCGTTAGGACGGAGTTCGACTCTCCGGCGGACCACTTAGGAGAATATTATGGATATATGGACACTCAATAAGGAAGAAACGGATAGGGTTCAGACCCTAGCTGAAAAAATGCTGGATGATAGGCGTTTGACGGGTGAAGAAAGAAGGCGTTTCTATGCAACCGCTATCTCCTTTGCTCTTTCTACCTTAAAGGGTAAGGATGTTGGGTTTAATCATGTCTTACTTAAAATGGAAATAGGGGAGCTACTCAATGCAAAGCAAACATGCTCACTGTCCTGAACACATTACATATCCTGCCAATAAGATGCTTCCCAAGGAAGCCCTGGCGACAGAGACAAATAACGAAGGAAGAATATTGCGTAGCCGTTCACAGGCAAGCAGTAAAGAAATAAAAAGGATTCACACTAGAAGGTCTAGGCGATTTCTAAAAGATAACTTAGACTACTAAAACAGAAAGAGTTACTGTGTCATGCGAACTAAGAAGAGTAAATATCTCTCCACTTGGGAGCATATTCAGTTAGAATTTTGGAGTAAACTATTCATATGGTCGTGCAAGTCAAGAGTTCGCACTATATGCGTACCAGAAATAGTATGTAATTGGATTGACAAACAGGTATGGAAACAACTTAGAAAGATTCCTAAATAAAAAGGTGCAACCTATTATGTTAAAAAAACTATGGAACGATGAAATCGGCGGTATTATTTCAGCCGAGTATATTATGCTTAGCGGCATATTGGTGGCGGGGTTAGTGACTGGCTTGACAGGCGTTCGTACCGCTATGTTGAACGAGCTAGAGAATGTATCGAATGGGATTAGTTCCATCAATCAAAGCTACTATTATGATGGTGTTGAGGGGCCTGGGGCAATGACTGCTGGTTCTTCCTACGAAGACACAAATAGTAATGAGAGATGTATTATTGTAGCTGAAATTAATGAGTGATTTTGTAGTATACACATTTCCTGTAGGACGAGTACCCACAAGAAGTTGCACCTTGTGTTCTGATTGTGGGGGTGTCCTTTACTTTGATGAAGACCTTTATTGCAAGAATTGTGCTTTTCCAGAGAAGCTGAGGGAAGAGATTAGGGAGTTGTTGAATGACAAGAATGGGTAGTATCGGCTCAATAATGTATAGCTATTGTAATAGCTGTAAGCATTGGTATAAGAGTGATGGTGGTTGTTCTAGGTGTGTTTACTTTTTGGAATTGAAAGAAGAGATTGGAAAGCTGTTAAATGGACATTAAGTTTGAGTATGATGACAATATTTTGGATACTATTAACAAAATCAATAAGGCCCTACATGAGCATAAGTTGCAAGTTGTCTTTATTGATGAGGAACGAGATGATGGTATCATCGAAGGAAACATAGAAAAGAGAGAAGACATAGTCTTCGTATAAAGTATGGGGGTGTAGCCCAACTGGAAAGAGGCATCACGCTTAGAACGTGACCAGTGCAAGTTCGAGTCTTGTCACCCCTACTTGGCAGATATAGTATAATTTGGCAGTACCACGGTTTCGTACTCCGTAAGTTTCGGTTCGAGTCCGAATGTCTGCTCTTACAAGGAATCCTTATGAACGAAGATTATAAGATACCCGTTGAAGCTATGGTCAACGAGGAACTCCTATTAGAGGTAGCACTATTCGCTGCTACTACTAGAAGTAAAAATGTTAAGTTAGAAGGAGCAGAAGCCATAATAACTCGCTATGTTATGAACCAACTGCTCGATGAAATGACTGTTGATGAATTGTTTTTAATGGACAAGCAAGTTATTGCAGATATGTGTAATGAGCTATTAGCAGATTATGCTATGACTAGCTTAGCTATGCTTGGATTACTAGATGCTGGTATTGATGAAAATGGTGATATTGAATATACGACAACTGAACTAGGGAAGGTTGTCAAAGAATACTCTGACAAACACCCGCTTAACGAGCAAGAGTAGTCTTGCAGGAGTAAGAGTTGATGGTCTTGAAGTACGAAGATTACAAGGCTGGGGCTAAAGCCGCTAAAGTAGCCCATGAAAAGACTAGACTACAAAGAGTAAATGACACACAAGAGAAGATTGACGGCGTTTTGAAAAGACTGGGTAGATGTACCTTTAGTGTAGAACGCGAGATTGCTGAGGAAATCCACGATGCCTATAGGGTGGCGGGCTGGAAGGTTAGGGGCGAACACAGCTATGCTCCTGGCGACCAACTATTATTAGTTATAACACCAGTTGAGGACAAAAGAAGATGAATCATATTGGACCTACTATTGCGACCGTTGCTATTTGGGCTTCTGTAGCCATTTCAAGTATTTTTATTGGAGAGGCTGTTGTGGCGGTGTCTATATTCGCATTGTTCGCAACGATGACTATTTGGGGAGTAGCAACATGACAATGGCGTGTATATGTGGGGGAGTATTAGAGTGGACGGTGGTAATCGCCCTCATCACTATTATTTCTTCCCTGCTCGACAAATTTAGGATTAAACGCTTAAAATGTAGGTGTAAATGTAAGGATATTGGGGATATTTAAGTATCCCCTTGATGTAGAGGGAGTACGTTGGTGTACTGAGCGGACTGTTAATCCGTCGCCCGTTAAAAGGTCACAGGTTCGATTCCTGTCTCTACAGCTTTGTTAGATACAACTCTAAAGAAGTGGTGTATAATATTTGTGTAATATTACGCCAAGTGAACTCTTTAGAGGACAAATAAAATGAGGAAAACAGCTAAGATTGGGTTTTTCGCCCTATTAGCGGTGTTTATAACAGCACCTATCTTCGGGGCTATCACAGCGCCCGATAAGGTTGATGCTCATAAGCCGATTATTATTGAAGCATCTGATGGTGCTGACGTATACATTTGGCATGTGCCTAAACCTGCAATCAGAATCGTAGTAGATGGCGGTCGCGGTCTACACGTATGGGCTCCTCCTGGTAAGTATGAGATTAGACTAACCACCATTTCGGTTGATGTTCAAGTTGACCCTAATTGGAAGCCTGATGGTGAGAGTGTTCCAGACCTAAAGAAGAACATTCAATACGATGAGCATTTTGCTACTGTTGAAGTTGTTGGTTCTGGACCAGCTCCAAACCCTAACCCTAATCCAAATCCCAACCCTAATCCTGCTCCTTCTAATGCTTTCAAGCAAAACGTAGAAGCTGCACTAACTAAGGTTGATGCCGCTGGACTTACTTTTAAGAGTAAGGTTGCAGCTATTTATTCAAACATCGCTCAAGAGGCTGAAGCTCAGCCAGATGCTTGGGGCGTAGCAGATATGGTAAACCAAGCTAAGGTTCGCGTAACTGCAAAACTACCGAGTACTGCACTTAAGTCATGGTCAGGATTCTGGCCTGGGCTTGGTAAGTCATTTAAAGAACTAGGTTTAGATTCTACTGACCTCGATGGTCATATCGACGCCTTTAAACAAGTAGTAGAAGTTCTGGAGAACTAATAATATGAGTATTGAAAAGTTCGCAGAGGAAGTCTGCGATACCTGTAACACAGAGAACTATGGTTCCATTACTGGAATTATGGCAATTATCGAAGTAATCATGGAGCTAATCCAAGGTTGTCAAGAAAACAGAAATACCTTTGTTCAGTCAGCAGCTAACCCTACTCGACTACAACAGGTTGGTCTAAGGATTCATGTTCGTAGAACAATGGGTGTTCGTGGTCGTAAGAATGTTAAACGAGCAGCTCAGGCTATGATTGATAAAGCCGCAACAATGGATGAAGCAGCATTGGGTGCTATTCACGACGAAGGTGTGGCAGCAATGAATCCAGCCGTTGATTACGACTTCGGATAAATCATGCCAGTTTTTGATTATGACTTTACCCCGACTCCTAAACAGTTAACAGAGATTTACGACGGTGGTTTTAAGGGCGTTATCCATGATGCTGCATCTTATGCGGCATTAAGGACTGTTGCCCCTCGCTTCTATGATGTCTTTCCAGGCGCCAAGGGAGCAGGTAAGGGAAGAGTATCTCTTCCTTATAAGGCAGCTTTGACGCTTGACCCTGAATTTGGGGGCTATGAGAGCCAAACCACTGGTGACTGTGTTAGTCATTCCACGCGAAATGCTGGTATGATGGATTACTGTATTGATGCGATGTTCGGAGAAACAGAGTTCAAGGGACGCTTAGCCACAGAAAACATCTATGGTTATCGTGGACATGGTGGGCAGGGAGCCAACTGTTCTCGTTTAGCACTGTATGTATCACAAGAAGGTCCAGGTGGATTCTTAGTAAGAGCAAAATATGATGATGGCGGGAGAAATTCCGTTGACCTAAGCCGCTATAATAGCCGCACTGGTCACAACTGGGGTCGCCCAGGAACACCAAGTTGGCTTAATAAGATTGCGGCTAAGAACAAGGCTTTTAGCGTATTCTCGGTTAAGTCTTCTGACGAAGCAAGAGATGCGATAGCTTCTGGCTACGGCATCTCAATGTGTTCTGGATATGGCTTCAGGTCGAATAGAAATGAAGATGGCCTATGTGAACGCTCAGGTGGATGGAATCATGCTATGGCGTGGGTTGGTGTCGATGATACCGATTGGGCACATCAAAAGTATGGTGGACCCCTATTTATGATTCAGAACTCTTGGGGTGAATGGAATAGTGGACCAAAAAGGCATGAACAGCCTGATGGCTCATTCTTCGTTCGACCTAAGATTTCATCTGCTATGATTAACGGTGGAGGTGGATATGTTATCTCCTCTGTGAGGGGTTACAATAGGGAGTTGACATATGATGTTACCTCTCAAGTCCTCGAATTGAGCAAGGCTTAAAAATGAAAAAGACCATTACTACATTAGCGTTTTTACTAGCTGTTGGCTTATCCTACGATATGTCACCTGTGTCATATAATATGGCTCCATCGGCTAATTACGATTTTGAGCCAGTAATAGTTGAAGAAGTCGAAGAAGTCAAGCCTGAACCAAAGGCTCCTGAAGTCCCCAAAAAGGCCACTGTTAAGACCACACAGAGCCGCCGAGGGTGGTTTAGGCGTAGGAGGTAGACAAATCCTTGAATCAAAGGGAGTCGCCTCACAGCGGCTCTCTTTTTTTTTGGATTTATTTTCCACAGGGCTTGACATTTTGTATTTTAGGTGTAAGATAATCAAAGACAAGCGGGAAGTGGCGAAGTTTGGCATCGCACTTGGTTTGGGACCAAGGGACCGCAGGTTCGAATCCTGTCTTTCCGACTTAATAAACTAGGACAATAAAGGAACAAGAAATGGCAGATAAGAAGCAGGAAGTACCAGTAGTACTGGTTACGATAACATCAGGTCAAACAATCGTTTGTCGAGCAAGAGCTATTACTGGTGGTGAGAGTAAACCCGTCAAGAGTATTGATTTGAATGCTACTCACTACAAGCTAGCTAATCCAGCGTTTATCGCTCAGGCTGGTGATGGTGGTTTGGGACTTGAGGCATGGCCCATGTTCTCGACTGAAGACCTTGAGGAAGTTGTTGTTAAGACACAAGATGTGATTTGTATTGTGGAAGCACACTCATCACTAAGTAAAGGCTATAAGGCTTTTGCAGATGAAGAGACGGTTATCACTCCTAAGAAACCTGGATTGATATTACCTAAGTAGGCTAACGCCTACGTTTGGCCCATTCGTCTACTGGAAGGACTGTTAGTTTTTCAAGCTAGCAACGAGAGTTCGAATCTCTCATGGGCTACTATGGCGGTGTTGAGGTTGTTGGCAGCCTTGCCTGGTTTTCACCCAGGAGATAGCGTGGGTTCGATTCCCATCATCGTCACTAAGGAGATATGATTATGTATGTTGATGAAAGGTATTGCGAACACTGTCAAGAGAATACTATGCAAAAGTGTGTTGACAGTGAACATGAAAGAGATAGTTCAGCAGACTGGGAGAAGTGCCTAACTTGTGGTTGGGAGTATCACGGTATGACTGGAAAAAGAGAATATTATGATTGGTCCTCGCGCTGAGGTTCAGCGAGTATCCCTGATAAGGACACTGGCAGGTTTCAATTACCTGGGGGACTACTTTGATTACGAGGAGTGGTTGAGAGAGGCGACGGCGAACGAAAAGCATACCGAAAGGTGGAGGCCGTGTGTAGTAATCAATAATATTGGATTCAAAGTAAGCTAAGTAGTATAACTAAGTAAGAAAGTATGTATCAGTCTAATTTACTGTTACTTTTCTTACAAGGAGAATGCTATGAAGGTTTACAATGTTGGTGGTGATTGTTTAGAAGGTGGGTGGGAGTGGGACCATGTTGTTGCTGAAAAGTATGACTGGTTTGTATATTCATACAGTGACAATGGGTATGATGGAGATGGAGAAGCAGTAGGTTACAGGGATGGAATCCTATACTTCTACAATCTATGTCATTGTTCTTGTTACGGTCCACTAGACGGTGGTGGGTCTGCTACTTCGGTAGAAGACTGGAAGACCAGCGTTGACATCCATGATGTGGATACTCGTGATGGAGACATCCGAGCGAAGCTGATTGAGTTGCTAAGCTAACACTATGAGGCCCCACTGAGCCAGCCTGGCAAATCAGTGAACATGGGGGTACTTCATGGGTGAGCGCTGACTTTTGCAAAGTCGGACGGCGGGTTCGATTCCCGATACCTCCACTAAAGGAGATTAATATGAGCGAAGTACTTATACTTCAGTATATTGAATACGTTGACGATGTAGAAGAACGAAATGAAATCATTGGGGTTTACTCTGATTTTGAAAAGGTTCAAGACGCCATTGTCTCAACTGTTGGAGAGGGACAGTATTCTCTATATAGAATGAGAGCTATGGAGTGGGACGAAGATGGTAATAGGGTGGCAGAGTTTGTTAAGGCAGATAGAAGAGTCTGTAAAGTGTTTTGGGCATCCGAAATGAAGATAGACCAGAAACCGAGTATAAAAATATGAGCGAGCAAGAAGATTGGGAAATTCCCACTGAGGTAGCAGCAGAGTGCTGGGAGGCTGGAGCATCAATGCAAAAGTCTTTTGAAGCGAGTCCTTTGCTAAATGCTGAGGGTAAAGAGAAGTTGAAGGAAGAGATTCGTAAAACCATTGAGATGTTTGGGAGCCATGCTCCTGTGAGACTATCTCATTGGATTGACTACTTGAATGGAGTTTAAGATATAGGTCGCTCCTCCTGGGAGAGGCTTTCGGTTCCAACCCGAAAAGACGGGGTTCGACTCCTCGGCGGCCTGCTTTGCCTCGCGCGGCAATTGTCCTAAGTAAGACACTAAACTACTAGGTGAAGACCAATACCTGTCGAGAGTAATTAACTCGACGAAGAGATAACCTATACTATAGTGTAATTGGAAACATACTTGGTGGAGAACCAGGAGATGCCAGTTCGAGTCAGGCTAGTAAAGTTTCTCAGGTCTTATGGGTTGCAGGTGTTATTGGTAGCATTCCAGACTCTTAATCTGAGAGGTCGCGGGTTCGAATCCCCGGCAACCCACTTACTTTAATTAAAGGAAAAATTATGTATTGGTTACTAAATCTATTGATGCCTGTTTGTGGAGAATGTAGGTCTTTGAAGATGGTTGATATTTCGCCTACTTCGGAGTTTAGGAAGTTCTTCCTTTGTAAGAGTTGTGGCAGTACTAAGAACTATAGGGCAAGATAATGAGCGGATGGGATAAATACGATTTTGCTATGGATAAATTCCATCTTTGGATGTTAGAAGAATTTTGCGATATTTTGCTTGAAGAGCATATAGATGAAATCGCCCTAAAGGCAGTTAAGATATTTAGAGAAGAATGTGAACTTCAAAATAAGGAGACTATTGAGCCGAAACGCTAGGTGAATGCCCACCAAGGTCGGAGCGTAATAATATAAAAACTGACAAACATGCGTGTGTCGTATAATGGTATTACCTAAGGTTTCCAACCTTATGACGGGAGTTCGATTCTCCCCACACGCTCTTGAAGTAGTATGGGACCGTAAGGCCATACCTCATCGCCCCTCATCTAATAGGTGATACATGTGTCGATAAGCCGGATATGGGTATAGCGTAAGATACTTCAAACCAGGGCCATTATTTCAATGGTTAGAATATCTGCTTGACGTGCAGATGATAAAGGTTCGATTCCTTTATGGCCCACTATAGCTTCCTAGTGTAATGGATAGCACGCAAGTTTCCTAAACTTTTAGTAGGAGTTCGAATCTCCTGGGAGCTACTTGATGGCAACCTATGTATGTAGTAAGTGTGGAGCTTCTTTTGAGTCAAAAGCAAAGAAGCAACCAAAATGTGTTTTATGTAAGGCTTGTAAGCCTAGATTAGAAAAAGGTAAGAAACCACCTAAAAAACCTGGCGGTGGCTGACGTTAACATAAGGAGTCACGGTCGTGGCTAAAGCTAAAGTAAAATACAGACAGTGTACGTTAGAGTTAACGGTTGACCAAGGAACAGTAGTTAAAGATGTTGCCTGGATACCCTCTAAGTATGCAAAATTGAACGGATTCGTAAAAATCCAAAAGAATGGGGTTTGGGTCAATGGATGGAAGGTTACTGGTGTCGGCTCACATGAAATCGACGAAGTTCCCGATATTAACAAGCAAATTCGCGGTCATAGAAAAAACACTGGAGATTCGCTACGATGAGTAAAGATTCTAAGATTGATTTTATTAGAAAGCTGTCTGAGTCTAAAATAGCAAAAACAAAAGTTGATGCAGCGAAAGGGTGGGTTGTTAGAAGGGGCGAATTAGCAAAGAAGTGGTTTATCGACCAAGCTAAGAAGGCGAAAACGGCGTGGACTACTGTGGTGGCGGTTGCTGCCCTATTAGGGTATAATCTTAGTATTACGCCTATTGAGGAACCAGTGATTGTGGAGCCCGCGAAGCCCTCTGCTGTCATTAATAAAGAGGTTGAGGAGATAGTTGAGTTGGTTGAGGAGATTAAGGAAGAGGTGAAGCCAGAAGTGCAAGAACCAGAAATTAAGCCTGAAACCAAAGCTGTCCGAATCAAGGATGGCGGCACAACGGTCATTATCAACGGAAAAGAGTACCAAAATGGACAAGTCGAAAAAGACGAAGCAGACTACTAAGTAGTCAAATGCGCCTGTCGTATAGTGGTTATTATGGAACATTGCCAATGTTCAGACAGCAGTTCGATTCTGCTCAGGCGCACTATGAAGACAATAGCTATAACACTACACAAGAGAGCTGATTACACTAAACAGGTATTAGACGCCCTCTCCTCTTGCGAGGGAATTGAAGACTATCATGTCATTATGTCTATAGACGGATATGACGCAGATGTGACTAATGAGGCAAATGCCTTTTCTTCCTGCAAGACTAAAGAAGTGTTAAATCACGAGATTTACGGATGTAGCCTAAATACCTACTTTGTGCTAGATAGGGCATTTTCCAAATCGGACTATGTTATCCATATTGAGGATGACACTGTTCCTTCGGTTGATGCTCTCCGTTACTTTGAGTGGGGCTATCAGCATATGCTGAATAGGGAGATATTCTCCATAGGTGGATATAACAGAGAAGGTACTATTGACAGTTCTGCCTCTGAGCTAAATACAGCAGAGGGTTTTATCTGTTGGGGTTGGGCGACTTGGAAGAATAGATGGGAGTGGGTAAAGTTTAACCTAAACCACTATCCAGACCTTTCATGGGCTGTTCGAGTTAATCATACTGTAAATACTAAGAGGATGAAACATATTTTCCCTGATGTTTCACGAATACAGAATGTTGGTGCCAGAAACGGCGTTCACATAACTGAAGAAGAACATGCTGATATTCATCACGTTAAACATTGGATGGGTGATAGAAAGCCATATTTTGGGGACTATTTACTTAAAAGTGGTCACTAACTCTGAAATGTCCGAAAAATTTTTGCCCTTTTAGTGATTTTACCTAAAAGTGGTCGGTAGCTTCTGAAAGTCCCGAAAAAATTTTCACCTCTTAGGGTTGACAGGACGAGATTTTCCTCTATAATGGGGGAATGGGAAACGAGAACCTTTAAGGATTTTATTAATGAGACCTGACTTAACGAGAAAAGAAAAGATTAAGTGTGCCATAGGAGCAGTAATGCTTATTTTTGGGGGCGTTGGCTTACTAGGAATGGCAGTTCTTTATTCTGAAATAGTAACTCTTATCTTTGCATTTATTGTCCTTGCTTTTGCTCTTATAGCTTTTACTTACGTTGTATATGATTGTCTTTGTATGCGAATAGAAAACAAAAAGAGGTATAAAAAATGAACACAGTTTTGAAAGGGTACTCTGATGATTAGGAGGTAACTACTAATCTAACTTAAAGGAGTACTATTATGAAAAACCGCAATGGTGATTTTCATCACCGTAGGCCGAAAACTACAGCGGAACGAAGAGCAAACCAGGATGTTGACCATAAGGCATATGTCCGAGGGAAGAGAACACCAAGAATGCTTCCCAACTCTTACGATGACCTTTGTTCTAATCCACCTCGAAAGAGCTGGAAGTGGCAACAAAGACGTAAGAAACAGTACCATGAGGCACAAGTCACTAAGCACAGAGTAGAGTTCTCTGCTGATGAGTGGGAGGAAACATGGGCTGTAGAAGAATACCTTCGTAAAAATAACATTCGTTATCATATCGAAGAGACTAGGGGAGACCCTATTCACCACAGAAGAGAGATACAAGAAAGAGTTGGTGTTGGACACCCTCGCCCAAAGTATCACTTCTACTGGGGTAGAGACGAAAATAAATGTCTTATTAGAGTAAGAGGCCATCAAATAGGATGGGAATACTGGGAATATAAATGGGTTGGCACTGGTAAGTTCAAAGAGTGGACGACCAGAGACACAATCTCAGTTGAAGTATCCTGGTGGTATGATAAAGATATTGGCTTGGACTATATCCTAGCCAAAGTACAGCACTATCGCTATCGTCGATGGTACTAGTACGGATGAGGTTAGAGACTAATGCTTCATGGTGGAGTGCCGATTTGCAACGTCGGTGTCAAGCGGTTCGATTCCGTCTTTCCTCTTTATGCGAGAGAGTAGACTGCCTGAAAGGGTGAATGAGGATTCTCACTTAATGTGACTCGCATATTTAATGGCTGGTCCAATGGATTGTGGCTTCGGGTCTACGAAACCTGACTGATTGGTTCGATTCCAATACTGGCTACTTAACTAGGACAATATTAAAAGGAAATTGTTATGAATTGCGATAAGCAGATTAGATTAGCACATGCCGCAGGCGTCTTCGATGTACGTGGAAGCATTCTCCTTCGTAAGAGTTACGTTGGTAAGAATACTCCCAGGGTTTTAGAAGTAAGGCTCACTGGCATTGAAAAGATTTGGCCTGTTATGGAGTACCTACAGTCAGAGTTTGGCGGCATCATCACTAATGGTGTGAAAGATGGTAGTCGTAAGAATTGGGTGTTAGTGGGTCAAAAAGCTCAAGACTTTTTAGGGCAGATAGAGCCCTACTTTAAGAACACTAAGCGTATCGCAAGGGCTTCATTCATTCGCCGCCGCCTTCGTCTTAGAGATAAGAACTATAAAGGTCTCGGTAAACGAGAGTATGACAGACGAGAGAAGATGGAAGCGGATTGGGATACTCTATTTATTGGAGGTAGATAGGATGGTTTATAATGTTATTTTGTAGTGATTGTGCAAACGAAAGAGAGTGGCCTGATGATGCAGTCGTTAGGTCGTTTGGTATATGTGAGCTATGTAATACGGTATCACACTGTAATGATGTAGAGGTAGAGTATCTACCTCCTGATGCATTGCTTTTGGAGGAATAAGATGGGTGTTCTATCATGTAGACGACATTTTTGTCCCTCGTAATACTTATGGTTAAGAGAGGTGACGTGGTGGAACTGGATATACACATAATGCTTAAACCATTACGCCCATTGAGGATTGAGGGTTCGAGTCCCTCCGTCACCACTTATCGTTTAATATTTTTACCTCTGTAGGTAGAAGTTTGAGTACCGAAATCAGGGGCCTTGGGATGGTATAGTATGGATAAGACATGTACTAATTGCAAAAAGACGTTAAGTATTACTAGTTTTTCTTTTAAAAATAAGAAGAAGAACATTCGTCATGCTCGTTGTAAACCTTGTGTAAATTTTTTTGGTAGTAAACACTACAGGGCTAACTTAGAGGAGTATAAAGCACGTTCTAAGAAGCATAGACCCTTATTAAGAAAACGCAACAAGAAATATTTTAACGAATACAAAGAGTTAAAAAGGTGTAAGTATTGTTCAGAAAGTACTGCTGTTTGTCTTGACTTTCATCATCGTGATGCTAGTCAGAAAGAGAGTGCTATCTCTCGTTTGATTGCATCAAATCATAGTATTGAAACTATATTGAAAGAAGTATCGAAGTGCGATGTTGTTTGTTCTAACTGTCATCGCAAGATACACGCTGGTATTATTAAAGAGTAATCGCTGGGCGAGTGGCGGAATTGGCAGACGCGCGAGGTTTAGGCCCTCGTTCCCCACAAAGGAGTGCAGGTTCGATTCCTGTCTCGCCTACTAAATAGGATAAAGCCATGAGAATACTTTGGTGTAAATTGTTCCATCGCAAATGGTGGTTTCTTAATACTAAAATACGAATGCGTTGTGCATGGTGTGGAAGATACTGGGAGAATAAGAAATGAGCATTGAAGACTACTTGACTAACCACCTTCGTGAAGAGGAGGGGTTACACTTTGAGTTTGACGATGACGAGTCGCACATTGAGAAACTAGCAACGAAAGTTTTCCCGAATAATTTCGACCAGGGCTTGACTTCTTTCGAGGATGGTCTATAATGGATGAACAAGAACCAACGAAGCTCCTTTGTAAGACAGAGTGCCCAGGTTGTAAACAGGTTTGGTCAAGAGAGATTTGGCCTGAGATGCCTTTGGGTGTCATGGCTCTTACCTTGTGCCCTGACTGTGACGAAGGTGAGAAAGTTACCTTGATTGGTAATTCTAAGGCGTGGGATGATATTAAGTGGCAGCTAGGAGATATGACTGACGGGTATCCCTCTAATAGAGGGTTTGATACCATTCATGTTCCAACTTATAGGGTAGACGATAAATGAGTACAGAATACTACTTAGTATGTCCAGACCAAAGAAAAGTGCTGGAACTTTACAAAGAACATCAGTATCTATATACACTTAACAGTATTGATTGTTATGTTGGTGGATACGAGAGCTTTCTAAAGGATTTACATGCAGAAGATTGGTTTAGTCCTAAATATGATGCTGCTGCTATTCTTACAAAAGTAATTGCTTTTCTTAAGGATTGTGATGGTGAAGAAATACTACACTTGAATGACAACGAGTGGATTGATTGGTGGTATGAGAATATTGCCCATCAATACGATGATACGATTGGTATTCCTGGTATGTCTAAGGCGTACCCAGATGATTGGACTGTTTATTATTGGTAAAGGTGATTAAGTGGACGTTGGATTGAAGATTGAGGGAAGGGACGACTGTCCTTTCTGTGGTGGTTTAAAAGAGCTACCTGTTTGTGCTTGGTGTGAAGAAGGTGCTAAGCACTCACACTGTGATGACAGTTGGACAAAACCTTGTGAGTATTGCGAAGATAAGGAAGTGGTACAATGAACAAAGAAATTAAATTCTACCAAGTAGGTGGTTGCGTGCGAGACGAAATCCTTGGGCTAAAGTCTAAGGACATCGACTACTCTGTAGTTGCACCCTCCTATGCGGCAATGAAGCTAGAGATTCAGAAGCGAGGTGGAGAAATCTTCCTTGAGAACCCTGAGTTCCTAACAATTCGGGCTAAGGTTCCTGGTATGGGAGCTTGTGACTTCGTTTGTTGCAGGAAGGACGGTGCTTATTCTGATGGGCGTCACCCTGAGAGCGTAGAGATGGGTTCTCTTGAGGACGACCTTGGGCGTCGTGACTTTACAATGAATGCGATTGCTAAGGGCGAAGACGGTAAGCTGATTGACCCTTTCGGTGGTCAGCGTGACATTGAGCGTCAGGTGATTGAGTCCGTTGGTATGGCTGAGGACAGGTTCCGAGAGGATTACCTGCGTATCCTGCGGGCTGTTCGGTTCGCTGTTACAAAGCGTATGGAACTGTCTGAGGAGGTTGAGCGAGCTTGCTCTAAGCTATACAGGGGAGTGCTTAAGGTTTCTGTTGAGCGTATTCGTGAGGAGCTACACAAGGCTTTCATGTGCGACACAATGGAAACACTTGGTCTACTGTCTCAGTATGGACTAGACGAGGTAGTGTTCAGTAAGAAGGTTGGCCTTCGACTCAAGCCTACACTGGAGAAGTAAGATGGAAGTACTTGAAAAACTAAGGTTAAAAGAAGACAAACTCAAAGTTAGTTTAGCTAAAGTAGAAGGGCAGATTAAATATCAACAATCTTTAACTACAGTTACTTGTATTTCTCATTGCAACCATGACTATGAGGACACTAATAAGAATGGGTGTGGTAAGACGAGTCAGATTAAAGACTTAGAATACATCCAAACCCACTGGTATGAAGACCCTTATAGTTGTATGGCTGGTGATAGATGGCATGAGGCTGAGGGGCAGTTCAACTGTCCACATTGTGGTAAATTAAATAGATTGTATAAGCGCGAAGAGATACAAAAGCTCAAGCATTTATTCAAATCTATAAGAAAGGTGTATAATAAGTAATAGTATGGTAGATGCGTCCGAGTTGGAGAGCGGAGCGAAGTTGTGACCTTCGTGTGCGTAAGCACTAGCGAGTTCGAGTCTCGTCATTTACCCTTATGGAGAAGCGGCACAGTATTGGTGAGGTGCAGCGGTTTGCTAAACCGTGGTCGTAAGGGCCTGTGGGTTCAATTCCCTCCTTCTCCGCTTACATTAATGAAATAAAGGAGTATAAAATGGGTCGATTGAGAAAAAGATTGGACGGACTAGAAGGACATGCTCATAGTACTATGTCTAGTGCTGACGCAAAGATAGAGAGAGTCGCCGGTTTGGTAGAGGATTTTATCCTTGACCTTCAAGACGGCATGGGTATCACGCTAGAAAGAACTGGTGAGGATTCTATTTATGATTTTCTTATTGGTAGGGTTGATAAGCTACCTCTCAAGGTAGTGATTGACATTTCAGAGGATGAACCAGAAGTTTAATCAAATTCCATCTACTAATTTAATAGGGACGCTGTAATGGTGTCCCTTTTCTTTTTGTATAGGTTCAAACGATGAACGAAAAAGAAGATGTTGTAGGTAAGCGTAGGACTAACCTTCTACGCCACATTGACAACGTAAGAAACAACTGCATTTTATTGTCAGCAAAACTCATTGAGAATGGAGAGATTGAGTTGGGCCATCAGCTAATAGCTAAGGGCTACGGTCACGACCAATCAAAATTCTATGGTATAGAGTGGACCTATCTTAATGAAGAAGCTAGGGAGAAATACCCCGACTTGTTTAAGGCAGCGCTCCTACAGCACGTTAGCGGCAACCGCCATCACCCAGAGGCATGGGCTGGTGGTATTAAGCAGATGGACAGGCTACACAGAGCAGAGATGGTATGTGACTGGGCCGCGCGTTCCTCAGAGTTTGGTAAAGACCTAAGGGAATGGATAAAAAAAGAAGCTACCAAACGCTTCGACTTCTCATTACAAAGCGGTGCCTACAAAGAGATTAAGGGGTTGGTTGATATGCTCCTAGATAACTCATTCTAAACCCCCTCTGGGGGTCTTTCTTTTCCTGCAAAAATTTCTTCTGCCCCTTGACAGGGAGCGTCTATCGTCTATAATAGGTCTATCAAGGAGAGCGATATGAAAATACAACAACTCAAAATCATTCAAGACGAATTAAGAAACCCTAAAGACATTATCCCTATGGCTAAGTTTGTAGTTGGGGGTGGTATCTTTTGTTTGGGTCATCTGGCTGAGTATTTAGATGTACTACCAAGCGAGGACTTGCTAATAGAACTGGTCCGCTTCCCAGATGGTGAGGTATACGTCCATGATGGACACCACAGGGCTGTGGCTATTTACCTAGCAGGTAGGAAGTTCCTCCATGAGGACGAGTACTACCTAGTAGAGAGAAGCTATGAAGACTATCAAGACATAGTCTTTATGAGAAACGGTTACTACTTTGGGTACGTCACCCCCTTTAATGTAAAGAGTGAGGCTAGGTTCGGAGACATTAGTGCCTGGAAGCACCGAGTCAAAAACATTTACTTTGAACAAAGCCCACAACATGCTAAGCATTTAATTGAAACAAGACCAGATTTATATAAGAGGGCAAAGAAGTTCTCTTCCGTTGAGGAACTAGCAAATGAAACTAGACATTACAAAAATCGAACAGGCAATTGAAGACGGCTGGGTTACAAAGCGTAAGCACCCTACTGCTGACTTGTGGATTCTAAACTACTCTAAGCAGACTCAGTTTGAGTTCTACTGGGAGCCAGGAACTACAATGACATGCCGTGGGCTAATTGTTGATGAAAAGTGGTCGGTTGTTTCACGACCTCTCGAAAAATTTTTCACACTAGACCAGCTTACTAGCATGAGAAATAAGGTACACCACCTGTATGGTATGAAGTTTAAGAACATGTTCAAGGGTAACTTTCGATGCTTTGACAAGCTAGATGGTTCCTTGGGTGTCTTGTACCCATTGGGTGACAAGGTGTGCGTTGCTACTAGGGGTTCGTTCGAGTCAGAAATGGCTGTTCGTGCTACTGAAATGTTAGAGGGGATGGGTCTAGCTGACCACTCTAAGTGGAAGACTGTTCATGGTGAGAGTTTGCTCGATGAAATGACTGTCATGGTGGAGATTATCTATCCAGACAACCAAATCGTTGTAGACTATAAGGGTGAAGAAAAGTTAGTCTTACTAGCTGTGGTTGACAAGAGAACAGGTAAGGATGACTGGTCTATGTACCGCATGTTTTCAAAAAAGTTTGAACCAGCTAAAGAGTTCTTCCACGTTCAAACTCTCGAAGACCTAACAGAAGAAGACTACAATGGACAAGAAGGTTATGTCCTAGTCTTTGACAATGGGTTACGAGTGAAGTGGAAGTACGAAGAGTACAAGAGGCTCCATCGTATCGTTACTGGACTAAGTGAAAACACAGTCTGGGAATGGTTGCGTGATGGTGTGGATATTAAAGATGTCCTAAAGGATGTGCCTGATGAGTTCTACAAGTGGGGCAAAGAGGTAGCATCAAGATTAAAGAGCAGGTTTAACGAGATTAACGAAGAAGCACACGATGCCTTTGTTAAGTACAATACGTTTAATGTTTCTCGTAAAGAACTTGCGGCTTGCATCAACCAATTTAAGTATAAAGGATTAGTTTTCTCTCTTGCAGACGGTAAGAGCATTAACCTATCCATATGGCAAATTATTAAACAGGAGATGAAGGATGAAAAAAGACATTCGCAACTTAAAGAAGGGTGATATTGTCACCTTCAAGGATGGAGAAACTATTGCGGATGTTCTAGCTGAAACAGGTAAGGCTGTTCTCGGCCAAGATTTAAGGGTCGAGAACGTCCTTACTATTAATCAGTCTCATGGTCTTGTTAGGTGGACTCGCGTTCATTTTACAAAGTCTGAGAAGACCCTAATAATTAAAGAGGTTGAAGACCTATGCGACGTAAGGATATGTTCTGCCCCAGAAAGTTTTGAGTGTGGAGACAGACAAGACCTTGATGATTCAGGTTGGTTAGAATATCTTTTTGACTTTGAGGAAGAGCAGACTTTAACAGAGCGTGACTTCCTAAGGCTCTTAAGTATGGACTATGATAATGAAGAGGCTGTAGAATTTAAGATTAAGGGCGGTGTCCTTTATGGTGAAGATAAGAAGGGTCGATTCTGCGGAGTAGCAGAATGGTCTGCCCTCTCTGATACTGACTACCCAGAAGTCATGGCGATTGAAATTGGTGGTGAGGACAGTGAGAGTGGTGGATACATTGAGTTGTACCAGGGTATTAACATGTTTGAAGAGGAGTATGAAGTATTATGAGTTTAATTGGAATTGTTATTGCTGTTGTTGCTGTGGGTATCTTTGCTGTATACTTGTTCCCTAAGCTAAAGTATCGAGCCCGAGACGTTCAGGATGCTATCAATAATAAGCTATCTGACCCAGTAAAAGACCACGGGCATCAGATTGATGACGCTAAAGATGCCGTCGTCAAGGCACAAGAAGAAGTTTTAGCTGCTATCACCTCCAACAAGGGGTTGAAACAAAGAGTTGAAGCATCAAAGAGGGAGATTAAGAGATACTCAGACCTATCTGTTAAGGCAGCTAGTGATGGAAATACTGAGGCGGTAACGACGTTCGTAAAAGAAAAGCAGCGCGCCGAGGCAAGAGCTAAGACATTTGCTCGTCAGATTGAGGCGAACGAACATATTATTTCTACTGTTAGGCAGCAGTTGGAAGTTCGTAAGGACCAAATAGAAGATGCTGAAATTAACAGGGAGATTCTTGAAGTTCAGTTGGTAGGCTCTAAGATGCGTCAAGACATGGCTAAGTTAGGGTCTGGGTTGGGTGAGACAGACTTGGGTGGACTAGGTTCACTACAAGAGCATGTAAATGCAGAGACAGCAAGAGCAGAGGCTTTCGAGGAAGTCTATGGTAAGGCTGATGTTGACCTTGAAGCTAAGTATAGTCAAGAGGGAGACAGTGTTGATGATGAAGTGCAGAAGTTGCTTGCCGCAGCTAAGGAATAAGAAAGGAAATTATGATAGGTAAACATGAGTTTGCGGAGTGGACTAGAAGAGTTCAGGCAATTATAGACAATATAATTATTCCCTGGGAGATACATCTTCTTGAGGATAAAATCTTTAAAGATACAAACGGTAACGGTAGGCTATACCTACAGATTCAGTTTGATGACATTGATAATGTGACTGGAGAGGAAGGCTACAGGGCCTACTGTCGCAAGTTCTACTTGTCTCCACACATGACTACTCAAGAAGTTGTTCGTACTGCATGGAAGGCTTACGAAGCTGCCGTAATACATGAGGCTTCGGAAAAATTTAAATTCCTAGGTCAAATGATTTACGGCCCACACATTAGCGTTGGTGCATTGGCTAGTATTGCTAATGAGAGAGACGTTCGTATTGGTGATGTTGAACCTACTAAACCTAAAATGACACAGGCCGTATTTGCCTGGGCTGAAGCTGGAGGAACTAATGGCTAAGATATGGATTATGAGGGGGCTTCCTGGCTCTGGCAAGAGTACGAAGGCTATTAAAATTTGTAAAAATAATAATTGGCCCACCATAGTAAGCTCAGATGACTACTTTATAGCAGGTGATAACTACTACTTTGACCCGATGAAGCTGGGCTCAGCACACCGCTGGTCACAATGGAAGGTTCGTCAGCTAATCAATGCTGGTCGAGATGTTATCCTAGACAACACTAACCTACAGTGGAAAGAGATGAAGTCCTACATAGTTAATGCTCTTGAGGCTGGCTACGAGGTAGAGATTGTTGAGCCTGATACGGAGTGGGCCTGGAACATCGACAAGTTAATTGAGAAGGGTAGTCATGGGGTTCCTCGTGACACCTACGAGAGTATGATGGCTCGCTACGAACCGCTGGCTGACATACTTGTGAAGCTAGAGAAAGAAAGGGCTAAGTACGATGGATGCTAACCTAAACATGTGGGACTACTGGAGAGATAAGTACGGCCTTACTGAAGCTATTGAGGAATACTTTCCTGACTTGCTTGGTAAGAACAAGGACGTTCAGTATGGCATGGCTATGGTTCGTGCTGGAGAAGCCCTAATTGAAAAGACAATGAATAAGCTCGTCGCGGAAGACGATGCATTCTATGAGGATGAATAAGAATGAAGATTTACATAACATCAGATACTCACTTTAACCACACTAACATCTGTGGTCCCGCCATCTCCTCATGGGACGGTGGATACAGACACTTTTCTTCCCTGCAAGAAATGAATGATACTATCATCGACAACATCAATGCTGTCGTTGGTAAGAATGATGTACTCTATCACCTGGGAGACTTCGCCTTCGGAAATAAGAAGGAAATCCCTACTCTGAGAGAGCGTATCAACTGTGGTACAATTCACCTCCTGTATGGCAACCATGATGAGGCTATTGAGCATAAGTTTCCTGAATATCAGAAGCTCTTTGCTTCAACAGGCCACTATGTTGAGAAGCGTGTCAATAAGAAGAAGGTTTGTATGTTTCACTATCCTATTGCTGCGTGGAATGAGAATGGTCGTGGGTCTATCAACCTACATGGTCACTCTCATGGTAACTTTAAGGCAGTAGGGCGTCAGCTAGACGTTGGTGTTGACTGTCACGACTTCAAGCCTCTGTTGCTTGAGGATGTGGTTGCTCAGGTCAGGGAGTTGGATGTTATTACTGTTGACCATCATACTAGGGAGACTAACTATGGATGATATAGAATATGTTGTTGAATGGGATTTGTCTGCTGAGGCACTAACAAAAAGGATTAACTTAAGGTTAGGGTCAGGGTGGAAATTTCATGGAAGCCTAGTTTGCTCTCAACATCGTTTATATCAAGCTATGATTAAAACTAAGGGGGATGAGGCTGACGAGCCGAATCCTAGGTAGTGTGTAGGATAGGTGGGAGACTGAGAAGCATAGGCACAAGTCATGTGGAGTCGTTCTTGAAATACCACCCGCTACCTTTCCTTTTTTCTCAGAAAAACCCGTCGTCCCCCTTGACAAAACGGTTCCATCCCCTATAATAGCTTTATACGAGACAGGAAACAACGGAGGTCACTATGAAGGCTGGAGATATTGTTTATATTAAGTCTGAGCTAAAGCAAGGACATGTTGAAGGTTTCGAGATTACCAGTGAGTATAAAGCCACCCTTCCTCTCTATGATTGGTGGCTAAGAATTGAAAGATATGGGGAGCCGGATTCGTTCGCCCCCTACAAAGAAAGTGAGTTGACATTAGACCATGAAATATATAGTTCAAGACATGAAACTAAGCGATAGTCACCCAACTAATCCTGGGGAAAAAGTCTTTCGCCTGTTGAATCTCCACACCAGACTGCTGAGCCTGGGATATTACACCAGCTTTGATGCGTGTGTGAAGATGTGCCAGAAAAAGAATGAGAAAGAATCACCATTACCGTCTTAAGTATCCCTTAGGATATTTTAGATACTTTTTGGGAGAATAAGTGTATAATATGATACGAATGGGGCGATTAGTATAATGGTCACTACGGCTGGCTTACATCCAGCAGCAGGGGGTTCGATTCCCTCATTGCTCACTCCCGTCATTGCGGTGGCATGTTGCCGACAGACGTAAGATAAGCGTAACACATGCAGTTACTGGACACGACTATAGAAGTGTCTAGGTAGGAAAAGGGTTGGCTTGGAAACCGACTACGTCCTACCGAGCTTGGAAGGTAGGCAACTATTGGTTCGTTGCGCTGGTTTTGAAAACCAGTTGTCGTAATGGCAGGGATTGGGTTCGATTCCCCCACCTTCCGCTTAATAAACAAACTTTAGATAGAGAGATAACATGGCTGGTACATTTACCCTTACTCTGTATGGTACGTTAGTCAACGGAGAACACACTGAGACATTTGGTACTTCCTCTAAGTCAAGTATTGTTCAGACTGGTCAGGGAGTTCAGGGTTCAACCGTTGCGGTTGGCACTTCTGAAGAGGTTATGGTCACTGGTGATATTACTACAGAAGGTATCATATATTTGAAGAATCTTGATTCTGTAAACTACGTTACGTATGGTCCTGAAAATGCTGGCTCCCTAGTTAATTTTGGTAGGATTGCTGCTGGTGAGGAGGCTTGGCTTAGACTTGAGCCAGGAATCACATTTAGGTGGATTGCTAATACTGCTGAAGTTAAAGTTTTAATGAAATTGTTTGAGGACTAAGGTTCTCTTTTGCTTCTGGTTACTGGTGTACGTCGCTGTCTTGTAAACAGCTAACCTCCGTTCGATTCGGAGTAGAAGCTCTTGCGGGTGGTAGGTCGGTTGAATCACTAAACTAAGAAAATGTCTAGTGGGTTCTTAATCTTGCTAAGCCTCATAAGCTAAGTATAAGCAGGTTCGACTCCTGTACTCCGCTACTTGTCCCACTGTCATCGGGACACAAAACTAGTTTACCCTTTCGGAATGACGGGTGATTAGACTGCTTGCAGTATAGATGAAAGGTCGTTCTAAACTTCCTCTTCCATGAGGGAGAATAGAGCATGGAGACTAGAGGATAAAACCTGTGGCAGGGTAGAAACCTCTCAGTAGCTAGACGGTAAGAGTGAGGGTGCCATCCCTTATGTCTGCTGAAAGGAACGATAGTTTTTGGGTGTTTTCCTGATGTACGTCATCGGTTCATAGCAAATGAATCTGGGAAATAAAATACCATAGCAGTAGGAGGAAGTGCCTACGGTTGTTGGCGAAAGCTGATGATGCTGCTCGAAAGAGGTAAGCTAGACGGACTTCCCAGGTCTTGAAGGTTTACGAATGAAGGGTGTGGTGGCTGCAACCACTATGTTTTAAATCCAGAACTTCTACTGCTAATTCAGCGTGCTGTTGCGTGGGTGAGAACTCAACAACAGGGGTGAAGTTTGCGAAGGCTGTTATAGGTCGTGTAGTACTCCGAGAGGAGGTCACAAACTGAGAACATAAACTGCTAAAGTTCTCTTTTTTATACCAGTGTCCCAAGGTCAGGGAGTGTGCTTTCATAAGGCATTACGCTGAGGTTCGAGTCCTCTCACTGGTACTTATATGAGGGGACGGTACAAATGGCTGTCAGCAGAAGCTAGACTCAAGCGGGCTGTGGTATGCGTCGTGCAAGGGTCATTCCCCGCAACCCTCTCCATTGGTCATTAGTGTAATGGTAGCACTAGAGACTCTGAATCTCTCAGTCTAGGTCCGAATCCTAGATGACCAGCTTAAAGGACAAAAACTATGGACGAAGTAATACTGATGCACCCCATGAAGACCGGGGGGCGCACACTGATAGTTAAACTCAGGAAGCATGGAATGTTATATGCTGATGGACTATTAGCTCACGATACACTTAAAGAAGTTGTGGGAAGAGTTGGTGGATATGATTCGTTTGTATCCCGCACCTCCCTCATGGTGGCAAGAAACCCCTACTCAAGGTTGGCTTCTTTCCATCGCTTCTGCGCGAGGCTACCTAAGTCTCATGCTTACGAGTATTGTCTTACTTCATTTGAAGATTTTGTCTTAGAGCATAAAGATATATTAACAACACTATGTACTCCCCAACATAAATACTTTATGTATGAGGGTAAGTGTATAGTAAATTACATAGCAAAGTTTGAGAAGTATGGACCAGAAGTAACGTGGTTCTTAAGAAGCATTGGGATTAATGACCCAATTAAGACAGATAACTTTCGTATGTGGAAGGAGAAGTATACTCCTGAGACACAACGTATTGTTTATGAGGCTTTTGAACAAGATTTTAACCTGCTCGACTATGAGTTTGAGATTGATGAGGAAGAGGTTAGGTTTAAGCCTGTAAGGTCTCTACCTAATATTCAGGATGAGTTGAAGTTGCTCTATCCTAAGAAGCATTGGTTCTTTTGGACAAAGTAATTAATATGGACTATGGCTCCTCTGGTTGGGGAGGCCGCTCTTATAAGGCGGATGTGCGGGGTTCGATTCTCCGATAGTCTACTGAGTTTGATAGTATGGGTTATGTGTCGCATGGCGAATAAACTATACCTACAAGCTCTTGCGTTCGCCCTCTCTGGTAAGGGGCTGAGTCGAGGGTTGCCATGCAAGCAACTGATACAGACTCCTTGACTGTGACCAGCACAGGACATGACGCTTCTAAACGGTATGGAGATGACTTACGAAGTTTGAGGGTTGGTGGTGGGAACATAGCGGTGATACTGGTGTATACGGGAGGCTTTGAACTTCCTAGGCTTAGTCCGATTCTAAGTGCCGCTGCTTTTTTGATTCAAGAGTAAAGATTATGGATTTATTAACTTACTATGGGGTGGACTGGCTTGCTGAAGCACTGGTCCTTATTGGATATGCTCTTATAGTATACAAATCCCGCAACGGTTGGTTAGTGTCTGCTACTGGCAGCCTAACCTTCGTTGCATTCGGATTTATGTCTGGTAGCATCGCAGTGATACTATCAAGCCTGGTATTCCTAGCATTAAACATACTAGGATACAAGAACGGTAAGCCTGATTAGTATAGCGGTTATTATTTAACTTTGGTATAGTTAAGAGGACAGTTCGACTCTGTCATTAGGCTCTATGATTAAACAATATATATGCCCTAAATGTTATATCGAGTGGGGCAGACCAACAAAAAAACAACAAACAAATCTTTTGTGCAGGGATAAGTGTAATCCTGTTGACAAAAGTAATCCTGTTGACAAAAGTAATCCTGTTGGTAAGAAACAACAACCAAAAGTAGTAAAGAAGTTAGAGCCTATAGATGCTTTCTTCTTACATCCTGCTAAGACAGGTGGTACTGCCATAAAGGCTGCTGTAAAACAAACTAATATGAACTGGGGATGGCCTAAAAAACCAGGGTTTGCTAAGTGTTGTTCTTCGACGCATTCCAAAACAGAAGAACTTTTTAATAGAAATATTCTTTCAAAGGATATGTTTATAGTAACCTCAATAAGAGACCCTTGGGAAAGATGTGTTTCTTATTATTATTTTTGTCAAAGAACTAAACAGGGTGGAGCTAGAAACATGGGATTTAAACCCTTCTGTTTAAATGTCATACCTGATTATAAAAGATTTAAGCATATGTTTCCCTGTTGGGAGTATGCTCAGTATGCTGATGCTACAATAGACTTTAATCATATGCAAAGAGATTTTGATTCTGTTTGTAAAAAATTAAATAAAGAGAGTATTACTATACCAATAGTTCAAAAGATGGTTACTAATTATGAAAAACCTTATCTTGATAATTACGACCAAGAAACATTAGACTTTGTTGAGGAAATGTTTATGGATGACATTGTTCATCTAGGCTATAGGAAACCAACGCTTGAGGAATAAATTATGATGTTCAGCCCACCTATTTTGAGTAATCAAATACTAGATAGTATTCATCCCCCTATCTTATTAGAAAATGAAAGTAAGACAGAATTTCCTTTGGATTTTTTACTCTCTCATAGTGAACAACTAAAGAAAGAACTGCGGTTGCTCTTAGAGAAAAACGATACAATACCTGGAAGATAAGCGAATGGTTAGCAGACTCCTTGGAAAGGAGTTGCCCTGAAATACGGGTTGCGGGTTCGAGCCCCGTGTCTTCCGCTTAGTGGACCTGCAATTTCACTACACAGCTCACGTACATATGTGCGTGGGCTTTTTTTACACACCTACAGAAACAAAGAGAGATACTATGCTAGACTTACAATTTAAAAGACTGGACGATGCTGCTACACTACCAACCAAATCAAATCCTAAGGATATGGGCTGGGATATTTATGTTGTTGCCGATGTTAGTTTTCGTAGTCTTCCAGTAAGTGGGTGCGGCCCTAATTGCACCAGCTACATTAAGACAAAAACCCTTATGCCAGGACAATCACATAAGTTTAAGACAGGTATCGCCTGTGCTATCCCAGACGGATATGGTATGATGTTCTGGGATAGGAGTGGTCTTGGGTCGAAGGGCGTTCATAGATTAGCTGGGGTTATTGACTGTACTTATCGGGGTGAATGGCAGATTTGTTTAACCAACCTGGGCGGTAGGGCTATTAAAATTACAGAGGGCGACCGCATCGTACAGGGTGTTCTTCAACAGATGGTTGAGGCTGAGGCTCGCTGGGTTGATGAGTTGGATGAGACTGAGCGCGGCGAAGGTGGATTTGGTTCAACAGGAGCATAAGATGAAAAATACAGTGATTATTTTGGGAGCCTCTTATAGATGTGGCTCCACCTTTGTCCAGAGACTATTAAATTCGATTCCAGATGTGTTAATCCTAGGTGAGGAAAACATGGTTCTACCTAGCTCAGGGAAAAGTATATCTTCCTCATTGAGGAACGAAGAGGGGGCTAAGGAGCAGAAAGAAAAGGTCTTGGGTGGTGAGGATTGCTGGCAAGCTAATCTTGGTATGGAACCAGAGTCAGTAAGCAGAGCAGCAGGGGCATATTACTATCAGTGGTTTATGGATTCCTATAAGAGTATGGGGTATGAAAAATCTCCAAGCACTATGGGTTTTAAGAGTTTATTTGCAACAAGAGATACTCTTGGCGGGGCAATAAATATCTTTAAAAACCCGTATATTATCTTTTTACACAGAAACCTTAGGGATTCTTTTGCTTCATATAGTAAGTGTTCATGGAAAGGGTATAACTTTAGAGAGTTTTGTGGTATGTGGCAAGATTCTATGGCTTTAATGACAAGTCCCTACGATGATATTCTTAGTTCGCGAGTCAAATATGAAGACATTAAAGACTTTGGGTGGCTTAAAGATATGGAAGACAAACTTGGCCTAGATATTGACTGGGATAAAATAGATAAGGTGGCAAGTTCTAAAATTAGAAACGCTAAGCCTGAGCAAGACGTAGAGCTTGACGAGAAAGATAAGATTGTACTGGAGAATCTATGCCCTTAAATTTAAATTCTTTCTCATGTGGGTGTTGGGAATCTCTTGATGAGAATGATACAGTCGTCGATAAAGGGTGCTGTTTGAGACATGAAATAGAGATGCTTTTGGAGGATAATCGTGACAAAATGCACAGTGTGTAAGGTTCCTGTTGCAAAGTACTGCACTCATTGCAGCAAATGCATGGATACTTTAGAGGTCCAAGACTGGAGAACATACGAAGGGACTCTTCTAAGAAGAGAGATTAAAGAACTATTGGAGACTAACGATGGAAGAAAATGAAAATAAAACAATGAGCTTCATGGGAGCTAGGCAACCAACGGGTTATGGGATTGCTGGAACGAGTGTAGCCTGTGCCTTTCATAATCTCGGTCACAAAATTACCTTCCATGATATAGCTGGACAAGCCGTTTATTATAACAGCCATAAAGAGCAATTAATACTAGAAGAGATAGTCAACCAGGGTGTTATGTTTAATTATGACGCTCCGTGCGTTAAAATGTGGCACCAGTTCAATATGGATAAGTGGATTGGTAGAGGTAAGAAGATTGGCTGGCCCATCTTTGAGCTAGATAGTTTTAACGAGGTTGAAATGCATCACCTTGCTTTCCCTGATGAACTAATAGTCTGTTCACAGTGGGCAGCCGACATAATCGAGGCTGAGCTTAAGCGTAAGGCACACGTAGTCCCTCTTGGTGTAGACCCCTCAGTATTTTATCCTGGAGAAAAAGAGCGAGACGACAGTAAACCATTCACCTTCTTAAATATGGGTAAGTGGGAAGTCCGTAAGGGACACGATGTATTAGCCGACATATATAATATGGCCTTCCGCAAGGATGACAATGTTAAGTTGGTGGTACACGCCCCTTTTGCAGCGTCTGAAAAAGAAAGACAAGACTGGATTTCTTACTACAAGAACACTAAGATGGGGGACTCTATTGAGTTCTTACAAAGAAAACTCCCAACTCATAAAGAGGTGGCTCAGTGTATGAGGGAGCATGACTGCGGTATCTTCCCTGCCAGAGCCGAAGGTTGGAATATGGAGTTGCTAGAGATGATGGCTGTCGGTAAGCCTGTCATCGCCCTTAATGCTAGTGCCCAAACTCAGTACTGCACTGAGGATAACTGCCGTCTAGTTGACTTTGAGGAGCTAGAGCCAGCAGTAGACGGTATTTGGTTCCACGGTCAAGGTTCATGGCCTAAGATTGATACCAAGCAGATGCAGGATATGGCAGACCATATGCGTGCTGTGTATGAGAACTGGCAGTTTAACGAAGCTGGTGTTCAGACTGGTCAAGCCTTTTCTTGGGAAAATTCAGCGAAAATACTTGCCGAAATTTTGTAGGTAGCTCTTGACAAATGCCAGCTATCCCCTATAATTTAGGAAACAACCGAGTTCTTTTGGAGATTGAATAATGAATGGTATTGCGATGGCAAGAAAGTTTTCCCCTCTTTATAAGATTGATAGTAAGGGGAAGGTTAGGGTTTGGGAAATTAGTATTTCTGATGGAGTAGGTCTCTATCCTCAGTATATTATTCGTCATGGGGTTCATGGGGGCAAAATGGTGAAGACATCAACCGACATTAAGGTTGGTAAGAATATTGGTCGTGCTAATGAGACAACAGCAGCAGAGCAATGTTCGATGGAGGCACAATCTTTGTGGAACAAGCAGCTAAACCGTAAGGGTTATAGTCAGGCTATCCCTTCATCTGGTACGATTCAAAAGTTTAGTCCAATGCTAGCTAAATCATACAACAAACCTGGGACTGACCTAACAGACTTGAAAGACGGTCATCATATTGGATACCCTTGTCTCTATCAACCTAAACTAGATGGTATCCGCTGCATAGCTAGTACCGATGTTCATTCTAATGGTGCATATAGTATCTACCTTAAGTCAAGACAGAATAAGGTATTTTACTCTCTTCCTCATATCTGTGATGAAATTCAAAACATGAAATACTTTCAGGTTACTGGCTCAAAACTCTATCTGGATGGAGAACTCTATGTCCACGGCGATGAGTTTCAAGACCTAGTCTCTGCAATTAAGAGAGATAAGCCTAGTGAGGATAGCCCTAAGGTTCAATACCACATCTACGATGTCTACGATAGAGATAATCCTGACTGGCCCTGTGATGAGCGAATGAAGTGGCTGGAGCAAAATCTTGTCACCAGCGACACAATCAAACTTGTCAAAGCAGAGACCCTTAACAATGCTAGTGAGGTTCGCACCCAACTAGACGCTCAGATTAAGCTGGGTTATGAAGGTATTATGCTTCGCAACACAGATGGTGTCTACAAGGCGAGAGGTCGAAGCAAAGACCTACAGAAGGTCAAGCTGTTCATCGACGAGGAGTTTGAGATTGTAGACGCTAAGGAAAACAAAGGTAAGATGGCAGGTCAATGCACCTTCATCTGTAAAACTAAAGACGGACACACCTTCGGGGTTAAACCAGAGGGTACTGATGCAGTAAGAAAACAGTATTGGGTGGACTGGCAGGCTGGCACTCTGATGGGCAAAATGCTCACAGTACGCTTCTTTGCCTGGACCACAAGTAAGAAGAGTGTACCAAGATTCCCAGTGGGAATTGCCATAAGGGATTATGAGTGATGAAATACCTTAATAAGATTAAGCAGATAGTTGGCTCTAAAAAGAAGGTCGTACTAACCGTCACTGGTGGTGGGACCGGAGTGTTTGGACACCTACTAAACTATGGTGGTGGGTCGGAGTTCCTAGTAGAGGGTATTATCAACTACTCTATGGAGAGTACTCAAGACCTAATAGGTACACCAGACAGTTATGTTAGTAAGGAGGCCGCCCTTAAGTTGGCGGTAGCTGCCTACCAACGGTGTGTCAAGCTGGGTGTTGACCCTAAGGAAGCACACGGAGTATCAACAACGGCCAAGCTGGTGACTGAGGGTGAGCGAGAGGGTAGGGTCCATGAGATTTACGCGGCCTACCACTCAAACGACAAGTCCTCGTATGTCCACCTGAGGTTTGAACATGATAGGTCTCGCGTGCAAGAGGAGTATCTCTGTGAGAACTTTATCTTAGATGCCCTAAACCAATGGTTCTGTGGGGTGGACATTGCTGATAAAAAGAACGGTCTTTTTACCTGCATGAAAAAGCCAGAGGTTATAGTGGGAGATACGTGTGAGACTAGCCCTGAAATAAAAGAAATAATTCGCGACAACCGGAAAGTAATCGTTATTCATAAGTCTGAGGGCACTTGGAGCCAGCGAGATTTGGAGAAGAGTCGTCCCCTTATTTTTCCTGGGTCGTTTAATCCTATTCATGCTCAACACCTAAGGATGGCTGACGCTGCCTATAAGAAAACAGATAAGCAGGTATGGCTAGAACTATCTATAGGTAATACAGACAAGCCAGCTCTTGATTATATTACTTTGAGGGATAGAGTCTTAGATATTATAAATAAGGTTGCCTCTAGGGATAGTGTCGCTGGGGTAGTCATTTCTAATGCACCACTCTTTATCCAAAAAGCTGAGGCTATCAACAGTTGTGCTACCTTTCTAATGGGGATGGACACATTCAATAGAATGAATGAAAAGAAGTATTATCCCAAGGAAACTAAACATATCCTTGATGGCTATTGGGTAAAGCTAATGGTCTTCAGTAGGAAGGGAGACAAGAGAATTTATCCTTCTGAGTTTGGAGACATAACAACTTTCATTTCAAAGCAAGAGTATAAAGATACCGGACTATCGTCCACACAGATTCGCAACGCTAAAAATTAAGAGGCACTACAGATGAGTATTGATATAGTAGCAATTGGAGACCAACTGATTGAATATCCCGAAGCTAAAGAAGAGAACTTCGAGGTATCTTTTGATAAATATCTAACCATAGCAAAGAAAACAATAAGAACTTTTGCTGCTAGGTTTCGTCCAGGTCTAGTAGAACAAATGATGAAGAGCGATGACGCTATTTCCAATGTAGCAACAGCTATTATGATGGCTGACTGGAGATGGAGTTCTGAGTATAAGAGCAGTACTGGCAAAGTAAGAACTAAGTATTGCTATCGTAATCAGTGTGCCATCTGGGCTATTCAAGCCTACGTTGGTAGACAAGCTAAGGCTCCAAGGGTTGATTCCTTAGATAGAACCCTGACTCACGACAGCGAAAAAGAAAATAGTCTTTCACATAAGATTCCTTCAAAAGATTTGGGACCGCAGGAACAAGCAGAGAGTAATGAGAGTAAGAAGGTTTTAGATAAGATTCTTAATCGTTCAGGTCTAACAAACAAACAAGATAAGTATATTAAGCAGTACCACATGGAGGGCTTGACGTATCAGCAGATTGCTGACCAAGTAGGTTCAACGAGAGAAGCTGTTCGTCAAATTGTAGATAGAGCAATGAGTAACATTCGTCAATTCGGAGACATCCATGAGTAATATTCAAAAAGATTTAGCATTTGGTCGGGCAGCAGAAGATAGGGTCGTTAAGCTATACAAGTCCAGCGGCTTCGACTCTAACATCCAACCAAACAAAGGTAAATTTTCTGACTGGGATATTGAAAGTAAATGCCCTATAAAAGGAACTTTGCTTTTTCACAACTTTACCACTGAGGTGAAGCATGATGCGTATGCTGCTCGTAGTGGTAACATTGCAATCGAAATGTTTAACCCTAAGTCTGGCAAACCTAGTGGTTTAATGGCTACAAAAGCAGACTTATGGGTACACATCATATCGGACGGTGTTTATGTTGCTAACACAGAGCGGTTGAAAAAGTGGGTAAATGACACGCCCCCTAAGAGAGTTATAACTGCGGGTGGTGATGGCAATGCGACACTTTATCTGTATAGTATTGATGTTATCTTCGATGAAACAGAGGGCTCATTGTTCACAGAGATAGATGAATTGGACTCAGACAGCAGAAGAGAGGTAATTTTTGGCTGTTTAAATGAAGATTTACGGATGCTTTAATAACTAACCACTTAATTTAGGGTATAATACTAGTGAACGTACAAATAAAACTATTGATATTAAGCCTCGACTATAAAGACAACTCTGTTTTTATCTTGTCTGACGAGGAAAGCGAGGCTAAATTGCCTTCTGTCACCCTTAAAGAGGGTGACTTAGACAGGCAAATAAAGAGATTATTTAAGGAGTATTGTAATCTTAGTTGGGGTTTTATCTCTTGTGAACTAACAGATGTTAAACAGAAAAAAGATATTCTTGAAGTTTATTACGGGATTATCGTTCCTAATGATATCATTATGAACAAAGGCTATAAATACATTGTTGGCCCTGCTGAGGGTGAGGAACTTAGGACTTTAGTTAGTGGAGTGGCGAATACATTATGAGTAGATTTTTAGATAGGCTTGTTGGACTAGACCTACCAACAGCAGAGCGTTTACTAGAGATACAAGCACAAAAACTTCTCCAAGACAGGGCATTAGAGATGGCTTCCCGGTCGCCCGAGTCTATTGAGTTGGGTGGTCTTGCTAGTGATTCTCTTGCCCAGGTTAAGATTGTACTGAAGTCAGACAATGACTGTAATGTTATTCTAGAGATAGCGGAAGACCTAAGTACACAAGAGGAGGCTTCAGCTATTGCTCGAATGCTATTCTCTCTTAATGAGGGTAAGATGAAGGGGACGTTTGCTGGTATCATTCAGCAACAGATGCTAACTGATGTTAGGGACACTAATTTTGGTCAGGCTATTATGGATGCTTGGGAACAAGAGTATGCTGAGCATGATGATGACTGTGTCCCTCCCTCTCAAGCACTAACGGGAGCACCCTAATGTTAGCATACTTAGGCATAGTAAACTATGTAGTTAGATGTGGCGTCCGTAAGAAGAACAGAACTGGTATCGACACCATCGTTGTTCCTAATATGCACTTCAATCACGATATGAGTGAGGGATTTCCCGCTCTGACTACTAAGAAGTTGGCCTTCAAGACACTGAGTGTGGAGCTTGAGGGTTTTATTGGTGGTATCACAAGTAAGAAGTGGTATCAGGAACGTGGTTGTAAGATTTGGGATGAGTGGGCTAATCCTGAGGCCGTTAATGAAGTGGTCAGGGGAGATTGGAACGTCATTAGTAATGGTGTTGACTACCCCTTTCCAGATAGGAAGAAGATACAGGCGAGACTTAATGACCTTGGACCTATCTATGGTTATCAGTGGAGAAGATTCAACGTCCCTTATGACTCAGACGAATACATCCTACACTCAGGCCAGCCAGAGTGTCCCGTCAATGAGAAGTTAGAACCTCACGACGAACCCTACGACCAACTAGCAACCATAGTTAAAACACTAAAGGAAAACCCTAACGACAGGCGTATGGTCTGCTCAGCATGGAATCCCAATCAACTAAGTCAGATGGCCCTGCCACCATGTCACTTTGTGTGGGAGCTAACCCACGTTGACGGAACACTAAACTTACACTGGACCCAGCGGTCATGCGACCTGATGCTCGGTGTCCCCTTTAATATTGCAAGCTATGCTCTACTACTAGAGCTACTAGCTAAAGAAGCTGGCATGAAGCCAGGAAATCTCAGTGGTATGTTGTGTGACTGCCATATATATGAGAACCAAATTGAAGGAGCTAAGCTTCAACTGAAGCGAGAGCCCCTTAAACTACCTACTTTAAAAATCTCTAACTTTACCAATATTTTTGAATGGACACACGAAGACGTAGAATTGATTGACTATAATAACCTCGGCAAGATTGACTTTGGTGGAGTAGCGGTATGAGGAATAACATGTCTGAAAAGAAGAAAACGTCACCCCAAGAAATAATCAAGAGAGCGCATAAGTCTGCTTCTATGGCTATCGGAGATAACTTCGAAGCTATAACTGCTGATGAAGCACACACTAGAACAGATGACAAGCGGTTCATTGCTTGGGAGAAATGGGTTGACCCATATGGAGACAACTGGGAAGAGCATGAATGGCCTGGGGCTTTTAGTCCTGGTGGTGCTGAGATGGAATTTGACGAAGATAATATCGAAGAGGTAGGTATGCCTATCGACCTAGGTAGAAATATCCGAATCTTAAATACTCCGCTTGGTATTATTCCACTAACCGAAGAGAGTAAACCTAGTACTGTATTCAACTTCTGGCTAGCTGTAACCAACTTTCCAATTACTAGAAAGATGGTCTCTATTCTAGACGATGTAGAAGGAGTAGAAATACTAACTATCTATACCAGGTACAGATTCCGTATTAGTATAGGTAAGTTGTTTAAGGACCGTGAAGTAATGGACAGGATTAATAGAAGAATGGCCGCATACCTTGAACACAAAGAGAGTAAAAAATGCCAATTAAACTTAACGGGCGAACTCTACAGGAAAAAAGCCAACTAATATCTGATATACACGACCACTCTATAAACTATGAGTCTCGTGAGATATACATGCACTCTGCCTTTCAAGAAGAGGAGGAGGGTGTTGACTTTAGGATGTGTACTAAGTTAGTAAAGAACCTAAACATCCTATTTCACATGTCTCCCACTGAACCTATCTTGATTCATCAGCTTACGGTTGGTGGAGACTGGAACTATGGAATGGCAATGTATGATGCTATTAAGTCATGTTCATCTTCTATCACTGTCCTTGCTTATGGACATGCAGGCTCAATGAGTAGCCTTATCTTTCAAGCGGCTGACTATCGCGTCCTGATGCCTAACTGTGAGTTTATGATTCACGAAGGGCAGATGGGTGCCGATGGAACAACCAAAGGTTTCTTATCTGTAGCTGAACAGCTAAAGAAAGACAACAAGACCATGATTGACATCTATCTTGAGAAGACCAAGAAGGGTGAGAAATGGAAAGGTAAGACAGACAACTGGATTCGCAAACAACTACAAACAAAGATGGACCTCAAACAAGAATGGTACTTAAACTCAAGGAGCGCTGTGGAATATGGATTTGCAGATGCTGTTCTTGGAGATGAGAACTATGAGAACATCGAAGTATTATTAAGGCACGAGGAATAAATGTATGTAGAATTAGCCTGCTTAGACAAAACCTCTACAGCAGATGACACAAGAAAACATGTTTTTGCAGCGAGCGAACTAGCCCTAAACGGAGTAGTGGTTCTACCGCCCTATATCACCGAGGCAAGACAGTATGTTCCAGACATGGTATTAGCGGCGCCTATAGACTATCCTTATGGGACTATGGATACCAAAATACGGGAACATGCTGTGCTTTCAGCACTCAGAAAAGGAGCCAATACGGTTGATTTGGTTCTGAACCATACGATGGTGGTGAATAAGAGGCTTGAGGCCATGCTCGATGATATTGAGACATGTCAAAAGATATGCTATGAGAATAGAGCCGCCCTCAGAATCATGCTAGAATATAGAATATATGATAATTCTAAGCTATTTCTTGACACGCTGGATATGCTAGAGCTAATAGGGGTTGAATACGTTCTTCCTGCAACAGGGCTTAGGGTAGATAATTTTACCGATAGTCTTATGGCCTCTAGAGGTATGACTCAAAGAAATAACCTTAAAATCATAATGAATGGTGGGATTTTTACCAAAGAACAGTATGAAATAGTTAAAAAGGCTGGTATTTATGGAATTAGATTTACGTCCATTCCACTGGTTCAAAATATTTTCGGTGTATAATAGAATGAAGAAGAATAAGGATTTGATTATAGGAATTACACAGGATAGGTGTTAGTAGCAATATAAAGGTAAATTCAAATGGCTACAAAAAACATCACAGCTTTCAAGATTGTCAACCCAGCAGCAGGTAACGATTATTTCGATACATCCGCTACCGCTACTACGAGTTCGACACAACCTACCCTTAATGTTGGTAGGGCTACAAACTTAGGTACATCCGCAAGCACTACAAGTGCAGGCATGACCCGTATTGATATGGGTGACGGTGGACGTACTATCTTTGGTTCACAAGTACTTGTTTCTGCTCGTCAGGGCGTTCAAGGTGCTGACGTATCCGGCTCAACAGCTATCACTAGTGTCGCAGATAGTAGCGGCTTAGCTTTGTTTACTTTGACCAGTCACGGTCTAAGTGTTGGAGATAGCATCGTTGTTTTAGATGATGGTACTAATAAGGGTGTTACGGGTCCACAAAGAGTTATTGAGGTTCCTCTCTCTAGTACTTTCCGCACAGACAAGGCATATGCCGCTGCTGTTGGAAGTCTAACCTACGGTACTGTCCAAGGCGACTTCGCCACAATGACAGCGGGACAATATGTTGCCCGTCGTGTTAGCGGTATGACTCTTCGTGGTACAGCAAGCAACATTCTTAGGAGTGGTGGTTCTGACTATGCGATTCGTCGTTCTATTCATAAAGTAGAAACCGCATTCCGTCACGACGGTGTTGCTACTGCTATCCGTGCTGGTTATTGGGATGAGTACAGTGCTACGTTCACTACTGCCCCAACAGCTACTAATAGCAGCGTTGGAAATGTCGCTGGCTCTACCGTTACTGATGGTACTGCTGACCATGCAGCCCAACCTACTCGCGCTATTCCAGGTGAACTGGTTTATCGTCAGAGTGGTGCGCAAACTGCTGGTGTTGCTGCCGCAGACGGTGTCCAACTTGATGACTATGTCGCAAAGACTGGATAATCTAGCTTAAGAGGTCTGCCTAGTGGAAAAACTAGGTAGACCTTCTTTTTTTACCTTATCCATACCTGAGAGAGTGCAACTATGGACAAAAAGTATATAGAGTATATAGCAACTGTCATGATTACAATTGTTATAAGTATGACGGGCTTCTGGATGATGATGGGAAGAAACTATGTCACCAGAGCAGAAGTGAATGTCATAGCTGAAGAAAAGATGCGTTCGGTAGACGGCAAATTAAACCTATATCTTAAAAGAGAAGATAAGTTAGAGGTTATAATTAACCAGAATACGAATGCTATAAATGAATTTAAAGTTCAATCTGCAATCTTAAACCAAACTCTTCAACATATGCAAAAGCAAATGGAAAACAGAGACCTTGCGTTTGATAAATTAAGGGATGCTATGTAATGGAAAGAATACTAATGCCGTATGAGCAAGGGAAAGTCCTTGTTAATGAGGCTGACGTTCTATTATTTAGGGGAACTGGTTGGGCTAGTTATTTTTTAAGCCGAAGCGGTAAGAGTACGTACACCCATGTAGCTATGGCCTCATGGATTAATGGGCGTGCTAATACCCCTGATGGTATTCTTGAGTGTGTAGAATTTAGGGAGGGCAGCCCTGTAGCGGGGCTGTTCAACTCTAATGCTGCTGGTAGTGGGCGTGCCGTTAACTTGAGCCGGGAAGTTGATAAATATCCTGGTTGTATTGACGTATATCGCCCTATACCCTATTGCACTAAGTGGGTCTTTGATGAAGAGAACGAAGACCTCAAATTGGAAAGAACATTCCTTGTTCATAAGGATGTTACAGATACAATGAGAAGGCTTACAGGTCTTCCCTATGGTTGGAGAAGAATCTGGTGGCTTGCCAAGCAAAGCATGGCTGGCTTCAGATTGTTCACAAACGTAGAAAGCCTACAGGATGATGAAAGCGGAGACATAATCTATCCAGTATGCAGTACTGCTGTCGCCTATTGCTTTAATAAAAACGGGTTCGACCTTATCAATAACAAGTCCGACGAGTGGACAGAACCAGGGGACGTTGCTCGTTCAGCGAGACTTTCTTATCTTTTCACGCTCGAACCTTGACAAAATCGCTTTATCCTCTATAATAAGAGTGTTGAAACCAGATTCTCAAAAGGGAGTTAGTCTATGAAGTTTCTTGTTTTTCTTACTGTTTTGTTGAGTTCCACCATTTCCTATGGTTTGGATACAATTCATGTAGACAACCTTGTTGTTACGGAAAACGTAGACCTTATAGAAACCAACCACTTCTATGATGATGCTGGTAGGCTTGTTTTCGACCAAGCAATCTTTTATCAGTGGGAGTCATACCCTGGTAATCGCTATCAAGTAATAGCATGGAGGTTGATAAAGCACAACAATCAGCTTCCGACATATAATTATCAAACAAATAGATATGAATGTGTTTGGATGGACGGGCATACTCTGCGAAGAGTAAGAAGCAAGCAGGTTAGAGAGACGTGGACCCAGCATGACCCAGAGATTCTAGAGCGAGAGCATTTCCCCAAAGAACATAGAAGAAACCTAATCAAACCTAGAATAAAAGAACCTCTTCTTGAGAAAAACCCCTTTGGCTTCCTAAATAAAGCAGTAGATGGCATAGTTATATTTAAGGGAACATTGGTGGAGTTGAAAAAAACATGGTAGACCACAAATGGAAGAAGAGATTTATAGAACTAGCCAAGCATGTGTCTGAATGGTCACAAGACCCATCTACCCAAGTTGGTTCAGTAATAGTAAGACCTAATAAAAGCATCGCTTCCTTAGGGTTCAATGGGTTTCCACAAGGCGTAGAGGACACAAAAGAAAGATACTTAGATAGAGAAATGAAGTTAAAGTTGATGGTTCATGCAGAGCAAAACGCAATTCTTTTTGCTAATGAATCATTGATAGGGTACACAATATTTACCTACCCTCTTTTTCCCTGCTCTATATGTGCGGGTTTTATTATACAGAGTGGTATAACCAGGGTTATTTCTCCAAGTTCAACCTATGGGAAGTATAGGATGCCTAATACTAGGTGGGATGAGTCTAATAAGCTGGCTAAGTCTATGTTTGACGAGTGCGGCGTGTCCTATGAGGAATTAATTTAAAAAAACAAAGTGACCACCACTTTACTTATGTAGTAAGGCGGTGTATAATAAGATTAGAGTTGGAGCATAAAGAGCAGAGATTCACTTCTCACGTTAAAGCGACACCACTCCAACCTTACTATGACCGATGAGTGCAACAGACTATTAAAGATGTTTTACTAACCAAGATTGCGCAGCAGGTTATCTCAACAGTGTCGCTTCAAAATTTACAGACCTGTCACAGTAATGTGGCGGGTCTTTTTTACGTCTGGAAAGGAAATATTATGGAACTAAATAACCAGAACGAAGATGAGCTAAAGAAACTCAATGACAGACCCCCAATCGAACTGTCTTTCTATCCTAAGAACTCCCAAGGAGAAATTATGGGTGAGAGAAAAGTAGTAAGGGGTGATGGATTTAAGGTGTGGCGAACCTGGACAAATAATAATGGCCCAGGTCGCTCTAACAAGAAACGAAAGCCCAACTTCAAAAAGAAGCAAGGAAATCAACGCTATAAGGAAGTCTTGCCAAAAGGTAAAGAGGCAGACAATCTAGCAAAGGAAGTGGCTAAATATGCGGAGAAGAAGCAAGAGGCAAGAGATAATAATGACAACTCATAAGTATGAGAATGCTGTAGCCGAATCGGAAAAGTACTTTGGGAATAGTTTGTCGGCCAAGGCTTGTACAGACAAGTACTTATTGAGAAACAATGAAAATAAACTATTGGAGAAGACCCCTGTAGATATGCATACGCGTATCGCTAAAGAGGTCGCAAGGATTGAGAAGAAGAAATTTAAAAATCCCCTTACCGAACAACAAATCTTTGATTACCTAGATGGTTTTGGAAAGATTATTCCGCAAGGGAGTCCAATGCATGGTATTGGCAATAAAGAACAATTCGTCAGCCTAAGTAACTGTTTTGTCCTACATAAACCTTTGGATTCCTATGGTGGAATCATGTTGGTTGACGAACAAATAGTGCAGATTTCCAAACGCCGAGGTGGTGTTGGTATCTCGCTTGATAACCTACGACCCACAGGTTCCCCAACCCATAACTCTTCTCGTACAAGTACGGGGATGCGGTCATGGATGGAACGCTACTCTAGTTCAATTAGAGAAGTTGGTCAGGCAGGTAGAAGGGGCGCGTTAATACTTACCTTAAACGTACATCACCCCGACATACTAACCTTTATTACAGCAAAGAATGATGGCACTAGTGTTACTGGGGCTAATATCAGCGTTCAGTATACTGATGAGTTCTTAGAGGCTGTCTATAATGATGAAGAGTATGAGCAAAGATGGCCCATTGATTCTAAAGACCCAGAAGTTTCCGTTAAGGTTAAGGCTAGAGATATATGGGAAGCCGCTGTTCATAATGCGTGGGATAGGGCTGAGCCAGGATTACTGTTCTGGGACAATGTCCTAAAGGAGAGTCCCGCAGACTGTTACGAAGACTTCAAGACTATCTGTACTAACCCCTGTGCTGAGATTCCCCTCTCTGTATTAGACTCATGCCGCCTATTGGTTATGAACCTATTCCAGTATGTTGAGAATCACTTCACAGACAAAGCTAAGTTTGACTTCAAACGATTCCGTGAAGATACTATGGTAGCACAGCGAATTATGGACGATATTATTGACCTCGAATTAGAGGCTGTTAATCGTATCATTCGTAAGATTAAGGCTGACCCTGAACCTATGTATGCTAAGAAGGCAGAGCTTGATACGTGGAATGAGATTAAGAAAGCCTGTGTAAATGGGCGACGTACCGGAACTGGTATCACGGCACTTGGTGATACGCTAGCTGCTATGGGTATCAAGTATGGTACTGAGGAATCTATCAGTATGACTGAGATGATTTATCGTGAACTTAAACTTGCGGTCTATCGTAGCTCAGTTGATATGGCTAAAGAGATTGGACCTTTCAAGTCTTGGGACCACAATAAAGAGAAGAAGAATCCTTTCTTATTGCGCATCAAGAAGGAAGACCCTGAGCTATGGAAGGATATGAAGAAGTACGGCAGGCGTAACATAGCATGTCTTACTACTGCACCAACTGGTACTACCAGCATGATGGCTATGCTACGTGTCTTGGTTGGAGAGGAATGTTTTAAGGAACACGGTACTACAACAGGTATTGAACCCTTGTTCCAACTCTCATTCATCCGTCGTAAGAAGGGTAACCCTGGCGACGACGGTTTCCGTAGTGATTTTGTGGACGAGTCCGGTGACCACTGGATGGAGTTTGAGGTCTTCCACCCTGGCGTGGAACTATGGAAGAAGGTAACTGGTGAGACTGATGTGACCAAGTCCCCATACTATGGAGCTTGTTCACCGGATATTGATTGGACTAACAGAGTAAGATTGCAGGCTGCTGCCCAGCGACACGTAGACCACTCTATCTCTAGCACTGTAAACCTCCCTGAGGATGTGTCGGAAGAGACAGTGGGTGAAATCTACTTGGAAGCATGGAAGTCTGGCTGTAAGGGCATGACGGTATACCGTCAAGGTTGTCGAACTGGAGTCCTGTTGGAAAAGAAGGTGGGTATTCCTAAAACGAATGCTCCTCCTCGACCAAAAGAGTTAGACTGTGATGTCTATCATATCTCTGTCAAGGGTCAACCATACTTTGTTATAGTTGGTCTATATGAGGGAGACCCCTACGAAGTTTTCGCAGGAAAGAATGGCGTTATTGGTAAGAAGATTAAGACAGGCAAAGTTGTTAAGAAGGGGCGTAAGCAATACAAAGCTATCTTTGATGATGATAGTGAGCTATCTCCTCTAAGTGCTTTCTCTTCTGACGAAGAAGAAGTGGTGACAAGAATGTGTTCTACTGCCTTACGTCATGGTACTGATATTAGTTTCCTGGTCCATCAACTAGAGAAGTCTAATGGTAGCTTGGACTCATTCTCCAAGAGTATTGCGAGAGCCCTAAAGAAATATATCGGTGATGGGACCGAGGTAAAAGGCGAAGAGTGTGAACAGTGTTCTGGAAAGCTAATCAGACAAGAAGGCTGTATGACTTGCCCCGGCTGTGGCTGGGCAAAATGTACGTAAATTTTCTTGTTTCGACCTTGACAGGGCCGAATCATCCTCTATAATACTTTCTGAGGCTAGAACAACATGACGAGACGAAGACAAAAGCAACGTAGACCTAAGGATAAACAGGACAATTTGATTAAGCAAACACCTAAGCCTACATTCCGTAAGCAAAAGGTTGAAGCTAGAACTAAGAACCAGCGAACCTTTATTAAGTCCATCAAAGCTAATAAGCTAACGGTGTGCTTGGGGCCTGCTGGTACAGGTAAGACCTATTTACCTACTGCTCTTGCTATGATAGCTTTAAGGAGTGGTGATGTTAAGCGCATCATTATTACTAGGCCCGTAGTAGAAGCTGGAGAGAGATTAGGGTTCTTACCTGGGGATATGCAAGCTAAGCTAGACCCCTACTTTAGGTCTATTTACGATGAGATGCTACAATTTGTGGACCAAGCGACACTAGATGCTTGGTTCCTTGATAAGACTATTGAGATTTGTCCCTTCGCATTTATGAGGGGACGCAACCTACATGGCTCATTCATTATTGCTGATGAGGCACAGAACGCAACGAGGAAGCAGCTAATCATGCTTGTTACTCGGTTCGGAAAGTCCTCTAAGATGATAATTAGTGGTGACCATACGCAGGTTGATTTACGACCAGAGAGTCAGAGTGGCCTTGCATGGCTGGCTGACGAAATTGTGCCCCGTATGCGTGATGACTACGGTAGTGATGCTGATATAGTCACTATGGACAATGCAGACATCGTGCGTGAAGGGCTTGTTGAGGACTTCATTAACGCAGTTGAGGAATACGATGAAGACAGAGCATCAGAGGACACTAGTTTTAAATAGTAATGGTAGCCCTATGGGTATAATCTCTTGGAAGAGAGCTGTCACCATGTCAGTTCTTAACCAACAGAAACAAGACGAAGGGCTAGTTGTTCTAACATACTTTCAAAATGACTATATCCTGGGAGCTTCTGGAAAGAAGTATGAAATCCCCGCTGTTGTCATGTGTCCAAGGTATGTCAAACGTAAGGACAAAGGTGTACCATTCTCTCGTAAGAATGTATATCTGCGTGACCAAATGACTTGTCAGTACTGTGGTAAAACAGACGGTACTGCTCGTAATCTAACTTACGACCATGTCATACCAAGGTCTACTTGGAACAAGAAGGGGTATAATGGCACTCCTACTAATTGGACAAATATCGTGGCTTGTTGTGAACCATGCAACAAATTAAAGGCTGACCGTACTCCTAAGCAGGCAGGTATGAAGTTGCTTAAGCAACCGAAACAACCTAACTCTCAGCAGTACATACTAGGACTAAGTCCTTGGTGTAGGATTCCCGAAGAGTGGGAACCATTCATTACACCATTGTATAAGCACCTGGAGCCTGGAAACAAGCCGTAGGGACATGGGGAGTGGCTACAAATGTGGTCACTTCCCTATTTTTTAGGAATAAAATGAGATATAAACTATCCGCTACAGACAAAAGACTGATTGAAAAGACAACATCAGACTTCAGTACGAAAATCTACGGAAATAAGGCCCTAGCTCTCCGTTCTAGAGCCTCTAAGAGGCAATCCCCACTGAACCTTAATGGTAATCTATACGCCTATAAAGGCCCTTCTCAGGGGTCTCCTGCTTTCAAAGTAAACTGTTCAGGAGCGCCCAGCTCTGCCGGAAATGCCTGCTCAGGGGCTCTTCCTCTTTATATGTCTCCTATCTCAACAGGAACGAAGTGGAATGACCGAGACTTCAACGGCTTCGCCACGGGTAATTCATATCCAGAACCCCTTCCTCTCATAACAACAGAAGAACCCATTGTTGGAGGAACGAAATCTGTTGACGGAGCAAGGTCAAGTATAAACATATCATATTTCTATGATGGCCCTTCTACAGAAAGAGGGAAAGTCCTAGTAAAAAAGAAGACTGACGCTACTATGCAAGCAGCAAATGAGGTCTGCTGCCTGCCAGAAAGAGACGTTAAGCAATCTTATCCTCTGAAGGATGAAATTCCCATAGGGATTCTTCTTACTGATGTTGTCAGCTTAGACCTTACTAAGCAACACACTATGGGTGACCAAGTACAAACAGGTAGTAAGGTATCCCTCTTAACAAGAGGCTCCGTAGTTCTTAGGGCAGTAGGAAATCCCCAGTCGTGTGAGACTGCTTACTATAATAAGAATGGTAATGTGACCAATCAGAAGGTGTCTAGGCCAATTGGCTATTTCGCATCTGAGATAGACGACGACGGCTATATCAAAGTAGAAGTTAAAATTCCCGTAGTCTCTACAAATAAGTACCCAGGTCGTGATTACGACTCCCGAAATCGTACAGTAGATGGTATGTCTGAGAAGGAATACCTTGAGACCAACCTAGCAATACTAGACAATAGACGAATCATTTTAGACTCAATTTAAAAGAAAAGGTGTATAATACAGATGCCGATTTATACTTTCCTATGTGATGAAGAAGCCAACGGTTGTAACGAGCGTTTCGAGAAGAGCCTGTCGATGAAAGAGTTCGACGAGAAGGTTCCTACGAAGAAGATAACTTGCCCTAACTGTAAGAAACGCAAACCAGTTATAACCCAAATAGACATACCCCTCCATGTAACTATGGCAGGACGTACTGTTGGTGCGGTCGCTGACCGTAACTCAACCCGTCTAAGTAAAGATGAGCAACATCACTTACACAAAAAACACACAACTTATGACAACCCAGACCTTAAACTGCCTGATGGTATGACCCAAGGCAAGGATATGGTATAGGTTGTTACAACCTTTCCTTTCCTAGAAGAGACTTACCTATGACGCAAGAAAACCCTATTGTCCTAGAGGGAGATATACATCAACCTCGCCCAAAACTCTATTGTCCAATACACAAGAGAGAAGAACTATGCCCTGTCCCAAGAGGCAAGGCTGTTTCGGGAAGAAATTCTACAAGTATGCGTAGCGGTGGTGGTATTAAAACCAGAGACCCTAAAGTATACGATGCCCCAGATGGTTATGTTTGCATGACCACTTCTAGTATTCCTTACAAGGGCACCCCTATCTATATTAAAGAATCAACAGCATATCCTAAATCAAAGGAACAAGAATGTCCGAAGAAAAAGAAATCATTCCTCACCAAACTATTATGCAGTTTCAAGGAGAGGTTTTTGCAAGGCGTCCAGATGGTAAGGTCAATCCCCTTGCTCTGTGTAGGCTTGATAAAATCTTTACCATCTTTGGCGACTCGCTTGAAGAATGTAAGGCTAAAATGGAAGCGTTCGCGGAGGCAATTAACCGAATCCCAGAAGAAACAATCCAAGAAATAATGAAGGAACAAAATGACAAATAGACAACGCCCAGGTAAGGCAACGAACGATGATTTGTTTGCCCCTAATGGAGACAAAACCGCAGGCTTAACTGCCTACGAGAAAAAGATGGCAGCAGAAGATACTGAGGCCATATATACAATCTCTGGTAAGCAACATGACTATGATGATAATGGTCTTCCTGTCCTATATGACGTACAATATGACGACGGGCAAATTGAATATGCTCACGACTCACTTGATGCTCACGTCAAGGTCACTACTACCAAAGGTAGAGAAGAGTATTATGCTAAGATTGGTGCTGGTGGTCAGCTCCGTAATCCTATCGGATTATATGAGGGTGCTGGTCGGAGAACAGACGAAGTAAGAATGGGCAGGGCTCAGTTCGTATGGAAGAGGGTGAGTGCAAAGTGTATTAACTTCTACCTTGAATTTCTAAAAACTAAAAACTTAAGGCATCTTAAAAATGCACAGCGAGAGGTGATTTAATGGCTAAGAAGAAAGCTAAAGTAAAAGGGACTCTATCCCAAACAGAGAAGTATGCTATCCAGGGTATGATTCAGGACGGTAAAGAGGTCTCAGAGATTGAGGACACCCTTGGTCGAACAGGAACTGCCGTTAAGAACTACATCACTAGTGAGCTTCCCAATCTAATTGATAACATCATCGAGGCTCGCCTCCAACGTGTTGATGCAGGAGCAAAGGCTGAGGATGTCTTTCCTGAGGAGTTTGAAAGAGAGTTCACTGACGAAGACTACTACGATGTAGAAGACGAGGAGGTTGCTCGTTCTGATAGTGGGAATAAAATAGTCTCTAGTAAAGACCTCATTAAGAAGAAGCTCGAACAAGAAAACGCTCCTATCCATGTGGATGAAGAGATTGAGAAGGAAACTATCCATAAGCTGAGAGGCGTGGGGCTTGACCAAGAGGAGGCCGAAGACTTACTTAGGAGAGCAAAGCGCAAGCTGGTAAGAACTCCTGACAATGCAGGGCAGCTTCTTTCTTTCTGCCTGAAACAACTTAATGTTGGTGACCATACAGGGTCAAAAACTATGGGTGGTAAGCCTGGAGTTGCTGTGTGGAACGGTACTGCTTCTGCTATTGCAGATGACGGTCGTAAGAGCAGGGCTTTAGACCAGAACCAAGTTAATCGTAGCACTAGAGGTCGTGGTAACAGTATGTATAACCCTAAGACTGGAGAAACCCGCTAATGGCAACTGTCTATGAGAAGACAGACAACAGATGTTACCCCTCTAAGTATTCTCCCGGTAAGTATGTAACAGGCGCACAGTATGTTATTGAACTTATCTGCGAACGCAAGGCGGCACTCAATGGTGAGGTGCTGTCTTTGCGTTTCTGGAGGAACGAGGAGTGGGCCAAGGAATTTAGTTCACAAACTAGGACAGTAAATTCGTTATTGAAAAAGTATTCAGTTAAAGCACTGGTTCATGTGCTTCACGACAACCCCAGAATCTACTCGTTGAGGGCGGCTTGGATTAGACCAAAGATTGACGATGCCCAGAGATTAGTTGACAAAGCAGAGAAAAGAAAAGCCGAAGCAGTTAGTCAACAAAAGCCTGTCAAGAGGGTTACAGTAGATGTAAACAGTAAGCCGCGACAGCGGGTTGTGAGAAAGAATGCTCTTTCTAAACTATACGAATTGGACGAGGTATAAGATGGCTAAGAAGAAAAAAGCTAAGAAGAAAATTGAGAAGACCGAGGAAATTCTAATCCCTAACCTGGATGATATTTTGAAGGGTATGGAGAAGGAATTTGGAGAGGGAATATTTGTCGCTGGTAATGACATTATCTCTCGCAATAGGCAAGTTATCTCCTTCAGTCCTAAGATGGACTTAATGCTTGGGGGAGGTATCCCAGAAGGGAACATTTTAATTTGCACAGGACCACCCAAGGTTGGTAAAACAACAGGGTGTCTACACTTCGCTGGTATGGCTCAGCGCCCAGAATACGACCACCCTAAGCATGGTCCAAGGCACGTATTCTTCCATAATGTTGAGATGAGACTTAAGGACAGAGACCTTGAGGGTATCCAACATCTAATCACAGACGGTACGAGATTCACATCTATTGAATCCAAACCAGGAAACATCCTAACTGCTGAAAAACACGCTAGAATCTTTGAGAGATTGGTTCATCAGGTTCCAGGTGCTATCTTTGTGTTTGATTCCTTTTCTGCTCTGTGTACTGAGACTAGGCTTAATAGTGAGCTTGGAAATAAATTCAGAGATAATCAAGGAAGTATCCTATCAGATATGTTGATTAGAACTCAGCCTGTCATCTTGATGAATGATGCCATTGTCCTTGGTGTGACACATATTGTGGCTAACACCAGTGGGTTTGGCAGTAACAAGAGTGAGACTGCGGGTGTTAAGATTCAGTATCACTCTGATATTAAGTTGCGCGCTACACATCGTACTGCTTGGAAAGTGGGCGGGACTAAGGAGAAAGATGGGACTCAAGTAGGTCAGCATGTTCACTGGAATTGTGACTGGTCTGCCATTGGTCCTCCTGGCACTAAGTGTGAGAGTTTACTTCGTTACGGATATGGTATTGATAAAGAGTCAGAGATGATTGAGGTCTGTAGCGACCTTGGCCTTATTAATAAGGCTGGTTCTTGGCTTACATTCCCAGACGGAACGAAGGTTCAGGGCTTAGAGAATGCTAGGGAGGTACTAGCAGCAGACCCTGAGTTGTATAGCGACCTTAATAAACAGTTTAGAGAAATGATGGGGTTCGTAGATGAAAGTGACAGACCTGTTGGGAAAGACAACAAATTGGAGGCTTAAGGGACATATGGCTGGAGAAGGACACCGTGTTGCTTCAGCCCCCCATAAGGCTGCAAGGGCAGTTATTAGAGGTATGTTTCCCACTATCTCATTCAAAGAAGAGGTTCCCATATCAACAGGAAGGGGAACCCTCTACTTAGATTTCTACCTGCCTATTTATAAGCTGGCTATTGAGGTACACGGCCAACAACACTACCAATATACACCTCATTTTCACCATACTAGAGCTGGTTTTCTTGCTTCTAAGCAGAGAGATAGAGATAAAGTACTATGGTGTGAAATAAACGGCCTGACAATAGTTGAACTACCATATAATGAGGAAGAAGATGACTGGAAACAAAGAATTTACAACGCTCACTACGGACAAGATGAATAAGGCCATCAAGATACTTGATGATTATGAGAACCAGATAGGATTACCTGCTCACGATGCTCCTGGTAGTGAGGAAGAGCTTAATGATTACTTTACATGGGATAGAAGTATGATTGAGCAATTACCAGCAGAAACACTGGCTGCTTGTTCCTACAGACTAGCCCAATACTCTGTATATATTCAGCGCGAGGCCAATAGGGAAACAGCTAGGATGAAATGGGCTAAGCATGAGCTTGATGATGCTGTTGTAGGGCAACTAGATGATTACGATAAGTTTATGAAGTTTGAAATGAAGGTCGTGGCTATCTGTCGAGACAATTCATATGCCAATGCCCTTAGGAAAATTATGATTAAGGCAGAACAGCGTGTGGATAGATTAACCTATCTATCTACTGGCATAAAAAACCTATCAGACAATATGAAGTCTGCTACAATAACAAAGGGTAGAAGAAATGAGTGATGAATTTAATATTGGGGACGCAATGGACTCCCTGGACGATGGTGATATGGCTAGAGTCGAAAGGCTTATCGAAAAATTAGCCAAGCAAAAACAGAAAAATTCTCAGGGTCGCCCACCAAAAAATGGTGGAAATCAGAGGAAAAAGAGAAGGTCAAACCTTGACAATTCTCAATCTGAGCCTAGTATACAAGGGAAGACGCGAGGAAAACGACCTCCGAGACAACCAAATCCTAACACTAACAATGGAGTTCAGCGTAGGGGTCAAGGTCAACAAAAGAGGAAGACCTTTACTAAGCGTGAGGCTATTGATACGTCAGGTCAGAGACACAATAAGTTTGAAGACTTTGGTTATGACGACCAGTTCAAGCAAGACTCTGAGCTAGACCAAAAACTAAGCGGAAACAACAGACCAACCCCTAGAATGGGAAGCAACAACAACCCCTATGTTGAAGCGACATGTGTGATTTGTAACTGGATATTTGATGTGACCCCTAACGAGGTTTATAACGACCCAGACAAGGGTCCAATTTACAAATGTAATGATTGTGCATCGCAAGAAGCAAGAGGCGGAAGAAGAGGTTAATGAATGGCGATACTATCAAACGCCCCAGCAGAAAGAGCTATCCTTTCTGGAGTATGTAAGTTTGGTGATGATGCTTGGTTGGACGTAGCGGATATGATTCAGCCAACGACATTTACTATTGATAGCAACAGGATGATTTGGCGATGCATGGAGCAAATATTTAAGGACCAGTCACACGACTATGTTGACGTTCCTATGATTTTGTCTGCGGCTCAAGACCTAAGCATTGGAGCCCACTTTGACAGGTCAGAAGAGGCTAAGCACCTATCTGGTATTATGAACATGCCAGTTCAGCTTGACTCAGTGAGAAGGTTTGCTGCTAAGTGTAGAAAGTTAGAGGTGGCTAGAGTAGTCAGAGGACAGCTAGACCTCGCCAAGGAAGAACTATTAGATGTAACAGGTGACGAGAGTGTGCTTTCCATCATTGGTAAGGCTGAGATTGATTTCTCATCTATGATGAAGGATAGTGAGAATGGCCCCAAGAGAATTGGTGCCAGTATCATGGACCACCTCAAACATCTGGCTGATAACCCCGTTGAACAGATTGGTATTGCTACTGGTTTTCCAGCCTTTGATAATGCTATTGGTGGTGGACTTAGACCTGCAACTATTAATGTTATTGCTGCTCGACCTAAGACAGGTAAGACACTACTCTCTGATAATATGGGCTATGCCATAGCAAAGAGTGGGGTTCCTGTTCTTAATCTTGACACTGAAATGACAGAAGAAGACCACCAGAACAGATTGGCCGCAATGGTGTCTGGCTGTACCATTAACAGTATTGAAAGCGGGCAGTTTGGACAAGACCCTGAATCTAGAATGCGTGTTAGAAACGCAGGTGAAGAAATTGCCAAGGTTCCCTATGATTACATGTCTATTGCTGGCAAGCCTTTTGAAGACCAACTATCTATCATTAGGCGATGGTTAAAGAAAACTGTTGGACTACATCCTGATGGCACAGCCAAACCCTGTGTTATTATTTATGACTATCTAAAGCTAATGGACTCGTCAGGTATCTCCCAAGAGATGCAAGAGTACCAAATGCTTGGGTTTATGATGACTAGCTTGCATAACTTTGCACACCGCTATCAAGTACCATTCTTAACATTCATGCAAACAAACCGTGTTGGTATGGAGAAGGAAGACACGAGTGCTGCTGCTGGTTCAGACAGAATCATCTGGCTATGCTCTAACTTCACGCTATTCAAGATGAAGACTAATGATGAGATACAAGAAGACGGTATTGAAAACGGTAATCGAAAACTAAAACCTATTGTCTGTCGTCATGGTCAGGGAATGGATTTTTTAAACTATATTAACTGTGCTATGACTGGTGAGAACGCTAGAATCATAGAAGGTAAAACTAAATTTGAGACTGAACTTGAGCGTAAAGAAGAAAACGAGGGTTATGTAGATGGCGAAGATGGAGAAGACATCCCATTCGACTAATTATAATCATGTCGGGCAGGAGAAAATGGCAGCGATGGGTGAAGAACTCGTCGAGCGAATAGATGAGTTGTTTGATGTATTGGGCGTTACTCTCAGACGAGAGAAGAGGAAGTATGTAGGGTGTTGTCCAGTTCACGGTGGTGATAGAGACAATGCCCTTAACTTGTTCTATGAGGGTAATAGTATGGTGGGCAACTGGAAGTGTCGCTCACACTCCTGTCACGAACGATTTAAGCCTACTATAGTAGGGTTTATACGAGGTGTCCTGTCCAACAGAGAGTTGAACTGGGAGGCTCCTGGTGACGAAATGTATAGTTTTCACGACACTATCAAGTTCATCACAGGCTTCCTCGGTAGTGACTTAGACAAGTTCTCTGTTGACCTGAGCAAGGTTGAAAAGTCCCGCTCAGGTGACCACACTAATAGATTCTACGCTAAGAAACAAAATATTAAAAATAAGATACCCAGGGCTACAGTAAGGAAGTTTATAGTTGAACCAACGTACTACATCGACCGAAACTATTCAAAGAAAATCCTCGATAAGTATGATGTTTCCTTCTGCAACAATCCTAAGAAGCCAATGTATAAGAGGTGTGTAACACCGATTTACGATGACGACCATAAGTTTATGGTTGGCTGCACTGGGCGCAGTATATTTGAGAAGTGTGGTGACTGTGGGGGTTTCCATGACCCTAACAGGCCATGCCCTCTACCTGATGAGGTTCGCAGGTATTCCAAATGGAAGCACAGTTATCAGTTCGCAGCAGAAGAGTGGTTATATAACTACTGGTATGCCAAGAGGCATATCTTAGAGACTAAGTGTGCTGTGCTAGTAGAAAGCCCTGGTAATGTGTGGAGGCTTGAAGAAGCAGGCATCCACAATAGCCTGGGGTTGTTTGGAATAGCCTTGAATGATGGTCAGCTAGATTCTCTGAACAGATGTGGGGCGATGAATATCTTGTTAGCCCTTGACAATGATGACGCTGGTTCTTTAGGTGCTGAACCTATTATAGAAGAGCTGTCTAACTTATATAATGTAGAAGTACTAGATATTTCCGGTGCGGACATCGGAGATATGACACCAGAACAGGTCAAGAAAGACTTATTACCACAGATTGAGAGATTTTACGTATGAATATCCTATTCCTAGACGATGATAAAAAGAGACAGAGAGATTTTAGAAGTAAGGTGCCGTCTGCAAAGATAGTGTCAACTGCTGAGGTCTGTATTAACAATATTCAAAAAGAAGATGTCTGGAATATCTTATTCTTAGAGGGTGAGTCGTGTGGTGGTACAGAAATAGTACAGTGGATAGTTGAGAACGAACCTCAGGTTCGCAATATCATTGTCCACGCACAAAATCCAGATACTGGGATGGAGATGGTACAGGCTCTTAAGAGCGCACAGTATCAGGCTTCTTACATGCCCTTTAATACAATGCTTAAAAATATGGAGAAGGTAAATGGCTAATATAGTAGCGTTTTCTGGTAAGAAACAGAGTGGAAAGAACACCTCTGGGAACTTCTTACTGGGTATGAAAATGATAGACCTTGGTTTGACTCATGGTATTGAGATGACCAAGAAGGGGCAGTTGCTTATCCGAGATTTGTACGGTGACGCTCAATGGGAGGGTGTTTTCGCCTATGAAAGCACAGTGCAGACAGTCAGGGACTTTATTGATACGGAGATTCATCCCTGGTATAAGATATACAGCTTTGCTGACCTCCTTAAGGAGTCTCTGTGTATTGAGCTGCTTGGCTTGACCCATGAACAGTGCTATGGTACTGATGAACAGAAGAATACTCCTACTCACTTGAAGTGGGAGGATATGCCTGGAGTCGCCACAACAGACGTGTGGGGTACAATTGACGGAAAGAAAACTCTAGATAGTCTAGGGATGGCCTATCATACCCCTGGATTTATGACAGCCCGTGAGGTTATGCAGTTTGTCGGAACAGACATTATGCGTAAGATGTATGGTGATGTATGGTCCAAAGGAACAGTAAATAGGATTCTCAAAGAGAACTCTGAGATGGCAGCAATATGTGACTGTCGTTTTCCTAATGAGGTAGAGGCAGTACAAGAGGCTGGCGGGAAAGTAATTAGATTGACACGATTTACAACAGATGTAGACCCACATCCTAGTGAGACAGCATTGGACGGCTACAAAGGGTTTGACGCCGTAATTGATAATCAAAATATGAGCCTGGGTGAACAAAACGGAGCTATCTATGACCAACTTACGAAGTGGGGTTTCCCACTACCAAAGCTTGACGGGTTAGAGACTAACATTAAAGAGTAAATTTATATGGGAATGCCTATAACGTATTTTAGAAGCAGTAGTTACAATGGCTGGGACATGTGTCCTATGCAGTACATGATTGAATATGTCTTAGGGCATAGAGGTAAGTCAGGTCTTGCAGCAGACAAGGGAACTATTGTCCACAAGGTACTTGAAATAATAGCTAATGCTAAGATTGCCCATCAGGGTGGACTAACATCAATTACGGAGACTGACATTGGTACTCATACCTGGACTGTTCACGAGGATACCATCCTTGACGAAGAACAGGTTGATGAGATTACCAACGTGGTCTTTGAATACTATAAGACGAGGACTCCACACAAGTGGGCTCCTAAGGACTACCGTGACGTTCACAAGTGGGTACAAAAAGCACTCGCTCTGAATGATGGTGAGTTTGACCCTCGTAACAAAGATATTGTTGAGGCTGAGGCCCGCTTTGACTTTGAGATTGAGGAGCCTTGGGCTTACTATAAGTTGGATGAGGTAGAGGGCTTCCTTGCTTTGAAGGGAACTATTGACCAAGTTAATAGGGTGGACGATACTACGTTAGAAATCCTTGATTGGAAGACAGGGCGTAGGCTTAACTGGGCGACTGGCAAAGAGAAGGATTATGCTGCTCTGTGTAAAGACCCTCAGCTACGTATCTATCACTATGCTGCGCATAAGATGTGGCCTGAGATTGAGCAGATACTAGTGACCATCTACTTCATTAATGATGGTGGGCCTTTCACGGTGTGCTTCGGACCTGAGGAATTAAAAGAAACAGAGAAGATGCTACAGAAGAGATTTGAGGAGATTAAGACCAATGAGATGCCTCAAAAGAAAGTCTCTTGGAAGTGTAGTAAGTTCTGTGGTCAAGGTAAGAGTACGTTTGAGGGGACTACCAACAAGGAGGGTGGTGACATCAAACCTCTTATTCAAAGGCAGGATGGTCACGTTACAAAGGCTGGACAGGTGATGTCTAAGTGTGAACAGACCGACTATGCACTAAGACACAAGGGTATGGAATCAGTAATTAAAAATATGACCGCCGATGGACACGAGGTTGCCTTTTATAAGGCTCCAGGCGAGGTCGAGGAGGAGAAAAAAGATGAAGCGTAGAACATTTATGAAGGCAGTAGCAGCGACTACTAGCCTTGTAGTCTTGCCTTTTAAGGCATTAGCTAAGAAACAACCTATGAGTTGGGAATATCCTGCGATAGGTAAGATTGAGAGTATCTATTGCTCTAATGATATTTCTTCTTCTGTTATGTTTAATGGTGGTCCAAGTTATGAGCTTCCTCGTAAGAATGGTCCCTATATTAGATGGATAAACTTTCCTATCGAGACTATGCTGGAGATAAACTTCGAGAACGAGGCTTGTATTGTCTACAAGGGGTTTAACTTCAAGCGAGAGCAGATAGAAGGTAAGACACTAGATGAGATGATTCACCATGTTAAAATATCAAAGATGGGTATCTCAGAACTATACTTAGATAAAAAGAATTGCTTTAAGATGAGCAGCGTAACCTTTCCAAACCCAACAAAGGAAACGATTGTAGTAAACCTAGAAGACTTAGGTTTGGGAGACATGAGGAGGGTTCCTAATGATAATGCTCCACGCATCACCTATGAGACATTGTTTGATGGAAAGCCTGCTAGTGAGGTGGATTTATCTCGTTACCGAGAATCGGAAGCCGAAATACTAAAGAGGTATATTTGATGCACCCTGGATGGCCTGCATATTGGGCTGATTACAAGAGGTGCCTGAGGGCACAAGGAATTGAAGTAAAGGAACCAAAGATGGACCTGACATTTAAGAAGTTGGCAGAAGGGCTAAAGGAAAGCAACAAGAACTACTTTCCTCATGCTCGTAAGTGGACTGGGTCGGACTGGATGACAGCCCTATGTGGTGAGGTGGGTGAAGCCGCCAACATAATCAAGAAGATTAACCGTGGTGATTTTAAAACAGAGGAAAAACTAGCTATCGCCCATAAGGAACTAAGCAAGGAGTTTGCTGATATTCTCATGTACTTAGAGCATATCTCTCGTCACTATGGTATAGACCTAGAGAAGGCAGTTCTTGACAAGTTTGAGGAAGTTATGACTCGCGTTGACAGCGACCTTTCTCTCAGAGAAAAAGATGACAAAAAATCGGTTTACCCACAATATTAGAATTTTCCGCGAGCGACCTTGACAAAATCGCCTTTCGCCCTATAATACCCAAAGACAACTTGAGACTTTTCACAAAACGAGATTGATATGAAAACTTATACACCACTACATTGTCATACTCATTACAGTCTACTTGATGGCCTATCAAAGCCAGAGAAGGTAGCTGAGAGACTTGACGAGATAGGTGTTGAGGCGTGTGCTATCACAGACCACGGTAATATCAGTGGTAGTGTGGCCTTCTCTAATGCCCTAAGGGGCCATGAACGCCCTAAGAAATCTATTCTTGGGTGCGAACTATATGTTTGTAGTGAACATGCTACTATTCAAGTTCCAGAGAACCAAAAGCTACTACATCTTCCAGTCCTAGCTAAGAACAAGGCTGGTTGGAACAAGTTAATTCACCTAACTAGTAGTTCTAATTCCTCGGAACACTTCTATCATAAGCCCCGGCTGTCCCTAGACCAGATAACGGAGTATTCTGGTAACCTTATTGGCTTCAGTGGTCACCTGGGTTCCCATATTGCCTCCTCTATCCTGGTTGATGGTAAGCCCCATGATAACTGGCGTAAGCAAACAGCTAAGCTAGCCGAATGGATGCGAGACTGTTTCGGTAAGGACAATTTCTACCTAGAAATCCAACTAATGGACCACGTAAGCAATCCCCTACAGAAGGTGGTAGCAGACTGCGTGCGAACAATTAGTAAGGACACAGGTATCCCCTGCATTGCTACTCCTGACGCCCACTATGCTAGGTCAGAAGACGCAATCGACCAGAGGATTCTTCTCTGCACCAACTTGAGAAAGACTCTAACTGAGTGTTATAACGATAAGAATCAAACTATGGGTTGTTTCTTCAAGTCTGAGAATTATCACATCCCTTCATACGAAGAGATGCTTTCATATGGGCATACTGAGGAAGAGTTAGATAACACAATGGCTCTGACTAGTACTGTTGATGACTATCAGATTGTTGGCCCTCCTATTTTCCCTCAGTTTGAATGTCCTGGTGGCATTAGTGCTGATGACCACCTAAGGCAGATGTGTAGGGATGGTTTTAGGCAAAAGGTACTAGAGAAGGGATTAGATACAGCCCAATATGGGGCTCAGGCAGACAAAGAACTTAAGGTATTTGTAGATGCTCAACTATCTGCGTACTTCCTGATTGTTCAGGATGTTCTACAGTTTTGTACTGATAAAGGGTGGATGTTAGGACCGGGGCGTGGCTCAGCAGCAGGCTGTCTAGTCTCATACCTGATTGACATTACTCAGATTGACCCTCTTCCACATGAGTTGTGGTTTGAGCGATTTTATAACGCTGGCCGTAATAGTGCTGACCATGTATCTATTCCTGATATTGATATGGACGTGCCTATCACCAAGCGGGCGGCTGTTATTGACTATTTAAAAGAGAAGTACGGGCAAGACAAAGTCTCTCAGATGATTACCTATCAGACAATGAAGGGTAGTGGGGCGTTGAAGGCTGTACTAAGGGCTCACGGTGGTGTTCCGTTCGAGATGATGAACGAGATGACCAAGAACATGCCTGAGGAGGCTAAGATTTCCAGTGAGCTTCAGGCGATGAAGGATGCTACTGGTAGTGCCTCTATTATTCAGTGGGCGCTGGAGAACAGAGCGAAGGATTTTGCTGACTGGGTGACGATGGATGACGAGGGTAACCTTGAGGGTCCATTCGCACAGCGGTTTGAACAGGCTATGAGACTAGAGGGTACTAAGGTAGCTCAGTCTAAGCACGCTGCTGGTGTAGTTATTGCACCGGAGGCCCTAAGTAACATCTGTCCGATGGTACTGGATACAAAGAGCAAGGAACGCAACATGATTGCGGGACTTGAAATGAATGACCTTGAGGCGTTAGGCTTAATCAAATTTGATGTACTTGGCATTGCTTACTTGGATAAGATTATGGGTATTCAGGACATTCTTGGGACAGGGGAGATTCAGTGTGCGTAAATCAAGACACAAAGATATGTCTCGTCAAAAATTTCATATGTTTACTCTTATAAAGAGGGTGGAGAATACTAAGCATGGAGAAGTAAAATATTTATGTGAATGTGATTGTGGAACAATAAAAGAGGTTGTTTTATCACACCTAAGAAGAAATAGTGTGAAATCTTGCGGCTGTAAGAGAAGAAGTAGTCTAGAGGGTAAAAAATTTGGAAGATTATTGGTTAAAAAATATTCCCACACAGATAAGCATCGTTGTATGAGATGGGAATGTTTATGTAAATGTGGAAATATCTGCTATCCAACTTCTGCCCATTTAACTACTGGCACTGTAAAGTCTTGCGGGTGTTTAGTCGCAAAGAGCAATCAAATTAAATTGGATAATATAAAACAGGATAGGGTTTTAAATAATAATTTAGCAAAACTACATCCTAACCTTTGTTTAATATGGGATTATAAAAAAAACAACAAAACGCCAGAAGAATTTACTAGCGGCAGTGGAGAAAAAGTGTGGTGGACTTGTGATAAACACGAGTCTTATCTACAAACTATATATGCTAAGTCTAAAAGGAATCATACTTGTCCAAAATGTAAGGTTTCCCATGGAGAAAGACGGATAATATCTATCCTAGATAAGTTAAAGATAGAATATTTATTTGACCAGAAAGAAAATAAGTATAAAGAGATAGAAGATTGTAAAATAGATTTTTACCTACCAAGGTTTGACCTGTATGTAGAATATCATGGGCGACAACACTATAAAGCTATTGATATTGGAGTATGGGGAATAAAATCCAAAGAAGAAGGTGAAGCTAGATTGAAGAAACAACAGATAAGGGACCAATTGGTCCGAGACACACTAGGTAACAAACTACTAGAAATTCCATACTGGGATTTCGATAATATTGAAACTTTAATTTTGGAGAAATTAGAATGGTTAAAAGAGAACTGAAGTTTAAAGACCTAAGCGAAGGAGAAATCTTTAAGCATAACGGTAGATGGCTAAAGAAAGTTCGTCCTCATGGATTGCTCTGGGCTCCAAAGAAGAACGCTACTGAAGTTAACACAGGAGATGAAGATTTCTTTGTAGATGATTCAACCCTAGTTAGCGTCGATAGCGAACTACCACAAGTAGACGAAGCCCCAGAGATGGAGCAGGTATTTGAACAAGGGCAACTTGAGTGTGAAGACCCACTTGGAGTAGAGAAAACCCCTGAAAAGTCAGACCTAACCTTTGACTATGGTAGTTCTGAAGAGGATTCTGAAAAGGGCTGTGATGAAGACTGCGATGAAGGTTGCGGGAGTTGTGACTAATGAATTTCAAAAACATCGTAGTCTATGACTGGGAGACAGACTCACCTAAACCTGAGACCTGCAACCCAGTCCAACTCGGTGCTGTAGTTATCAACCCTCGTAAGCTAGAGTTCATTAAAGGTGCTGAGTTTAACTCAGATATGAGACCTCTAGACATTGATGATGATGACTATTTCGACCGAAACAAAAGCACCATCGAGTGGCACTCTAGAATTTCTAAGTGTTCAACTGATGAGGTTATTGCAAGATGGAAGGCAGCTCCTTCACAAGAGTCGGTATGGCGTAGTTTCACTCAGTGGCTATCAAAGTATCACCTAAAGCAATCTCGTCAGTCTAAGTTCACGGCCCCTATTAGGGCTGGGTATAACATTCTCAAGTTCGATGATGTTATCACTCAGAGAATGGCCGAGAAGTATGGTGACGTTGAAAAGGATGGGACAATCAAGATTTGGTCACCTAGAGACCACATTGACTTGCTCCCTATGATGTTCTGGTGGTTTGAGAACCAAGAAAATCCTCAGAAGTATACTATGGATGTAATGAGACCCTACTTTGGCGTTAGCGCTGAGAAGGCTCACGATGCCCTTAAGGATGTATATGACGAAGGCCAGATACTAATTAAGTGTCTACAGACACAACGATGGCTGACTGACAAACTACTTACCCAAGGAAAGTTAGGTCCGAAAAGTGGAAAAGTTCAAGTTTAACTACTGTGATTGTGAATTTCCCTGCACTGGCAGCGGAGATGATTTGAAGATTATCTTCAATCCTAGTCTCGAAAGCATCCCTATGTACTGTGAAGCTACATGGGACTTGATTGGGTCTGGGAATACTAAAGGTGTCTTCCAATTAGAGTCTAGGTTGGGCCAAATGCTGGCTAAGAAGTTAAAACCTAGGAATATTGACCACCTATCGGCCCTTGTCGCCATCATGCGTCCAGGTTGTCTGGAAGCTATGCGTGATGGTAAGTCGGTTACCCAACACTACATCGACAGAAAGAATGATGAAGAAGCGGTGACGTATTTTCACCCCTCTTTGGAGCCAAGTCTACGTTCTACCTTTGGTGAAATGATTTACCAAGAACAAGCCATGCAAATAGCGAGAGACCTAGCGGGTTTCTCTCTGCAAGAAGCTGACGTTCTACGTAAGGCCATCGGTAAAAAGAAGGCTGACATGATGAATAAGGTTGAATATACCTTTATGGAGGGCTGTAAGTTCACTGGTGTTGTTCCTAATGATGTAGCTAAAGAAATTTTTGAGTGGATTCGTAAATCTCAGAGATATTCATTCAATAAATCTCACTCCGTTAGTTATGCTTACAATGCATACCTATCGGCTTATACCAAGGCACACTTTCGGCGTGCCTTTTTTACCTCCTATCTTTATTATGCAAAGGAAAAGATTAAACCGCATGATGAGGTTAGAGAGTTAGTTAATAATGCAAGGACTATGGATGTAGACGTATATCCTCCTGACTTGCGTAAGCAGAATGCTCACTTCGCCCTATTTGACCGCAAAGTATTCTTTGGTTTGGTTGATATTAAGGGTGTGGGTGAGTCTGCAATCACACGAATGACGAAGAAAATAGTTCAGGCAGAAGAAGAACTGGGTAGGCCAATCGAGGATTGGTGTTGGTCAGACTTCTTACTGTTCCTGTCCCAAAACATTAGCAAGACCGCTGTCGAAGCCATGATTAAGGTCGGGGCTTTACGATGGATGAACGTGTCACGTCAACGAATGTGGTTTGAGTTCGAGCAATTCTCTGCTGTCTCTGATAGGGAGCAGAAGTGGCTCAAAGAGAAGTATATAGATGATAGTCAGAGTGATATGAGCTGCTCTGAACTATTACAAATACTGTTGGACTCCCCTGTTGGGAGAAAAGGTGGTATATCCAATAAGAATAGGCATAAGAAGGTGGTTGGTATCAAGGCAATAGTCGATAAGCCACCATCTAGCCTAGAGGATACGCCTGAGTGGATAGCCTCTGTTGAAGAATCACTAATGGGAATTTCCATCACATGCACTGTGGTAGACTCGTGCGAAACGAGCGCTGCTAACACAACATGTAAAGATTTTAACAGTGGTACTAGTCGCAAAAACGGTATAATGATGGCTGTAAAAGTGGACGAGGTGAAAGAGATTACAACTAAGAAAGGGAAGAACCCTGGTCAGAAGATGGCCTTTCTTTCTGTTTCAGATAGTTATGGTGCTTTGGATTCTTGTGTCCTATTTCCTGACGAGTGGACTCAAAGTAGGGTGAAGCTGTTCATAGGCAACACTGTTATGCTTGGAGGCGAACGAGGTAAGGAAAAGGATAGTTTTATAGTTAATAAAGTTTGGCAAATTTAGTGAAACGACCTTGACAAATGGGTCGGTGGTGGCTATAATGCTACTATGAAGTGTGTTTTTTGACAATAACAATTTTTTGGAGGAACAGAACTAATGAATATCGTAGTTCTAAAAGGTAATCTCGCAAGAGACCCAGAATCGCGTGAAGTAACAGCAAACGGACGTACAACCACAGTGGTAAACTTTTCGATTGCAGTCTCTCGGTTCTTTAAAAAGCAGGATGGCACTAAGGATAAGGACGTAACTTTCATCGCATGTGAAGCATGGGATACTGGTGCGGAGACCATCGCTAAGTATGTGAAAAAGGGTGACCCCATCCTTGTTCACGGTTCGCTTAAGACCGAATCATGGCCTGATAAGGACAACCCAGAAAAGAAGCATTCTCGAACTAAGGTTCGCGTAGAACGCTTCGATAAATTGTATCGGGCTCCTAAGAATGAGGATGGCACCTATGTCAACTCCTCAGCAACTTCGGAACCTGTTCCTGCTAACGCTGGACCATCCGATACAGAGGGAGACGACATCCCGTTCTAATGGAATGTCGCTATAGTCCACAACAAGTTGACGACTTGGTCCATGAGAACATGGGCCTTGTCGTCTCTATTGTTAAATCCCTGAGACCCCCTAACGCAACTGAGTACGAAGAGTATATTCAGTTGGGTAGGATAGGGTTATGGAAAGCAATTCGCAAACATGACCCGAAGCTGGCTAAACTATCAACAATCGCATGGGACTACATTAGATGGGAAATTATTCGTTATATCAATAAGAGCGTTAAATATAACACCTTGATGAATAACCCAGATGCCCAATATAGACTTCAATGCGTTCATTCTGAACGAACCCAAGAGTTGTTTACAGACAGTGTTGCCGAAGCCATACCAAGTTCCCTTTCAAAATCTGAATGCATAGTAGTGGATATGCGTCACCAGGGATATACCTTCGAAGAGATAGGTAAAGAGCTTGGAGGTTATACACGAGGTTGGGCAAACAAACTATTCAAACTAGCAATAAAGAAGATACAAGATGCCAACGAAAACTAAGAAGCGTATATTGATGGTTAATGAAGGTGGTCATCTTCATACTGGATATGGCAACTACGGATTAGAAGTTCTAACCAGACTGTATAATACTGATAAGTATGAGATAGCTGAGTTTTCTAGTTTTACAACCATAGAACAAGCAAGAGACAACAAGGCTATTTGTCCTTGGAAAATCTATGCTAATGCTGTTCATAAAGATGACCCTAGATACGAACAAATGAAAGCTAGAGGAGATTGTTCCTTTGGTTCTTGGAGGTTTGAGAGGGTTGTGCTAGACTTTAAGCCAGATATTGTCTTTGACATACGAGACTACTGGATGCTTGCCTTTGAGAATGACTCCCCTTTGAGGGAGTATTTTCATTGGAGCATAATGCCTACTGTAGATTCTTCTCCCCAAAACGAATCATGGCTAGAAACCTTTATTCAAGCAGATAGTGTATTCACCTATTCTGATTGGGGAAAGGAAGTTCTAGAGGACGAAGGTGGAGGTAAGATTGAAACATGTGGAGTAGCATCTCCTGGTGTTGACCTCAATGTTTTTACCCCTACTAAAGATAAGAATGTCCATAGAGATAGTATGGGGTTGAGTGGAGACCTTAATATAGTAGGTACGGTTATGCGTAACCAAAAACGTAAACTATACCCAGAATTATTTGAAGCCTTTGCAAACTATATAGAAAAGTGCATCAAAGAAGGTCGTGAAGACTTAGCTAAAAAAAGCTACTTATATGTTCATACTTCATATCCTGATAGCGGATGGGAAATACCACAGCTATTAGCTAGGTATGGATTAAGCCATAAGGCTCTCTTTACATATCTATGTGGAAACTGCGGGTATTATTTCTCTTCCTTCTTCCAAGATGCTAGAACAGTATGCAAGAAGTGCAGTCATACCTCAGCTATGCTACCTAACTCAGCCAAGGGCTTAACAAGAAAGCAACTAGCTGATGTCTACAACCTATTTGACGCATATGTTCAATACTCTATCTGTGAGGGTTTTGGTATGCCTCAGGTAGAAGCTATTGCTTGTGGAGTTCCTATCTTTACCGTTGGCTATAGCGCCATGACAGAGATTGGGGTTAAGTCAGGAGGCTTTGTTGTACCCCCTAAGACTAAATTCTTAGAATTAGAGACAGGAGCTTATAGGGTATACCCTGATAATGACTATCTTGTTGACTCTTTGTTTAACTTCTTTATAAAACCTCTTCCTGCAAGGGCTAAGTTTAATTTCCAAGCAAGGCAAACAGCAGAAAAATTCTACGACTGGGATGTTACAGCTAAGATATGGGAAAACCATTTCGACTCTATTGAGCTAACCGGAAACCAAGGCAAGTGGGACACTAAGGTTAGTATCCACGAACCAGCCGAAAGCATTCCTCCTCAGCATGAAAACTGGAACAACGAAGATTTTGTAGAATGGTTAATCCTAGATGTTTTAGGAAGACCAGACCTAATTAATGGACATTATTCTATGGAAGCCTATAGAAGTCTTCATTATGGAATTAGAAAGGTCGGAGAAGAATATGTTAACATTACTAGACAAGACCTATTCAATGCAGCTAAGGCTAAGGCTAAGTTAAAAGCCCTAGCTGAAAAAGCTAGGATGGGAATGGTTACCGTTCTAAAGGAAGATTTTATCGAGGCTGCAAATGAGTAAGAATATTTTATTTATAGCGCCCTATCGACAGGGTGATGGTTGGGGTAAGGCTTCTCAAGATTTTGCCCTAGCTATGGAAACTACTAAGCATAATATTGCTATTCGCCCTATATATATGGACAGAGGTTTCTTTAAGCAAGAAGCTATAGACCCAAAACTAATAGAAATGGAAGGTCGTTCTTTTGATAAGTATGATATGGTTATCGAAAATGTTCTTCCTAACTACTATGAGAAAACAGAGGTTCCTACTCTGGCGTTTTTGTTCTTAGAGACAAACAATCTTGATAAAACCTTTTGGTATAGACCTATGTCTATCATGGATGGTATAATAGTTGCCTCTGATGCAGAGAAAACGACTGTTGACAGAGAAATCAATACACCTTGTTGGAACGTAGGTGGTCCCCTAGACAGCACTGTTGAAGATGAGGGCGACCTTGAGGGAATACCAAAGGACACTTTTAACTTCTACTTTATTGGAGAGAGTATTGATAGAAAGAACTTGGAGGCTTTAATTACAGCTTTCCATCTTGAGTTCTACCGTAGCGAACCTGTGAACCTTATCCTTAAACTAAATAAAAGTGGTATGGATTCTCGCACTCTAAGCCAGCATATGCAAAAAGAGATACAGGGTATAAAAAACAAACTACGCATCTACGAAGATAAAAATCTTTACAAGTCTGAATATCTTATTACAGATAGGCTGACAGAGAAAGAAATGGTACAGCTACATACGTCGTGCAACTGTTTTGTTATGCCTTCTAGAGGAGAGGCTTTCTGTAGACCTGCTGCTAGGGCTATGGTGTACGGCAACACTCCTATTGTTACAGACAATACAGGAATGACAGCCTTTATTAATGATGAAACAGGATGGGTTGTTCCATCGAAAGAAGTTCCTCTTGTTTCTAGGGATTATCCCCTAAAAGGAATATACACAAGTCGTGAAACGTGGTATGATATTGATATACTCGCTCTAGGCAAGGCTATGAGAGAGGCTTATACCTCAGACAGAACAGATAAGATTAAAGCAGGAATGGAAATGGCTAAGGCCCTAACTTATGAATCTGTTGGAAAAAATATAGAAAGGGTCATTGATGAGTACGACTCCAGTCAGTAATATACTACACAGAACATTAAACAAAAGAGATAAGCTCAACATACTATGTTTCTTCTTTGATGGGCGGTTTGAAGACGTTCTAGTAAAGACAGGTCATAATATCTACGGTGCGGAAAACTCCTTTATCTCTAACTGCGATAGAAATCCAAACCTAAGGTACTTGCCTGACAATATCTCTCAAGTAGAACAGGATATGTGCTGGGATTTAATTCTATATAACCATGAAGAATCTCAGTTCAATAACGCTAGAAAAATGAGTGCGATATTACACGTACCAGCTCTAAGAGTTGAGCACTTCCTTTCTGCCACAAACATACCAACCGAGATTACAGAAGACACGGTCTTTTCTCACTCTGTTGTCAAAAATTCTTATAAGGCAGACGGCGAAATTATTCGTTATGGTATTGAAGATTCAGGCGAATCAGAAGAAGAACGCGATATTGATGTGTTGATTCATGGTAACTTTATTCCTAGTGACTATCAAGCCGTAAGGTTTATTGAAGGATTAGACTACAATGTTGAGGTTTGGGGAGACAGTCCTGGTTTATCAGAACAGATTTCTAATGAAGACTTAGTAAGTAAGCTCAAAAAGACCAAGGTTTTTATCAACCTCTCAACTCAGGGCGGTGTTCCTTATAGTGCCTTAGTTGCTATGATGTCTGGGTGTGCTATTATTTCTAATAAGACTGAAGCTACAGAGGGTGTCTTTACTGATGACTTTGCTATCTTAGTCAAGACACTTGAGGATTTTGATGTGTCGCTAAACCATATTCTGTCCACTGATTGGAAAAATATGGGAAAAGCTGCTAGAAAGGTAGCCCTTGAAAACTTTAATATCGAAACTAATGCTAAGTTATGGGACAAAAAACTAAGACAAAAAAGTGAAGAGGTTTATATAAGATGAAGATTCAAATAACTAAGGAACAACCTGCTACTAAAGAGCCTGACGTAGTACCTGTTCATCCAGACGAGATAGATATTGTTGAAGATGGTAGCTGCGAACTAATTAGGTTAAGTCAAACCCTTGACTATTGCCCAACTCCAGTTCGTAATGAACTATTCGAAAAAGTCCTCAAAAAAGTAAGGTATGAAGGTACTGTTTGCATCTCTGGATTAGACATTATCTCTTTTGGACTAGGTATAGCCAATGGTAAATATGATATTGATGAAATAAACCTTCTTTTGTTCTCAGGAGGGCAGTCTATCTCAGACTTAGGAACAACTAAGGCTATTTTACTACAAAAAGATTTTGTTATCAAGAAGACTAGGTTCGATGGGGATATGTACTTCATTGAAGCTCAGAGACCAGGACCATCAAATGAGTAAAACTAAAGAAACTAAAGACACTGTATGTCAAGGATGCGTCTTTATTAGTGAGTCTAATAGGTGTGAGGCTCACATGCTAAGCTCTGCTGAAAACGCAGGTCTTGACGTTGTAGAATGTTGGAATGAAGAGGGTGAGTTTAATGTCATTCCAGGACGAAAGTGTACTATGAAAAGACCTGCTTCTTGGGCAGCGAAACAAGGTGTTGATATTCGAAATAGTGATGTTGTACAGACCCCTCCAAGCACTAAAGAATTAATAGCTTATGCTCAGGCCGAGATGAAAGTAGATTTCTCTGCTATGGTTGTATGTCAAAAAGATACTACTATTGAAGACATCGCCCAAACACTACAAAGCCTAGTCGCTCAAGAGCATGAACCTGTATTCGTTGGGGTTGTAAGAGAACACGCATGTAAGGTTGACCCTAAAGACATCTTTTTACTTATTAATGCTATGGGATTCGATGAATGGAAGATTGAAAACCCTGTAGATGGAAGAAATGGTAGAAAAGCTGTTGAAGGTATCTTAAAGTTTAAATTAACCACCTATTTTGCCACCTTTAAGGCTGGTCGTAATGTAGATGAAAACTTCTTCTCTGATTTAAACTATAAAATTACTAGAGAATGGTTTACTTTTGCTATTATCAAGAACGACAAAGACCCTATTGACGGGGTCGTGGTCCCTAGTCTTATTTACAAATACTTTGGAAACAACTTCGATAAGCTCGAAGAAATAATAGAGGAAGAGGCTCAAACATGTCAGGGAATACTGAACATACAGCAGATAAACAAGACATTCCAGTAATACTACTGGTCCATAGAGCAAAAGCAGGGTTGATAAAACAAACCTATGAGAACCTAATGATTATTTCCTCTGGAGAAGGTAGTGCGGCAGAATTTTTCCAAGCAAATATCAAAGAGGATAAGGCAGAAGCTCTCTATGGTTTTCTTTCAGAGCATGACTACCTAGCTACAGAAGACGCTATAGAAAAAATAGCAAAACTTCTTATCGAAGACCCATATATAGGAGCAGTATATTGCGACGGAATAATTAGGGCTCATAATGATACTCCTCAAATATTCCCTCCTTTTTCAAAGGAATCCTATACTACTTGTATTATTAACACTCCTTTGTTCGCTCAACATAACCTTTTACAAGAATGGGACGAGGAGCTAAACTCTACATATTTTTATGACTATTATAAGAAACTTGGTGCTACTACACTAGTAGGACATATTCCAGAACAACTAATTTTAACAAAGTATAATCCTACATCGTCAGAAGAAATTCAAAAGGTAAGAGAAAAGCATGGGTAAAGCTAAGAGAAATGTTGCTGCTATCTCATCACCCAGTAAGCAAAAATATAGTATTATCATACCTGCTGCGGGTCAGGGACAACGAATGAAGTCGTATGGAGCTAAGCCTCTTATAAAACTTGGTGACAAAACGCTTATTCAACACCAACTAGATAGAATTAAGAAAGCTTTTACTCAGTATAAAGTTACTGTTGTAACAGGATTTCAATCTACTAAGGTTGAAAAGAACCTTCCTAAAGGCATAGACCATATAGAAAACCCTTACTACGAACATACAAATGTAGCATATAGCATTTCTCTAGGTATGAGTCGTGCAGAAACAGAGAATGTTCTCATCATCTATGGAGATTTGGCGTTTAATAGGGCGGCTTTGAAACTGCCTCTTATGGGAGAATCTCTTATCTCTATAGACACCTCTGGGCAGATGAAGAAGGATGAGGTTGGTTGTGTAGTTCATAACAATCTCGTAACCAATATGATGTATGGCCTTCCTCTTAAATGGGGTCAGATGATGTTCTTAACAGGCAAGGAGCTGAAACTCTGGAAGGAAATAGTAACAAGTCAAGACTGTTCCAAGTGGTATGGCTTTGAGGTGTTGAATGAGATAATAAACAGAGGTGGAAGCCTTAGGGCATTTACCCCTAAAAATGCAGTAAGCACAGATATAGACACATCTAAAGATATAGAAAGAGCAAGAAAAATATGCGAACTATAGTAACCATTTATTCAGATTCTCAGCCAGCAGATGGGATTATGTCTACCCTATCTGCCTTAGACGCTAAGAATGAGAACTTTAGGGTAGTAGACTGGAACCCTAATGTTAAACCAGCCTTTGATATGTTTGCTGAGCTTAATCCAGACCTTATTATTTCGGACGCAACCAATACCCCTAACCTATCTGGAGCCCTGAAGGAGTATAGTTGTAAGACAGTAGTCTGCGGTAGTATGCCGCCAGCGAGTTTGGAGCCAGACCTTCTTCTCCTGCCTGAATCTATTCCAGAAATGATAATAAAACATTGTACCCTTCCATATTTACAGGTTAAAAACGCTGCAAATTATGCTAAGTTTAGAGGGGGCAAACGAGATAGAAAAAAACAAGCAGACATCTTGTATTTTGCTAGTCATAAAGAGGCTCAGAGTCAAGAAGCAGACATATTAAGCATATTGTCTGGTCTACCTTACAGTTTTCGCGTCGTTGGACACAAAAGACCCTTACTACAGTATGTTGGGGCGACAACACTACAAGAAACTGCGGATTTCATGGCTTCTTCTAAAATAGTTATTGATATTGGGGGTTTTCAGCTACATGACATAGCTATGCAAAAGGGATTTTGTCTTTCCAATGTTGAAAATGGCCTATATCCATGCTTACACAGTCTTGACCCTGAAAAGATAGAAGAACAGGTCGAAGACCTTCTTTCTCAGGACAAGAAGCGAGATTCAATTGCTAAAAAAGCCTATAAAGAGACAGTGTCTAAGGATACTTACTTTCATAGGTTATCAGAGGCATTTATCCTACTAGGGTGGGATGATGAGGCTAAAGAAGTAACAAAAACACTAAAGGAATTGACTGAATAATGATAAGAGCAGGCTTCTTAATAGATGCACTGGGTGCATCGCAGCAATCTATAGCTTTAACGTCCCAGATGAACGAACTGATGGCTCAGAAGGCGAATTACAGCATGTGTCTGTTCTACAGAAACTATGACAGGTCGCTAATTTCTCCTCATTTTGCCATGTTTAGCGAATATGTGGCATGGTCCTTTAGCGGGATAGCTATTGCCACCGATATTAAATCAGCAAAGACGCTTTTGAAGTGTCCTGGCCCCAAAAAGAAGTTCTTCTATGTGTGGAGTACTGAGTGGGCTTTTAACAACAGGTTGAGTTATTCAGACTTAGCCAAAGTATACCAAGCGGACGATATGCAGTTAATAGTGAGGAGTGAGTCGCACTACGACATCGTTTCTAAGCTATGGCAGAGGCCCGCAAAGATAATAGAGGAGTTTAACTATGAGCAAGTTGCCGATTTCCTTACAGAAGAAAGCCAAGGACTATAAAAACCTTAGTGATGCAGCGAAAGAGAAGCTGTTGAGGGAACTTTACGTAAACAGGGAGATGAGCTACCCACAAATAGCTGAAGTTGTGGATTCCTACGCTAAGAAGGTTAGTCGGGACGCCAAGAAGTTGGGTATTGAGTCTCGTACACTAGCAGAAGCACAAAGTCTGGCTCTAAAAACTGGACGTAGGACTCATCCTACTGAAGGTAAGGGGCATAGTGAGGAGTCTAAGTTGAGAATTAGTGAGAAAATGGCCTCTACATGGGACCAATTAACAGAAACAGAGAAGGAACATCGCTCTCAGATTGGTAAAGACCACTGGAATAGCTTCTCAGAGGAGAAAAAGGCCGAAATGAGACAGGCGGCGGGCGATGCCGTGAGACAAGCCTCAAAAGATGGGTCTAAATTGGAAAAATTTATCTACGAAACCTTGACAAACGCAGGAATCGTCGTAGAATTTCATAAGGAGAGGATGGTTGTCAATCAGCGACTACAGGTTGACCTTTTCCTGCCTGAGCTTAATACTGCTATTGAAGTAGATGGCCCATCTCACTTTAAACCCATATGGGGACAAGAGACATTGGACCGTAATAGACGGGCTGATAACCAAAAGGCGGGTTTGATACTTGCTCAAGGTTGTTGCTTAATAAGACTTAGGCAAACGCAGTCCTTATCTCAACACTATAAGAGAGAGGTTGCGAAGAATTTACTAGAAGAAGTACTGAAGATTAAGAAAAAGTTCCCTGCTAGGGGACATCGTTTAATTATTATTGGAGGTGAAGAGAATGACGAAGAATAAAGACGACGCTGTTTTGGATGATTTCGATTTGGACCAATGTGAACCAGTTGAAGAGGAAGAAGCTCAAAGTATCGACCTTGAGGGTGAGGAGAAGATGACTCCTGTTCATCCTAATTGGACACAATATGTGTTGGACCAACTTGAGGACCATGAGAAGGTGGGGAATGCCCCAACAACTGATGGGCTTAGGCGTATTTGCGAGCGTGTGTTTGGTGAGATTATTAGTAGTGAGACAAGGATTCTTCAGTGTCCTACTGTAGAGAACCAACGTCATGCTAGTGTGACAGTAGAACTTCTTATTAACAGATATGGCGTTCCCCCTGGTATGAATCCAGAGAGGGCGGTCATGGGTGCTGCTGATGTCTATTGGGGCAACACAGAGGCTCCTTATTGTAACCACTCAGTTGCTACTGCCGAAACTAGAGCAGAGGGACGAGCGATACGAAGAGCAATGAGATTGACGAAAGTCATTGTTGCAGAGGAGAACAGCGCGGTTGTTGAACATGACTATTCTGACAAGTCCGAGGCATCGCCTCAAGCTGATGGTTTTGTTAGTGTGGCTCAGGTTAACAGTGTGGGAGTTGTGTGTAAAAGACTTAACGTAAATGTTGATAAATTTGTCAACAAAGAGTACTCTTATGCACATAATATTAGAGAGGTTAAGTACACCGACTTCTTTGATTTACTAGCCAAGCTAAATGGCTATCAGGGTGAAGACGGTATTGGTATCCCAGAAGACGTAGAGGGATACAACGAAGATTGGCGTTCTAAATAGGGAACAATTTTATGAGTAAGATGAAGGTAAACTACAAGGCGAAACCAAACCTAGTTATTGAGTTTGAGGCCGCAGGGCAAAAAGAGTTGTTTGAAGAGATGGCTGGGTTGCAAGAAATCCTTAACCATAGCTGTCAACGAGACGGATGTAAGGGTAAGGATACTAAGCTCCATTACGCTGTCCGAGAAGTTGAAGGCAACAAGTTCTACGAACTAAAATGTGAGTGTGGTGGAGCCCTGGGCTTCGGTTCTCACAAGGTTGGTGGAACACTATTCCCACAGAAGAAAGACCAAGAGGGAGAATGGCTTCCTTACAACGGTTGGACCAAGTGGAACAACGAAACTAAGAAGAGAGAGTAACACACTATCTCCAAGAGTGTTTAAGGGTGGTAGGGCTTATGTCCTACTGCCCTTTTTTTATGTACCAAAGGGATGGGCGGTAAAGTTTCCGTTTGTACAAAAAGCCCCGCCGTTCCAATTCATCTGAAACGAACCCCCTGTTAAGTCTATCGCCCCGCTACAACCACCTGGGATTGCAGTGGGATAACTAGCAGAAGCCGTAATAGCTGAGGCTCCTGGGTGACCACTACAAGCTCCTGAAGCAGCTTCTCTTAATTTAAACAATATATTACAACTAGTTTCATGTACCAGTAAATGCATTTGTTTATTGTCGAATATTCCACTACAATTACCAGGAGAGCTATAAACATCACTAGAAGAAGACCATATTTGATAGTCCGTTCCACCACAAGTTGCCGCTCCTACATAAGTTACAGGAAGTCTAACATTCATTATAGTAGCACAGTCCGAACAACTATTGCTACCAAACCCTATTCCTTCTACGTCAAAAGTTTCGGGAAATGTGCAACTACAAATAGTAGGAGGCCCACCTCCTCCCCCTTCACAAGAAGGACACGATGGGCAAAATGATATTCCTTCATTTCTCATTATAATTCCTGAGTCATCATTATATATCCAAGGTCCACCAGTTGGCATAATTAAGCTCCTGAACAGTCTACTATTGGCACTCTAACTAAACAACCATCAGTATCTACACCCAAGACATAAGCAACCCCAGTACCACTAGCTATTGGGGCACTATTAACATCTATTCCCATTACAATGCTACAGGCATCTGAACCAGTGTCTGCTACTAATCCTGCTCCAAGCTCAATATTACTTATCAAGTTAGAGGCTGAAACATCTCCAGAACTAATACATGTATTGTTTTGAGTAATGCTTAATCCTGCGCCAATTTTAATTTCACAATCATTATCCCCATCTTCTACATGTAAACCCCCATGAAATTCGATAGCATTCATTAGACCAGGATTAGCAGATAAAGTTCCTGTTAAACAACCGCTTCCTGTGGAAGGGGTAAATCCAGCATTAAGAACAATGCTTGATGGGTTACAACAAGCATCCACCCCAGTATCAACAGCAAAATTGTTAACAAGGTCAAGGCCCTTTCCTACAACAATATGTCTAACGTCGTATGCTGTTAAACTAGACTCACCAACCGTTGCTCCTGTTGGACAGCCAGTTCCATCATAAAAAGTAACACCCTTCTGGGGTTGATTGACGATATTATAACTACAGTCTTCAGCGTCATAATCAGCCATGATAGTGTCACCAGAGCAGGCTGTAACACCAATAAGATTGTCTACATAAAAGGCTGCATCAAAAGGATTTCCACTACAATCATATCTTGTTGTATTATCTGTAAGATGACATAGTGCTGAGCCACCAGGGCATAGGTCTTCTTGCAATATACCATGAACCAATGTATAGGCTGGTGGAGATACCCAAACAGCCCTATCCCTATCGTAACGTAAGTCGATTGGTGCTACGGGCCAAGTCTGAGGCTGTCTCAAGTGGTCATCAAGAAATTTACACTCTAGATTAGAAGAAGTAAAAGTTCCAGTGCTTGCATTGGCATAAGTATCTGCTTTATTCGGTACAGGAAAACCATCTAAATCATAGCCCCACGCCTGCATTAGAATAGGTCCACGAGTAGCAAACATTCTATAGTCGTCTTGATAGTCCCCGCTCTCTTGGCTTGCATTGTCTACATATCCCTGAATGGGCATCACCATACTAGACGCTGGTGGACCATCACCAGTACCAGAACCTTGACGACCAATAATCTCTATATGATGACCACGGTCAGTAGTATCACTCCTGTTTGTAGAAATCTGACTTCTTTGTTTACCAGCAGGATTAGTGAATGGGTTCAAGTAATCAATATCAATAGTTGGATTGTATTCGTCCAAAGCTCCACCAGCAGCACCTTGTTTATCCATTGGTGGCTGAGCCCTACGAGGATGACCAGAGGTACACCCAGCATCAGGAGTAGCATACTGAGGAAGACCACCATCACCATCCATAGAGACAGGCATAATCAGTCCGTCCCAAGACATAAAGGCTTTTGTATCATACCTAGCGAACTCTGTTACCATTTCTCTAGCTGATTCGTCTGCTATATTAGACCTTCTAAAGTTTGTTCCAGTACCCCAAGGGTTTGAAGAACCAACCAAGACTACGTGAGGGGTTGATGATTCTTTTGAACCATCTTGGTTTAATCTTATCCCAAAATTATTCTTTCTGAATGTAGCAAGATTTTGAGATGATTGACTCCTAGCTTTTATTCTTTGTCTATTAAAAGCTCTCATCTCTTTACTAGCATTTAACCGATTTTGCCCTGCTGCTTTTAGTCTATCGGCATTATACTTAGCGAACCTGCCAAACTTAGGGGTATAAGTCCTCATTGTATAGGTTGTGGTAAACCCACTAACACCCACACTAGTGGTTACCCCTGTAATATTAGGCCCGTATGTGCCGTCCCATGAGCCAATAGTAGTACTGACATACTGACCATAAGAACCACCCGTAACAGTAAGAGTTCTATTCTCATATAGGTTGTTTCCACCACCATTAAAAGGACCGGCTCCAGCGAATCCATTTGCAGCGCTTGCAGATAGAAGCTCAGCACCAATCGGAACAGTTGGATAACCAGGGATGTTTAAACTACCCTTCTCTCCAACCTGCATAGAGGTAATACCCTCTGTGGACAGTAGTCCACCAGCAGTATTCATACCAGAGTAACTACCGTATGACCAAGGAACAAGACCTTCTTCGTGAACTACATTTGCTTTTCCTGCAACAGTAGAAGAACCATAAGGACCATATTTCAAAGCATTACTCTTAATGCCAACAGCCGCAGCAATAGGCATTTTTGACTTATATCCATATTCCCCATATACACCTCGTCCACCAACCTTTTTCAGTGCTTCTTTCTCTCTTTCTGCCATAGCAGCCTTAGCTACCTCTGTTGAGTTTTCGATAGCAGGAGCCCAATCTATTAACTTTCCTTCTCCTTCGTCCTCAACGTCGTCAACATTACCAGAAATAGTTAATATAGCTCGGGGAGAAGCAAGGGTGTATTTGTTAGTATAAACAAAGTCAGCTTCTATCTGAGCTTTGACCCACAAGTCTTTATTGACCGCATCTACTACGAACTCGTCAGGATTAAGAGAAGCAAAATCTGTCTTATCTGCACTATCAAACCTCACAAAATTCATAAACCTACCATCTTCATGGCGAAAATAATCAGCAGCAACAGAAGGATTAGTTATTCCTATTACAGTAGACAGTTCTGTCCAACCACCATCACTAGGTTCCTCACTGGTTTGAATCTCCCCACCCCATCCAACAAAAGCAGCATCTTGACTGGTTGCTATATATCCACAAGAATTAGGGACTAGAACTTGAAACTTCTTGCCGTAAAATTCGGTAGCATAATTATGAACAAAATCAAAAACCTTTTGTAAAGCCCATCTCAGCTTATCATCATCTACATCACCAGCTTTAAACTGCGCCCCACCAAGATTAACTATATCAGTAGCCTGAATTTCATCAACAGGGATTCCAGTTAAAGCCTGAAGCATGTCTAGTCTAATTTTACCCTTACCATAACCATCAGACCCAAACGCAGTATATAAATCTGTAGCGACCTTCATTGCCGAAGCACCAACCCATATTTCCATACCCCCAAGAGCAGCTCTTAGCTCTCTTTCAGTAATAGTAACTGAGCTAACACCCATAGCTAAACCATAATCAGCAAGCTGAATGTTTAAATTTGTAATATCTGCTTCAAATTGCCAATTACCACTAGCATCTCTAGTTGGGACAATAACATTTCCGTCTGAGTCTAATCCAAAATACGGAAGAACAACCTCATTACCAGGACCAACCCCATTTTCAGTTTCGTATATATTCTGCTTCTCTCCACCAACAATTAACTGTTGGGTCTTCTCATTGCGAAGCTCTCGACCCACTTGATTCTTAATGGTTCCTGAGCCAACAGCATCAGTAATAGTTATAAACTCTTCAATAGCACCGAATAATGGTTGAGCATCACGGTCTGACGTGCGAATTTTGATAATCTTAACTATGTCTTGACTATCAACCACAGTATTTGTCCAACTAGCACCAGTTGCATCAACAGGCACCAGCTCTACATAATAATCGTGACCGGAGATTCCAGTTACTTGAGAAATAAGTTCTTGCAGAGAAGAGGCTACCCCGTTCATTCTAATCTGAGCTGGAAGAGTTGGTACTTCTGAGAAGTCTACCACATAGTGGGCTTCATTGGTGGCGTTTTCGTCTAAAAGGCCCATACCTGAGGTAAGACCAGTGACACCTGAGTAGCCTGTATTAGATGTTCCTTTGAATGCTATATAACCTGTAGAGAATACTCCCCCAAGGGCACCTACAGTACTGGAACCACTTAGAAGAACCTCTGCGCCCGCTCGAATGTTATTCCAGGGCATACCATTAGAGTCAACATCAGACCCACCGAAACCTGCTGCTGGTGAACCAAAGATAGTGCCGTCTACGCCCTGAGCAAGGGGACCGCAATTAGCTGAGAGAGCTTCCATGAAACCGTAGGCATTAACGATATTGTCTAAGCCTGTTGTAAAGCCAGCATATTCATTGATAACTACCTGGGTGGCGGCTAGTAGCTCTCGGGGGTCTTCTATCTTAACAACATAAGCATTGTTATTAATCATAGATTTGACAGGCAGGCCAGTATTAAGAGAGCGAATATCTGTCTTAGACCAGTCTGAGATTAGACCACTAAATTCAAAATCACCCACTCTAAAGTAAACTGGGGCACCAACAATATTGTTCTCTTCTCCAATAAAGCCTGGGTCTGCACCTGTCCACGTCTGTTGGTTTAAGGAGCGGTCGTAGTATTCTTTACTTCCTCCGCAAGGGTCTTGGATTAGCTGAACTGTTAGCTCAGACTTCTGCTCTCCCCAACCTGCGCCTGCATCAAACGATACGACACTACAGCCCAAGAATAGGGTCTGAGTAATCCCTCCGAAGACGCTCGCTGGCGTACATGTATTTTTTACTGGTAGTACCATTATTCCTTAGTTTCCCTTATTAACATACTGTTGTGCTGCCAGTACCAGAGCATTCCTGATATGTCCAGCCAATATTCCTACTATATCGTCCTTGTTGTGCGACCCAAGATTCATTATCTTGATGTTTGAATACTTGGTCAGCAGCGTCCGTTAGCTCCGTTTGGAACTCACATAAAATGTCTGCTACTCCAGACTTAACTTGGTCTCTATAGGCATTCCAGAGAGTAATAGAGCATCCTGTTGGAGGGTCAACGAGAACCTCAATGGAAACGTCTCTCTTCAACTCAGTGGTTGTACTTATCTCCTGCAAGACTGGACCATTAGGTCTTCCTAAGACAGGAATAACAGCAAAGACATCTGTGTGATTGGAGTCATTCACCGTAATAATTTCACTTAGTACGCTTCCACTTAAAGAACCTGTTTCAAGCAGGAAGCAAACTCTGTTGTCGTACTCATATGTATAGTTTATTGCACCCTTGGCCTTAGCGTGGGCGATTGTATAGCTTAGGGCGTCTGTGTGTAATGACCTATTCAAAGAGAGTGGGTCTGACACGGCTTTAGCTCTGGCATATAGCCTATTCTGTACTGTTGACCAGTATGAGGAGGCATTGGCATATTTATCTGTGGTAATAGTAAAGTCACCTGGGTCAGTACCATAGTCTCTCACTTCCAACCCTTGAATACTACCTTCAACTCTAACGGTAGTGTTAGGACTAGACTTAGCTGTCGTTACAGTGACGGTAAAGTCTTCCGTTGCCCCGGCAGAAGCTAATCCTGAGATACCAGTATTAACTAATAGCCAAGTCTCTGTTGCTGCAAACGAACCATTAACCTCATCCTGATTGTTGGTTCTCATATGGCTGTAGACGCCTAAATCACCAACGTCTACATTAATAACACCGCTAGCACCATCGCTAATTCGAGTTGAATCATAACCTAGTCTCGGAATAACCCAGTCTCTAGCCTCTTCCCACCCATCACTACTGTATCCACCACTACCTGTACCAGAACACATAGCGATACCTTCTGCTGAAAGCTCATGCGTTAATACTAAAGCATAAGGAGTAGCGTCTTGTCCTGTATCAATAGTCTCTGTATACTGACTGTATTCATCCGCAAACTCTAAGCTCCAAGACTCACTAGTAGCTTTTACATTCTCTGTATAGTTAGTAGACTCACCAACTTCAACAGCGAACTGTAGAGTTATTGTAAACTCAGTAGTTAGTGTCCAATTGTTATTGCTCGTACTAAACTGAGGAGGTGTTACAATCTTAGGATATGCCCTAACAATATCTACAGCCCCACACTGAACTAAGAATAATTGACAATCATCTTTAAAAGCATCTCTTAGGGCATCAATCCTAGTCTTAAGGTTTTCAATACCCGCATCGCCCTGAAGATTGTTTGACGCTACTATAGTACCTGTAATTGTGACAGATGTAACCTCTTGAATTGGAGAATCATCACCAGACCTAGTTATTTCCTTAGAAATCTCGATAAAAGGAACGGGCGAAAATGAATACGCTCCGTATGTCATCGTTGTTGTTGCTGCCATTATATTGTTCCTTCTTGAGTTTCACCAGTGATTGGGTTGATACTATTTCCAAGAGCTTCTCTTACCTGAGTAGCAATCATATCTTGAATTGGTTCCTCGATGTTAGCAAGAGCCTCTGCTCCGTTAATATTCACGTTGACCTGAACTGGTGCAATCTGTACCTCTATGGTTTCTGGAATGGTTAAGTTGGCTAGCGTCTGAGCTGCCTGATTCAAAGTAGTTACCGCCTGAGTAAACCCATCTAGAGATGGAACTACTGTAGCTAGTTGAGCAGTAGCAGTAGCAAAGCCATTTAGGGCTGTTTGAGAGGAGGCGTCTAGCTTCATCTCTGATTGTGTTCCTCCAGCGCTTGGTGCAGAGAAAGGAAGGTTTTCTTGGGAACCATCAGCAAATCCACTTACTTTCTTACCTCTATTCATTGCTTGTAGCACTGCTAGGTTAGCCTGAACACCCTTCTTGTTCACTACGAACTCTCCTGGTGTTAGCATTGCGGGAATACTATCTGTATTTCCAATACCTGGAACTCCACCGCCTGTGTTATAGGCAGACCTTCTACCTCCTGGGCGGCGCTTTTTAAATACAGGGGTCTCCTCAGGTTTAGACCTAGAAGTGGCTACTGGTGTGTTATACAGAGATGTATCACTACCAAAACCCCTAGCTCTTATTCTTTGTTGAGCCTTTATAGTAATCCCATTGCTGCTTTCTTGAGAAGCTTGAAACTGCTCAGCGTGCTTGGCTTGAGATTCTCGTAGTTTGCTAGCTAATGCCCACTGCCCATCTTTTTCTAAGCTTGCAACAATTGAGGCTATTCTGTCGCTGTTTCTCTTACTAGGTCCAAAAGTAGCTAGTTGCCTTAACTCAAATCTAGCATTATCAATGGAGTTACGAGTTCTTGTTGCTTCTGCGGTTCCTTTAACGCTTCTGTCTTGAACTGCTTGTCTAGCTGCAACCTTCGCGTCAAACTTCGCTCCTATTTTATCAATAAGTCCTTTGTGTCCGTTTTCTCTTTCTTCTCTTCTCTTTTTTACACTTTCTGGTTGGACAAACCTAGGCCCAGTTCTTCTGTTTGTGCTTACTCCAGGAGTAAGACCCCTTCTTCCTCTAGCCCTACTAGCACCACCAGCAGTTGGTCCACCAGCTTTTGCAATGCGAGCAGCAGTTCTGTCTGCACTTGTTGCCTCAAGAGGTAATCCTAGTGCTTTATTTGCTCTTTGAGCAGCCTCATCAGCGCCAAAACCCTGAAGGGCTTTGTCTACCGGGGTAAGACTTTCTATATTAGCTTTTCTAGCAGCTATAGTCGCAGCTCTATCGGTTCTTTTCTTTTCATTCTTAGCTATTAGAGCTTCTCTTTTTTTCTGGGCAATCTCTTGAGGTGTCAATCTTTTACGATTAAAGCTTACTCTTGAGTTGTTACTATTACTATTCTCTTCTTCAAGAGCTTTGTCAATCTGAGCCCCTAAGTGCTGAGGCCCTTCTCCAGGAATAATTTTATTGGCTCTTCTTTGAGCTTCTTGTTCAGAAACACCGTCTTGCCTTGAGAATCTACGAACTATCTCATCTCTACGCTTCTTATCTTCTGCCCTCTTAATATCTTGATTAGTAGCAGTGCTTGGGTCTAAACCTAAGCTTTTAGCTTTAGCATTCCTTCGACCTCTTGCCCCAAATCCACCGGAAGGACCATAAACATCTCCTCGTCCAAACCCATTTTGAACAATAGATTGAGCGTGTGAGGCAAAGAATCCTTGACCAGGGCCTGAACTTTGGGTTTGAACTTGGTCTGACTTATCCTCTTCAGGGTCATTAAAACCAAACAGTTTTCTACCTGCATTAAAAAGACTGCCTAATAATCCGCCACTAGCTAATCTTACTCCTCCGCTATTGATAGCACTCAGTAATCCACTATGCCTATTGGCAGCAGTTTTGTTTACTACGAACTCACCAGGGGTAAGTTTAGCATTGACAGTGTCTGTGTTTCCCGCACCAGGAACGCTACCACCCTTGTTCAAATGCAACCTAAAGATGTCAGGGTCTGTGTAATTAATAGGAGAAGCAGGAGTAGGTGCCGAAGCTGGGTCGTACCTTAAGACTCCTGTCGTGGGAGTATGGGCCTGACTTGCTAATTGAGTAGGAGTTAAGGAGCTGTTTTGCCTCTTTTGTATGGCTTTATTTTCTGCATCTCTAAGCTGATTTCCTTTTTTAACCACAAGACGTTCTGCATCTAATTCTTTTTGGCTTGCGATAGTGGCTTGATTACGAGCCTTATACAAAGCTTCTTGAGCAGCAGCAACGGCTTCTGGGTCTTTACTTCTTTTTATGTTTGCTATCTCGTTCGTAGCATCTTTTCTTACTTGAGCTTTTGCCGCTGCCTTTTGAGAGAAATCTAATCCTTCTTCTTGAAGTTCTCTTATCTTTCTCCTTCTCTTGTTCTGTTGAACTACAGTTCCTCCTTTCTTCTCAGTTAAAGCATCAGCTTCTTTAAACTTTGCATCAGCTTTATCCGTAAGTTCTTTTTCAGAAGCAGTCTTTCTAGTTAAAGGCTCTAGTTTTGCAATACGAGCTTCCTCAGCTCTAGACAAGGGTTTCTTTGCCTTATCTAATTTAGTCTCAGCAGCAAGAACCCTTGCGTCTGCCGCATCAGTATCTGACTTAGCTGTGCGAAGAGCGCCTTCAGCCTCTTTAAGAGTTTTCTTGGAGGCAAGAGTGCCGTCTTCATCTATTTTACCTGCTTCAAGAGCTTTCTTTCTTTCCGCAGCATCTAATTTAACAGCAGTCTCAAAAGCCGTAACCCCAGCAGCAAAAGCACTAGTAGTTTTATTCCATACCTCAGGAAGTTTACCAGCCATATAATCAGCTTGAGCCTGTTGAGCTTTTCGCTGTATCTCAAAGACAGCTTTCATCTGAATTATAAGCTCTTTTTCTCCAGAAGTTTCACCTTTATCTGTGCTAGCTAATCCCTCAATCGTTTGACCGTCACCAAGGTCTATATCAAGACCCCTAGTTACAGGACCAGCAGCCCTAAGCCTAGCATCACTAATAATCTTTCTTGTCACCTTAGCCTCTTCTGGGCTTTGCAATGCTGCTATCTGCTCTAATCTCTTAGTTGCTTTAGCAAGAGCTGGTCCTTGAAGTTGTTCTCCAGCCCTTAGTCTACCGGCAAGGTCTACTTCTCTTGCTATTTCCCTTCTTTGAAGAGGGTTTGCCTCAGCTATTTCTTGAACTAAATTCTTCGCTCCAGCTCTACGATTTTCAATCTCTGCAAGTTTTGATTGAATAGCAGTAAGTCTTACTGTTGACTTAGCCATTAAACCTAAAGCTTTATTGTTTGCATTTAGAGCTTCAGAATTAAGTCTTTCTTCCTCTGCTAATGCATCAAGAGAAGCAATGGTGTCTGCGCCCTGAGCATCCCCACCGGCTAGAGCTAACCTACGAGAATCAATACCTTCTTTTTCTGCTTCTAATTCAGCAATTCTGGTTGTAATACCAGCTACTCCACCAAGAGGATTAGCCCCACCTCTTGCTTGAAGTCTAGCTAGCTGGTCATCTTCTGGTCTTGCTTGTTGGTCAATAGACAGGATATTCCCAGCAGCTTTATCTAAAACAAGAGCGTTCTTAGCTGTGTTTAGTAGAACCTGGTCTTGAGCAGCATTAACTTTATTCTGCAAGGCAATAAAATTATTTAGAGATGTTTCATATTGAGAGTTCAAAGTAGCCAATGCCTTAACAAAGACTTGTCCTTGCTCAGCTATCTTCTTTGCTAAAGGAGCTAATACTCCTGTTAGGTCTCCATCATTTAAGAAGCTTTGTATTCTTTCTGTGTCAAAAGTTCCTCCTTCAGACTGCCTAGAAGCAAGAGCCCCTTCAAGATTTTGCCTAACTATCTTCTGTAGTTGTTCTGGCAGTGAAGAGAGAGCCCCACTAGAGTCTATATTATCTATAATCTGTGCAGCATTTAGTTTTTCTCCACCGGAAACAGCGCCAAGGAGGGCTTCTTTCATAACCTCTTCTATTTGGCGACTTCCAACAATGCCTGCTTTTAGGTCTTTCTCTAGTTGAGTACCAACAATACCTGTTGTTCTAGCAAAGTTTTCAAAATTCTTAGCTATCTCTTCTGTGCTTTTAGTCAAGGGCGCTTCGAAAGGATTCACAGCATTTAGCGTTGTTACTCCAGCACCAGGACCATTATTAATATCTGCTGATATTGATTTAATAGCTGCGTTCTGAGTCTTTAGGGTTGATTCAAAGACTACAAGTGCTTGGGATGCAACATTAACTCTTGAACCTATATTATCAAATTCTTTACCCGCAAGGTCTGCTGCTGATTTAGCTGCTGCCATCTGAATAGCTGCAAGCTCAGCCTCTTTAGCTGTCTTGATTAATCCTGCATCCAGTCCCTTAAAAGGACCAGAACTAAAGAATGAGTCTATATCTGCTGTTGCTTCTTCTAGGGTTAAAGAACCTTCTTGAAGTTTATGAGCTAAAACAGCAGTATTATTACCAATAGCGGGAGCTGACCTATCTAAGAACTCTTGGGTGTCTACTTTGTTGACAATCTTTTCTTGTTCTCTTAGGGCTCTAATTCCAGCCTCTCCATCTCCTCCTCCATAGAGGTCTCCTATTGTTGCTCCTACTGCCCCTATGACACCAGAACTGCTTTGTCTTCCTGCTTGTCTAAGGGTCTCTGTTCTATTTTTATTTACCCCTGGAAGAAATTCATCGAAAGCATTGGCTAGTGTACCAAAAAGAGTTAGCTCATTTTTAGACGCGTTCGTTACATCTGATGAAGATTCTAAAACTCTTTTTATCCTAGCCTGAGTTCCACTGTCGTCTTTTGTAAGCTCGAATGTCTTAAAGCTTATAGCTAATTCTTTCGTTGCTTTGTTTAATTCAAGCATAGCGTTAGACTTAACTGCTTTATTAAAGGAGTCTATTCCTGAAGCAGCAGCTCCTAAGCCTGCGCCAATAATTATTCCAGGAGCACCAAAAACAGAACCTGCTGCTGCTCCACTAGCGGCCCCAGATAAGGCCCCTGCTCCAGCAGCTAATCCGGCATTTTGTTTTTTCCCAGGGGTTTGAAGTTGAGCAAGTAAGGCAGGAGCGGCGAACGCTAAGCCACCAGCACCAGCTTGGAACGCGCCAAGAGCCTTCTGTCTTCCAGCAGCTTTTCTTTCTGCTATCTTTGCTTTAGCTTTATCTCTAAACCTTCCTGTTTTCTGGAACCCAGTAGGGCCTTGTTGAACAGGAGGTTGACCATTAACGAAGGCACCTCCAGCACGAGCAGAATCAAGTGTTGCTTGAACATCACCTGGAAACTTCGCTGATTCTTTTTTGCTTTTAGCGTTATTGTAATCCCTATGTATTAGGGTCTCTCCTGGAGTATACGTTCTTGCATTAGCCAGTCTTGGGTCTAATGGCTGGAAGCCCTGACGACTAGAAGCAATTCGATTTCTTGCTGCTCTTGTAGCATTTTTAACACTATCTCCCTTATCTAGCTTACCTTTAGCTGCACGAATACCCTCTATCATTTCGGCAGTTGTAGCACCAGCAGCTTTAAGTCTCTTTGCTAGATTTGCTAATTCATCTCTGACCTTACCCGAAGCTTGAGTTGTTTGCTTCTGTTGTTTTTGCTGCTTCTTCTGTTGCGATTGTTGCTGCTTTTGTTGTTGCTTTGCCTGAGGAGTAGGCTGAACAGGAGTAACTGTTGTTCCAGCAGGAGCGCCAGCAGCTTGAGCTGCGGCTGTAGCCTGTGCCTGTGGACTAGGTACAACATTAAGACCTTTGCTTGCTTTTGCTAATTCTTTTTGCTCTCTTTCAGCTTCTCTTTTTAGTCTTTCTTTTTCTTTATTAGCAGCTCCTCTTACTTTCTTCTTACTTCCGCGAGCAAGTCTTACTCGGTCTCCAACAAAACCACCTTTATTAAAACCTTGGACCTTACCTTGGTTCATCTTACGTAGGTTGTCCTCACCGATTCTATCTACAGCATCCTTATTGAATACGAACTCACCTGGGGTCAGTAGGGCTGGAATGGTATCCTTCGGGGAAATACCTCTTGCTGAACCACCTCTATTAAAGAACTCATCAGGAATTTTTAAATTTTCTCTTTGTTCTAACTGAGCTTGTCTTACTAGGGACTGAGAGCCTCTCTTGTCCCTACCTTTATCTGTACCAAATCTAGACTTACCAGTGTCCTTAAAGGTTTTTTTATCACCCCTTAGAAAATTTTGAACTTGTTTTAAAAACTTTGTATTATTCTTACCATAAGAACCAATAGTTCTGGTCGCATCCGTAGGTATATCAGAAGGAATGTTAAAGTTTTCCCGTGAAGCTAATTTTTTACCAAGACCAAGAGGAAAATCAATAGACTTACCAAAGACTCCTTTTTGTCCCTCAAAAGGGGCTCCAAGAGAACCCAGCGCTGCCTCAAAGATTATACCAGCAGCAGCGGTCATATCTGTTGCTGCCATTGCTTCTTTTATATTTGTTGACTTACCAGCACTTAATCTACCAGCCATTGCTGATGAAGTATTCTTTACAGCAGTTTCTAGGTCTCCTTCTATTCCAGCCTCTGCCTTGTCTTGAAACTTATCCCCAAGAGTTCCCTTATAAACAACTACCTTCTTTTTATCTGTTGGAGTTTTAGAAGTAAAAGGATTAGCTCCTTCTATAGGGTTTGGTCCTAGTCCAACAAGACCAATCTTAATAGCCCCTTCTGTTTCTATAGCTTCCTCTGCTTCTATCTTAGCTAAGTCGTCTATTTTAAGACTATGTTCTTTATTAAAATAAACCTTTTTTTGAAAACTATTCTTTAAAATATCCCTAACACCTTTGGTGTTTTTAGGTTCTGCATTGGTTGCATTTAAATATTCATCAGAACCAGCTAGTTGTATCAAGTCTGCTTCTGATAGTCTTTGTATGTTGTCAGAAATACCGCTCCCAGTAAAAAGCTTCCTACCTGCTGCAAGTGCTTTTTTTGCTTCTTCTAGATTAATATAGTTAGGCGGAGCCCCTTTCATTCTTCTGCTCGTAGAATCCCCATCAGCAAACCTAACACGACCACCCTTGTTGTAACCAAACTTCTTACTAAACCTACTAGTTCTACTCTTGTTAATCTCACGCAGACGAGCCCTGTTCGAGACAAGCATCTCCCTTTCTTCTTCTGTCAAAGAAGCCTTCTCCTCAGCCTGCTCTATCTTCTGCATCAACGCTTGCTTTTTCCTACCAACATTACCAGGAGAACGACCGCGAGTTGTAAGATTAAACTTAGCAGAACCACCCCTATTTAGTCTTTGTAGATTTTCGTGACCAATACCCTCAGCAACCTTCTTACGGATTACGAACTCACCTGGAGTTAGGTCGGCCCTAACAGTATCAGAACTACCTTGACCTGGAACTACACCACCAGTATTGAAACCTAGAACTTTACCTCCACCACTAAATTTCTTACTACTCTTGATAACATTAGTTAGATTAATAAGAGCTGTGGTGTTAGCCTTCACCATTGTTGTATTAGCAGAGATAGCAGCACTACCTCCTCCAGTTGCAGCCTTAGCAGTAGCAGAACCTAAACTCTTAGCTCCACCAGCCCCACCAGAACCCTCTCTTAGACCGCCAAAGAAACCCTTGCCGAATTGTGATGCAGCAGAAGCAACCTTAATGGCGGCAAATGCCGTTAGCAGGGGAAGAACAGGCTTGACAGCACCAGCCAGTGTGATTAGGCTCTTGGCTGTTGTCAGAACGATGGTTGCAATAGTCTTAAAGGAACTCGTATTAGTCAAGTCACGAATAAGGGCAGAGAACTCTTCACGAGTCTGCGCGATTTGAACAGCTAGGGTCTTCTGTGCTTTAGCGGCATCAGTAGCTAGGGAGTCTTGACCTTGTTGAGCAACCTTAAGGGCTTTCTGAGCATCCCCAAACCTTTGGATTAACGGGATAACTTTACCTACCTGACGGAAACCACCAAGTTCTTCAACCAACTGGTTAAACTTAGCGCTACGTGGGTCAAGGTTTTTTAGCCCGTCAGAAAGTCTTTCAACAGCCTTGAAGGCACCAACGAAGTTACCTTCTGTATCTTGTAGCTGAATACCTAGTTCTTTAAGGTGAACAATGGTGGAACCACGCTGGATACGTGTAAAGACGGTTCTCAAACCAGTAGCGATAGTCTCAGCAGATTCACGGGTCGTAGCACGAACGCTAGTGAACAAAGCAATAAATTCTTGTAGTTTTTCCAACTTGAATGAGTTGGTAAATGTTTCAACATCACCAGAAGCAGCAGCAAACACACCACCAGTACGTCGTACAGCAGCGATAATATCTTCAGCTTCTACGGCGAACTTACCAGCAACAGCATTAATAGAACCTAGAACCTTCTCTAGGTCTTGGGCGCCAATTCTAAACTGCCTCATAGCAGCGATAGCACCTTCCGTTGTCTGTTTGATTTGACCAAATGTTGGGGCTAGGTCAGACTTAGCTAGGGCTTCAAGAGCAACCTTAGTGTCTCTTGCGCTAAGACCTGTCTGAGCCAAGCTACGAGACACCTCCAATAGAGAGGCAGATGAAGTACCAAAGGTTGTAGATAATCTTGTTATCTCTTTAGTTAGGGAGCTAAGGGAGCCAATGCTTCTATCTCCCACCTGTGCAATCTTAACCAACTGACGCTCAAAATTAATAGCCTCAGAAGCAGCAGACGAAATAGCCCTTACAAATCCAAACACCAACCCAGTAGCAATACTAAAACCAGCGAATCTCTTTAGGGCTAGACCACCAGCCTTACCAAGCTCGAACATAAAGGTAGTAGCTTCTTTTGCAGCATCACCTGTTGCTTTAACCCCAGTGGCAGCGGCCTTTGCTGCGGAAGAAGTTTTAGCTAGACCAGTAGCGGCAGCGGAAGCAGACTTACCCATACTACCTAGAGAGGCAGCGGCAGCAGCAGATTTGGCTGCAATAGAAGTGAGCGTCTTATCAACGGCCTGTAGCTCTTTATTTAGAGCTGTTACTTGTCTTTGTGTGGCTTTGTTTAGACGTAAGGTTATAGAACCATCTAAAGCTGATAGTTCTGCCTTCGCCTTCTTAACTACTTTACTTAAACCTGTTGGTCCTGCGAAGTTAAGTACTGCTGTCAGATTGAATGCACTAGCCATTAAGTTACCCTATAAAAAAGTGGTCATACCGAAAGGATGCAAAAGAGATATATTTCTCGCCTGCATAACTCTTCCGGTATAACCACTATCCATTTACTTAGTTCGTTTCTGAAACGACTTCTTCTTTAGCTTTAGCTTTAGCCTTAGCTTTGGTCTTGGTCTTCTTCTTAGGTTCTTCTGACTTGGTTTTATCCTTGCCGTAGCCCCAATCATTATCAGCGACCTCAGAACCATCGTCCTCCAAGAAGGGAGATGCTTCAACCAAATAGTCTCCATCTTCATCAACAAGGACGCCATCCTTATCTACTCGCTTACCCTGAGCGTTTACTAGGTAACCCTCTTCATCGACCTTATTTCCGTCAATATCAACAAAGTCTCCCTCTTCATTAACAAGTCTTAGCTCATCATCCATGAACCCAAACTTAGTCAAAAAACGGTTTTCAACAAGACCCTTTTCATAGTTGTCATCGACACCATAAAGGTCTTGAGCCAAGATGTTAGCGCCTTGAATGGCTACTTTATTAGTGTTGTTGTTTAAGTAGTCTTCATAAGAAGCAAAATATCGTTTCTTACTATCATTATACACCACACAAGAAGAAACAAGACAGTTAAACTGCTCTGCATCAGCCTGTCCCTCAGCGGAATTAACATCCATTGCTGTTCGAGCTGACAACATACCAAAGATTTCACTCCTAAGTCGCTTAATCTCTAAGGCAATAGCCCTAGCAGCCGACAACTTAATACCACCCTTAGCCAGCGCCTTCTCCTTCTCTAGGGACTGCTTTTGCAATCCTTGAAGCTCAGCGGCCTTCTCGTCGTTCCACAAACCCTGGGCTCGTAGCACATCATCCATCTTTGACCTAACAATAGTATTACTATTTAGACAATTGCTAAATGTTATATTATATATTTTTTTAGCCTCTTGGTAATCCTTAACGGATGGTTTAACCACGGCTAAATTGACCTTCTTCTTAACTGGCTTGTCTTCACCAGGAACATTAACGTCAATTTCTACTTCGAATGTTTCGATAATATTATCGCTCATCACTTTTCTCCTTGTTGTCCGCTGTAATTGTGATACTCTTAACAGGTAATTTTAGCTGATAGCCATTGTATTCAACATCATAATGTGCTGACTCTTCTTTAATAGCCCTCAACTGATTGTTTCCATTATTCAGAACTTCAGTACGAGTTACGTCCCAAATTTCTCTCCATACTCTTTCCTCTTCTGTGAGGTCGCTAGGTGCTTTACCATGACCCCATAGCTCGCCAAATCTCTCTTCAAACCGCGATAGAGAACCAATCATAGTAGTCTTAAACTTCTTCTCTATTACATTATCAAGTTTACGTCGGGAGTTAGCCGAAGTACGTTCCTGATTAGCCTTTTTCTGAGCCTCTTTTAACTTCTTGTTTGTAAGGAAGTCGGTGAGGTTTTTTGTCTTCTCTCCCATTTTGTTTTCCTTTATCCTTTACTAGATTTAACATTCTGAGATAGCAATTGTGCAGCCTCAGTTCTTATTCTTATTTGCTGGTCGGGCAATGCAGCGTCATGCAATTTACCACCAGCGGCCTTAATAGCGGCCTCTCTCTGCTTCTTAATCATTTGGTTTGGCATATCATTCAAAGAGTTAATCTTCTTAGCATCCTTCTGTGAGCCTGCTACTACGAATAATTCATTTGCGCTCTCATGCTTGCCACCAGTAATATCATCAACCATTCTTTGATTCTTATCTTTCTCGCCCTTACGTCGCTCTTTAATCATCCACCCATCAAAAGCATCATCGTCATTTAGTATGTCTTCATCAGGACAATCAGGATGTTCATAAGCACTATCGTACATCCTACTCATCTGACAAAGCAACCTTTGGTCATCAGTTAGTTCAACAGAAGGTTTTCCAAATGGATTTCCACTAGCCTTACCTAAAGACCAATAACCCCGCCATGATTCCATACGAGATAAAAATCTAATTTGACCCTCATCTATACGGCGTGAGTTTAATATGCGAATTATTTTGTCGAGCAGGGAAAAATTGGCGTCAAATATCTCTTCCTCTGCGAAAACAGGGCGGCCTTGCTCGTCTTTCATAGTCATGGCAACAAGGGCTTGCATCTTTATTATTTCGGCATAGCCCTCTCTAGTCATTGCATCATACTGGTGGCGGCTCATGTGCATTTCTGCAACTTTGGACTTTACCTTTCCTAGTATAGTGCGAATTTTATCTTTTTTCTTAGAGTCAAATGCCGATTCAAATAGTTCGACCTTTAGGTCTTCTATGCGTGTTTCGATTTCTTTGAAGTTTTCGTCTATCTCTTTAGAGATTTGTCCCAGTGAGATAAGCAGGCGTTTATTGACGAAATCAGTAGTCCACATGTCATAGGCTGTATCTTCATACGCCTCTTGTGCTATTTCTGCTGCTCGCCGCTTTTGGGAGATAGTCGGACTGTGTACTTGATACGTTTTACCTTCAACGCGCACTACAACGTGACCCGACATTATTTGATATAAGAGGGTCTCTGCCTCTTTACTTTCCATATAAGCTCCTGCTTGTCCTAGGGATAGGTTAGATTATCCACTTGCCCCGCCAAGGTGTTCTATAAGCGATTTTTGGGCTATCGCAAAATAAACTAACCAACCTCATACATTTAATATTATACACAATAAGTGGTCAAATGTTGAGAAAAAAATAGGACGTAGCCCCAAATGAGGCTACGCCCTTTAAATCTGACATCTTACAGTAGGTGTGTTGCTCTCGCTGTCCACCAAGCTGAACCACTAGCGTGTGGGTCATTCAAGTGCAAGACCGTTAGGTCGTTGAACGTGGAGTAAGAGTAAGTTACACTTACGTTACCACCACCAGAATCACCACCGGTATAGTTCACAGAAGATAGCTTGTTCTTAGTACCAAGCCATAGTCTAGTACCTTCACATGTTGCAACACGGATAGAAGCATCAACTAAGTTGCCTCCGCTATCGCATGGGTGAGTACCAGTACTGTAAATACCGTCTTCCGTTGCGGAAATCAAGTCACCAGAGTGAGAAGTAACTTCAAACTCACAGGTCACTTCGATTGGGAATGTTACGACACGGTGATAGGGACCACGACGACCAAGCTCATTAATCTCTTCACGACCAAGGTCGGCAGAAACGGAGATGCTTGAAAGGTGGGCACCAAACTCAGTACCTGTGTCGATATTATATCCCGTACCATTCAAACCAGAAATACCAGGTATTTCAAGAGGGAATGCACATACGTCGTGAATCTCAATACCGATGGAGGCATTACCCGTACCCATGATAAGGTTTTCACGTCGGTTTACTCCACCAGAACCAGTTGGCTCGTCGTCATTATTCTGGAACGGAGTAATAACAATATTTTCGTTAGCAGGCAGCGTAGCTGTTGCGTTAGGGTCATTACTCCAAACCTTGTTGTTTCCAACCAAAGTAACGTCTTCAGTGAAGTTATCTTCTAGTGGGAAGTTGTATGACAATGAAGATACAAACATTCCTGAGCAGTTCAGGCGTGAACCTGGGCTACCACTAGCGGATTCTTGAGTGTCGTCGAAAATTTCGAGTCCAATCACACACTTAGCATTAGAGCGACCAGCCAGTGTTGGGCCAGTAGCATTAGTTGTTGATTCGTGATAAATCAATGGGTAACCATCCAGAACCTTAGTCAACGAGACTTCGACATCTGGTAGGTCTTCGATATTATCGTAGATAGCCAACTGACCTAACTCAAAGACTTGCTCCAAGTTAAAGTTAGTGGTAATACCTACAGACTGTGCACCACGAATAGCGTTTAGGGTAGACGATAGAATGTCTCCATTATCATCAAGGCCCTTAGCGCCAACGGCGTGTACAGCATAGTAAATTCGCTTATTTGCCATCAGAAAACTCTCCTATAAATTGTTTGCAGTAGTCAAGCGATGGGTGTAATTAATTATACACCGGAATTAAACATTACCGTAAACTATCTCCAATGTTGCCGTTACTGTACCCTCATAAAGGTTAGGATGTATAGCCTGAACCTCAGATAAGACACAATTTTCAAACCAACACTTTTTATAGCGATATCCACCCTCAGCCACCAAATCAGGATACACATTTGAATTGGCGATGTCACCATTAGAATCTAAGGGCCAAACATCAGCCGCTATAATAGCGTCAGTATCAAACAACCAGATAGTTTTATCCTTCTGGAACCGAAAAGTATCCACAAGGTTGTTCCTCATATAAGAATCCTCTGCCACTATGTGAAACATCACATCTTGGCTAATCTTGAGAGAACCGTTTCCTAACTCATATCCTTCCGATGTTCCTCTTGGTACTGCCTCTACTACGACTGCTGGCAATTGAACACGGTGTTGTCCATTAATGGACCATCCACCGCCCGCTGAGTCCTGCTGAAGGAAGTCAGAGTTATCTCCGTCGAAAGAGTGCGTCTGAATCTCCCTAAACCATTTTGCCTTATCCATAGTGTAAGTGTGTACCCAGCGAAATGCATATTCCGCCCTCACCTCTACTGTAGTGGCCTTTGCCGTATTGAAAATTATCCTTCCAAGACGATAGTTAACCACATAGTTAGAAGAGCTTTCTAGGACACCATCTACATATACTGTTACCGTGTTAGGGTTATATGTAGCTGCGTCTACTGGACTAACATAGTCCACTCCTTGTTCCCAGACCCACTGCATCCTAAATGCTTCCCAAACTTGACCCGAAGTATAACTTGGGTCATCAACTAGCCTGCACCTTGCAGGGTCAGCCGTCTTTGGGAAGGAAGTATTACTGCCGCCGCCGGGAGTGTAATCTACATCCCACCAGTTGCCCATTTGCATGAACGCCCAGTTTATATATTGTTCTAGGTTTGTCTCCAAATTATTTAATAATAGAACATCCCCAATAGCATCAGGGACTAATTTGAATTTTGTATAATCTGGAGAAGCTACCATTTATTTTACCTGTTTTATTAGTTCAGTCTGAATCAAAGCTACTATTTCTGCCTCTGTGGTCTCTAACGCCCTAGTAACAAAATTATTACGAGCAGTACCAGCAAAACCAGGAGGCACGCGCCATCTTCTACCCTTACCTCTTACCATTAGGGCTCGCCCTGTTCTACCCCTTCTTGCTGCACGAGGGTCAAAAGTCACCCCATAGTCCCTTACTATAACTTTGTTACCAAAAGTAAGCAACCACTCTAGCCAAGGTAATTCTACACCTTTTTCTGTAGTTATCCTCGCTGCTGGGTGAGCTAGGGCGTCTGCCCAGTCTCTTTGTATAGCAACTAAGGTAAAACCACCTCTTATTCCAGCCTTAATAGAGCGAACGGGTTTGATTATAACCTTAACGCTGTTAGCCCAAAGGTCTATGATTGCATCTAGTTTCGCAATATCTGCCATACCAATCTCACCACCCAACTTACCAAACTGAATTGACAAGTACTCGCCAGTACTCTTAATAGCCTTAATCAGTATCTCTCTAACCTTTGGAGTTAAAGAGATTGCAGTTCTATTAAGAGCAGAGTTTAAGTCTTTTAACAATGCTCTTTGGGCTTCAGCCTGAATAACCTTTTGAGTCGGAAGCTTTGCTGTTACTTTAACCACCTATTTTTTTCCACATAGTTGTGAAGTGCGTAGTAGCACCAAAACCGCAAGGCTCAGGCTCACTAGCTCTCTCAAAGGTATGGCGAACCTTACCTTCCAGGTCTTCATCTACAACTAGCTTATTAACCCTCTTCAAAATCAGAAGGTCATCAATACTAGTCAAGGTTTGGACATGCACTTCTGGAGCATTGATTCTTGATGCAGAAGCAACAGTATTAATCCAACTTTTCGAATCCCAAAGGACACATATATAAACAGTATCACCCGCCGTGGAAGTATCCTCAACAGCATCCCCATGTGGGGCGAATCGAGGACCGCCGTGTAGGAAGATGGGAGAGGGCTTATTCCCTATGGGGTCTACAGCATTACCACCAGTGATGGCTTCTGTTTTACTACCCTCATAGATGGGACGACATGGAACTGTGAGGGCCGCATCCTCTAGGAGCGAATCTATCATATTTTTCCACATCGTCTTCATCTCTGTGGTTATAATACCTGAAAAGGGATTTGTCATTATTGCATTTCTCTCCAAGTCATACTGGCTTCAACATCGTGACCAGCCGTTCCACCGACAGGTCTCCAACACAATACTATTTCATCTACAGTATCATCTATAGCAGCACCTAGTCGTAGGGCGT